TAAATCTAAAAAGAATATCGAACGATCGTACGCACTACTAGATAATTTTCTAAACATGCCCAATGCTAAATCAACACATAATTCCAATTGAGCTTTGTCTAATTCGACTTGAATTGCCGGATATCCCAATAACATTAAAATGCGTTCTATTAAATTTCTACGTTCATCTAATGAACCATCAGTACCAACCCCTAATTGTTTATAGGTTGGTTCAGATTGAATACTATCCGTCCCGATAACGAACGGTAAATATTTACCGCGAGGTGATGTATAATAGAATAAGTTATAGTCGTTATTATGTAGTTCTGGCATAACAATTCTAGATTTACTACCTAGTGTATTGCTAGTTATAGTTATATTGCCGTTAATAAATTCACAGAGTGCTCTAGGTTGTGTTTCAACCCAAATTCGATTAAATTTAAATAATTTATTATTTGAAGTATTAAACCATAAATCGTTTGTTTTTGGTTTAAGCGAAGAAGTACTATACATCAAAGTTTGCCAGTTAATACCGTTCCAGGTATATAATGTATTACTCGATGTATTGTACCATAATTGACCGGTCTGGACGATAGACGGATCAGTTAAAAGGGAACATCCTTGTACAATAGTCCATGATATACCATCAAACTGACGATACAATTTATTTATCGTATCATACCAAAAATCATTTATTGCTAATTTCGGTTCAGTATTTTGTTGAAAGTAATCAACATCAACCCATTGAGAACCGTCCCATTTATGTAGCGTATTATCAAACCAAAAATCATTAGTTTTGATCGGAGATAATGTAGGGTCGGTTGCATTAGTAATATAAGGAATGTTCACCCATAATAAATTTAAAATATCCCAAGCATATAAATCAGTAGTATCAAACCAATACCACTCATCCGGATTAGTTACATCATATGATACATTAATAATATCAATTCCTAATGCAATCCAAGATAAACTCATAACATTATATGTATAAACGGTATTAGTTACTTTATCATACCAATTAAGATCAGGAACTGGTGTCGGTCTAGTCGCCGACATATCAATATCAGTTAATACCCATTGTTTATTAATTAATTGATAAACATTAGAACCATTATACCAATAATAACCATCTGAAAAAGTTAATGGATCTACATCACTTGTAAAAACAGTAATTGGAGACCAATTATTTTTACATCCGGTATTATATTTTGAAAAGGTTTTATTATTAAACCAAATTTCATTGCATTTAAATTGTTTAGTTAAAGCTGGATCATCAAATGAATAATAAGTTTTATGAGCTTTCCAAACTTTATTATTTAACGTATATGTTTTAGTAGGTGCTAACCAATGATCAGAACAAGATAATTCATTAATTGGTTTTATATATTTGAAAGAATCTTGTATTTCCCAAGCCTCATCCCATTTATATAATTCATCGGAAAGCCAATAATCACCGACGTTTAAAATATTAGCAGATTGAGGTCCAAAAAAACATTCTTGTTCAATTTCATTATAACCATCAAATTTAAACAATTTATTATTAGTTATTCTAAACGCATTCGTATTTTTCTGAGTATCGCCAAGATAAACATTATCGATTTGGATTATGTTTAAGTTAATTTGATCTACTAACTCTTGGTAATTAGTTGCTTGAATATTAAATGTATAATCTTTATCATCAATAGTAATGAATAAATCATTATCGATATCGATAGTATCAGTAATTAAAGCATTTAATTCAATGGTATGACGACCTTTAGTATCTGCAGATTTTTTATTTAACTGCATTGGAATTGAATAGCTAAAAATACCGTCATGATAATACGCAATATTATCAATAGCAAAACCAGCAATATAATAATTCGTATTAGGTAATAAATCAGTTAATTGGATACTAGATGTCGTTTTATCATTATAAAATGCACCGATAACTAAAGTATCGCCGATACCATCACCCATAAATTTATTTACGTCGAGTGTAGTATCAAATTGATAATACGTTCCATTAACTGGTTTAACTTCAATTGGTTTAGTATCTAATAATAATAAGATACCATTATAAAAATCAGGTGGTAAGTATGGATTATCAATATTCGCAGGTATCCCCCAAATTACATTAGCAGTAGTATCGGAGGTTCTTTCGAATGAAATAGAAATTCTATTGCCGTCATCATTAACTGATGCTGGGGTGTCATTATACGGGGAATACGCGCTCATAATTATATCTTACTCAGCTAAGGTTGAAACGCCTAATGCGTATTCAACAGTAATTGAAGCTTCCGAAGTAGTTAAAACACTAATAAGAACTTCGGGCCCATCATATGCAAATAATTTAGTAATAACTGATGATTCATTATTAATTAAAAATTCAACTGGATCCTCGCTAGTAAATACGCCAGTTGTTGCAATACCTAATTGCATCGGTTCCATTGATGCATCGATATCAACTGATCCTACACCATAACTATTAAATGGTACTGTGATATTATTGGTAATGATGCGATTTGCAGTAACTCGACCATTAGCTAATTCAGTTTTGATATCTGCATTAAAATCAATGGATAATTGGGTAGGATTTCGAATAGCCATGCAATAAAATCTCCATATTTAAATATGAATATTTATGGTTTTCTTGGAATAATATAAATACTTGATTACTATAAATAAAAAGGGATGGATTATTAAATCCATCCCCACTAAAACTACTATGACAATGTACGACCAACTTGAAATAAATCAAGGGGCATACAAATCGGAGTCGTCGTATCCGTCGGGAAAACTAATACGTCGCCTACCATTGCATCTCCAGGTACATCAAATCTATTACCATCACTATCAATCGCGACTTTCATTGTTGGAACTTCCAAGCTAGTGATAGTCGTGTATGCGATAGTTTGGTTAATATTTGTCGCACTTTTCATAACGTCCTCTCCAAGATTAATTTATTTGCCCTCGACATAAGAGCGATATTCAGATAGTAATAAAGAAAAAGCTTCTTTACCTCTAGCTGATTTGAGGAAAAGTGGGATCCCTTTTAAAACAGTAGAATCACTTAACCAATTTAGGTCTTCTGCTGATAGAACAGAAGCCGCTAAATCATTGATTTCCTTTATCATCTTCTGATGTTCAGTTAAAGGAATTTCCGGCTCAGGTAATTTCGCCTGAGGTATATATTTTGCAATTTCTTGCTGAACCATAAGTTGAATTTGGTCAGGAGTAATATTATTAATAAGAGGGTTGTTAGGCTGAAAATTATAACCGCCTAATTGCTGCTGTTTTAAAACATTAATTTTGGTTTGCAAATCATCTAACTGGGTTACGGCACTCGTATACATAATATTCTCTCATTCTCTGCATCTATTTATGGTTTTTAAAAGGAGTGAAGTAAATTCACTCCTTCCGTAGTAAGACTAAACCATATGGTTTTTTCTTAGGCTCAATTAAATCAATTACACTTGAACACTGCGCTGAGTATTTGTCCCAGTATTGGTGTTTGTCAGTGTAATATTCGTTAAATTTGACAATTGAGCTAAAGCAGTAGATAAACCGCCAGCTAATGTAGTAAATTGTTGTTGTTGAGCTTGTAACTGCATTGCATTAGAAATAGCCGTCGCATTACTGTTATTGTTGATAATAATATCACTTGTACTTCTAGCATGACGATTATCACCCAATAACTCAGCAACACGATTTTCAGCAACAACGATCTGACGATTTAAATCAGCTGTATTATATGCATTAATCAAATCACGAGTTTTTGAACCGTCATTGGTAATAGCTGTTTGTAATGCATAAGCAGAAGTTAATGTAGCTACTTCATTCGCATGAGACGCTGCTAAATTAGCTAAATTATTGCGATTCATATTATCCGTGATCGCACCAAAACCAGCAGTTACATTATTAGCTAAACCATGCAAATCAGAATCAAGCATATTAATCGATTGATTAACTGCGTCAATAACTCCATTGCGTGAATTATTTACATTAGCCGTAACGTCAGCTGCAGCTGCAGCAACAGTACTAGATAAGGTATTTTGACCTTGCAACATAGCGACAGTAGTATTTAAATTACCAGCAGCAATAGCAGCTTGAGTATCACCAGCACTTGTAGCAACATCATGACCAATTCTGTTAATATCTTGAATTGTGTTAACTAAACCATTAGAAGACATTGATTGATTCAATGCTTGTAAGATTTGAGTCGTACCTTGATTGTTTTGTGAAGCAGCTAAAGCTGCAGCGTCGGTACCATTACCAACTAAACGGGGAAGTAAAGAACCTAATAAAACAGCACCAAGTGTGCCGCCACCGAACATACCATCTTGCGATGGCTGTGCTATAACTGTATCTACCATTTTCGTATCCTCTATCACTTCTACCTTCGGGGTAGAATCGGTTGTTTCCCATGCCATAAATTTTATCCTTATGTTAGGGGTATTAAAAAAGTGAATGAAATAATCACTCACCTTTTATTTATAGTATTTAAATTTATTTGGTAAATGTATTATCCGGCATTACCATATCTATTACCGGTAACAGCCCAGGATGCGTAACTACCATTTACTATATATGACCCAGGAGCCCCACCCGCACCACCGGTAGCATAATATCCCTGAGAACCCTGAGTTCCATAACCACCCCAGCCCCCACCAGAACCACCGGCAGCACCACCAGAACCTTGACCACCAGCACCCCCACTATAATTATTTGAAGTTGTGCCACCTCGAGGAATACCAGCTCCAGAACCACCAGAACCACCACCCCCTCCGCCGCCACCACCAACTAAATTACCGTAATTGTAAATAGTAGTCGTATAGCCAGGTTGAATTATTAAAGCATTCCCGCCTCTACCACCAGCTCCACCATCACCAGGCTCAGGTGCATTTAATCCAGCCCCACCAACACCACCACCACCCCCAGCTCCACCAATAGTACTATAGTTATATAAAGTAACATTTTTATTGCATGCAATATATAATGCCGGACCACCATCATAACCACTTCTTCTCCACCAACCAGAATCATAATAATATGCATAATCAGCGTAAATACCGCGGATCTCACTATTTACATTAATCGTAATAGTCGAACTGGCATGTAATCCAGTTAACTGAATCATTAATGTATACGTGGAATAATTTGAATTTGTGTTATAGGTTGATGAAGTATTATAATACTGTGATGTACAAGTACCCGTTATATTAATGGTGACTTCTGCTGGTTTAGCTTGATTTGCTAATGACCAACCTTGATTTGCAGCCCAAGTACTATTTATTACTAATGGAACCGACGTCCCAGTAATATTTAATGCGACAGCCGCTTTTGGAATAGTAACACTTACTGAATTAGAATAAACTGAACCGTAAGCATTAGTTGCTCTTACATAAAAGGTATATGAACTATCCGGCTCTAATATCGTTGTTCCGTATTGATATAATATAGTAGATCCGGATGTGGTTACGCCAGAAACTTGACCGCCAGTACTCCAAACCGTATATGTATAACCAGAATTTGTATCCCAATTTAAAACAAATGATTGGGTAGTTGAACTATTAATTGATGTTGCATAAGCTATTGGCGGAACAGGCGGAGCACCGACCGGTTTGATACTTAAACTAGTATTACTAACAAGACTATTACCAATCGCATTAGTCGCAAGCATAGTAAACGTATATGATGTATTATTGGTTAATCCGGTTACTGTAATTGGTGAGGTCGTACCATTAGCTATTTGACCACCGGAACTAGTTACCCGATAATTAGAAATAATACTACCGCCATTTATCGGGATTCTAAAGAATACGTTAATCTGAGAATCGCCCGCAGTCACAGACGTAATAACCGGTGTACTAGGTATAGTTGCTGGAACAACAAAGCTACTAACATTACTTTTATCACTTATACCAATAGAATTAGCAGCAGTCATAGTAAAAGTATAGGTCACCCCATTTATTAATCCAGTAACTATAATAGGTGATGATAACCCACTTGCAGTTTTTCCACTAGGTGATGAAGTAATTGTGTATGTGCAAGCAGATCCACCTAAATCGGCTGACGGATTGAAGTAAATCGTAGCTTGAGTATTACCAAAAACCGCAGATGTTATAGTCGGACTTGATGGCTTACCCGGTAAAGTTGGAATTACACTATTACTTGGTAAACTAGGCGCACTAGAACCTTGGGTATTGATAGCAATAACTCTAAATGTATATGATTTTCCAGGAACTAAACCGTATATTGGTATTGAAGTGGTAGTACCAGTATTAACTAATCCATCTGGTGACGATATTACCCGATAGCTACTAATAGCAGAACTACCAATACTAGAAGGAGTAGTAAATGTTATTAGTGCATAACCACCACCAACACTCGCTGATACATTAGTTGGTTTACTCGGAATCGTAGTTCCTAATGTATTAGTTGGTGTAATTGGATATGGAGTCGATTTTAAAGTACTACCGAAAGAATTAGTAGCAGCAACACTTATATAATAGATTTGATCGTTAGTTAATCCGTATATAGTAATTGGAGATGTAGCAGCAGTCGACGTTATATTACCCGGATTCGCAGTAGCGATATAACCAATTACTGCATCTCCACCATTATCCTGAGGTGCAGTAAATGCAATAGTAGCCACCTCATTTCCCGCCGTTACTGAACTTACGGGCGGATCCAATGGTTCTGATATACCTTTACCTTTAGGCCAAGCATTTAACTGTTTTTGTCGAGCTTGCTGAACTAAATTCCATATACCACTAGCTGAGCCAGTATATGTAGTCCCAGATGTCGTTATTTTAGTAGCGGATATTATCCCACCGAAGTATCGATTACTCATATAAACCTATATAATTTACATATATGAAATATCACTTATTAAATGTTATTTTATATATGGCAAAAAATAACCCGAGTTAAAACCCGGGTTATCTCTATTTAAATCTATTAGAATGTTATTGATCCAGGGATCAATAATTTACTAGATAATTTATCAATAGGTTCGCTTGTTCCTACGATAGTTTTACCTTCGAGTTCTGACGTATAGTGCGCTATTTTTATCTTAGCTAACTCAGTCGACGTAACATCAGCATAGATGTAACTTGCACTCGGGAGCAATTCAATTGCATCAATATATCTCATTATTTAACTCCAAAATTGAATTATTTGTTCTATTTGTACGTTTGGTCTAGCTGCATCAAGCCATTTAATTACTTGAATACCAGACGTTTTTGGTAATAAAAAGCCAGTAGTTATAGTTTTTTCGGATATTGTTGCTCGAGGAACCCCGACCAGCGGCATAGATTTAATACCGTTAGTACCTTTCGGATTCCATAACATGATACCACTTAAACTAGACTCTACTTTTCTTGATTTACCGACCATAGGTACTTTAAAACCGGTCGTCACCAAGAGTGTCGGTTTACCGACACTCTTGGTGCTAGAAAATTTCGGTAATAGAACGCTAGTGATTTTAGTTAATCTGGAAATTGTTTGATCCGTTTTACCGAGAATTGGTAAAACAAACCCACTAATTACCAGCGATACTCTAGTGTTCATATTAGCTATCATATCGGCAATAAGGTCTGACCAACAGTTACTGAAGATTGGACGTTATTACCATTAATACCGGAAAATACACGTAAACCAGAATCATATATACCAACCATACGCGCCCCATCCCAATACATAGCCGCCATAGAAGAAACGCCACTAATATTACCAGTGGTACTATACATATCACCAGTTTGAATTGGAGTAATAGGAGTCCAAGTAGTTGTCGCCGAATTGGTTCCTAAATTCGTCATATATCCATATGCCGTCGTAGTATTCGATCTACCCATAGACATAATAGTACCCGAAATCTTAATCATCGACGGTTTATAAAAATTCACCGTCATGGCAGGGTTAGTTCCAACTGTTAAGTTAGTACTAACTAACGCTAGAGTTAATGGGTGATAGGTATACATATACGTCGCCCCACTAGTAAGATGAGTAATTACCAACATAGTATATTCATTAATCATCATAATACCAGCATTAGTCGATACTGAAAAATTATTTAATTGATATATTGGTGATGCTGGCGTAGCGGCGAGAATTTTACAAACTTTAAAGTTCGCGGCAGTAGCAACAGGAGCGACTAAATGCGCATTACCCGCCATATCCATAGTAATACATGAGATACGAACCGATTCGTTAAATGTCGCTAAAGTAATACTACCATTAGATGAATCAACCGCAAAAGTAGTTCTTAAAACTCTCCAAATAATAGGTGTAGCTGAAGATGTATACTGAGCGCAAACTAAATGAGTAGCATTAATATCGAATGCGTAAATACCACCAGCCCCGACTGATAAATCAGTAGTCGTATCATCTCTAGTATCAATACGAGTTAATCCAGCAGATGATGAAGCATAAACATAACGTTCACCATCATATTTAACATCATAATATTGTCTATCTGTTTTTATATTAACATACACGCCAGTTAAAATATTTACTTTCGTAAGATTATTACCTTGATCACCTGCGGTTATATAATAACTAGAACCAGTAGATGTAAAATATTGAGGTCTAAAACCAACTGGGTATGCACTCATTACTAAATTAGTATTAGTAAACCAAGCCGATGTTTGATTTTGGCAAGGTTTATAATGATTATTTAAAATCCAATGATCAGTTAATGTTCCCGACGGTGAGTAATTACCATCACTATTCACATTTACTTGAATTTTATTCATATTATTGCCGGCCGGACTAATTACTTTAAGTCCGTATATTTGACCATAATTCGAAACATAAGAACTAGTAAATTCAAATGATGGTTTTAATGGCATCACTAAACGTTTAGAAGTATCCCAGCTATTAGAAACGTATTTATTAACTTGGTTTCCGATATAATAGATAAATGCTGCGGCGGTGGTAGATAAAACATTTGGGTATTGTGCAACCCCATAATCGCAAGCAATAGTTCTAGATGCTGCAAAACCAGTTGCGCCAGCTCTTGTGCGAGGAATTGATATTAACGTATTACCACCACCTTGGATCGGAACTGCACCTAATGATGTAGCACCTAACATCCATAAACTAGACGAAATCCACCCCCAACATGGAAATCCACCAGTATCAGCAACATCTTCGCGTTCCATTTCAAAAACGCCGGCCCAACAAGTTGGTTCATTCGCCATATAAGAATGAGCAGCTAACCAACGAGGATTGATGAATAATAATAAATCAGTTGCATCTAGACGATAAGGAATTGGTGAACTATCATAGTAAGTCCATGCTTCATTTTGTGGGATATGATTTATAATATCCCAAAGTTCGCACGTACTTATATTAAGTTCGCAACTGATAGTATTCCAACGGAAAATAGCATTTTTATAAGTAGTTCCGTCTTTATTTAAGGCGCGAAAAACTTGAGTGTAGATAATGCCACTGGTAAACGTATCATATACTGTCCATCCAGTAGTAGCTACTGGAGCTACACCAGTAACTGCATCAGCAACCGCTTGAGCTAGCTCCGTAAATGTACTATAGACACCACCGGAATTAGTCGTGGTAATCTGTACTGTATCTGCGCCGGGCGCGGAAATTATTAAAGCCATTTATAAACTCCAATGATTAAATTATTTTATACTTTTTACTGTATATTGAGTTTAGTATTTATCTATAATCAATATTGCCCGATAAAATTTTATTAGGCTTATTATCATCGCTATAAACATTTACATTAGATAATAATTAATTTAATAATATAGTAGCTTTTAAGTATATTCTAAAACTACCGATAAATTCCTACCATCAACAGCCGCAGTGATATTCGCAGTAATATAATCCGATTCGTTAATTACTGTATTTAAATCTGTTAATGTGATTGATCGATATTGATTGTCATCTATATTTAAACTCAAGATAACAACACCATTTAATAAAATATCAACAAATATTGATGAAATCGATTTTGAACCTACGGTTAAATGAACTTGTCTTAATGTAATTACTCGACTCGGATACCATCTAGAAGAACCAATTATAGGAGTAATTGGGCCGATAAAATTTAGTCTAGATGCAGTTAATGTAATATTATCATGCGGAAAATATTCAATAACTAAATTTAAATTCGAAGCAACGCCATCAGCCGAAACAATATCTAATGTTAGATAATCATTAATACCTAATGCATAAGTTAAATTTGAATAGTTTTGTGATTTATATTGATTTGGTAAAATAACCATAGTTTGCAATAACGCACCATTTCGACGAACAACTAATTCAATTTTGGTAGTAGACGGCTTACCGACATTAGCTGATAAACCAATGATAGATACTGTTTTCATTGGATACCAACGACTAGTACTAACTAATGGTTTTATAGATCCGATTATATTTAGTCTACTGGATGCACTTACTGTACCGCCCATAGGACCCATAGGACCAGGCATACCATCAATACCATCAACACCATCAACACCATCTCTACCCGCAGCCCCATTTTGGCCATTTTGGCCATTCGCACCATTCGCACCAATAGAATAAGATAAGTCATTCCAATGTTGAACGCCATTTCCTACTTTACATTTACTGGTATCTAACTCTACACATAATTCACCTTCAGCTAATACTGGATTAGCCGTAGCCCATTCTAGTGCGGTACCTCTGCGTAATTGTATAATACTTGCCATTAAATACTGCCTCCATCAACTGCTGATAATCCACCATAATTTGAAAATGGGCCACCTCCGTCGAGATTACCGCCCGCACTACCACCACCCCCACCAGAAACTAAAATATTTCCTTCTCCATATAAAGAGGTACCATTAATTGTTTTTAATGGAACTGCTTCATTTGAGCCGGCAGTAACGCGACCTTTAGCATCGACGGTTACTTTATTATAAGCTCCCGGTACGACGCCAGTATTCGATAATATTAAAGTCGAAGTTCCGGCAGTCGAAGTAACATCACCTTGAAATGCCGGTAATTTAGATAGGCGTAATATACCATTACTATCTAATATATTTGATGTACTAGTACTAGAATTTTTATCTTGTTTTGCAAATAATAACCCATCAATAGTATATAATGCATTAATTAATCGAGGAATATCGTCAACTATGCGATTTGAAATACTGGGTACTGGTATTGAATAATTGGGGGTCGTTCTATTGATTAGTGTAGTCATATTCAAACTCAATATTAATAAAATTAATTAGTTAACAAGTATTTATCTATACTAAATTATCAATCCGATATAGTAATATTATATTTTTTTAAGTTTTATATTGCTATTAATCTTACGTAATCGTTTAATAAGTTTACGTTTTAATTTAGATTTTGAGTAATCGTGTAAAATTATATCATCACATTCAATTTTAAAATAAGATCGTAATCGTTTTTTGGTTTTTGATAATAAGTGTAATACTCTAGTTTCTGATATTTTTTTAAAATCATAAACGTAATGATTATCATACCAAACGTAAAATAATTGTTTATTCATATAAACATGTTGTTCGACTAATTGTATAGTATAATATTTTATCATTATTGGATAGCTCCGTATCTAGAACCGGTTGCTGCCCAGGTAATATAAACATTCCCAGAAATAGCAACACCGCCAGCACCCCCACCACCACCACCATCACCATGACCAGATGCACCGCCAGTACCCCCAGCGGATCCCCAAGCACCACCACCCCCACCACCCCCTCCAGGAATCGCGCCCGAGAATGTACCACCAGAACCGCCAGAACCTCCTCCACCACTACCATATGTATTATAGCCAGCCCCACCAGTATAACCATTTGGCCAACTTTCACGACCATACGCTAAGCCGCCGTTACCACCATTACCACCCGAACTAAAACCACCAGAACCACCAGCCGTACTCCAACTACGGGAATCACTATACCATTGAGATCCATAACCACCAGTCGACAGAGCTTGATCATTACCTCGACCACCACCACCCCCACCAGAAGGTGAATGCCCATTACTACCCCAAGATGCTGCGTACCATGAACCACCAGAACCACCACCCCCACCACCCCCGGCTATAATACTATTATTTACAAATATTACATTTGATTGAACGTTTAATGCTGGCCCGCCCATATAACCATTAGCCGGACTAGCTTGACCGCCACTATTACCACCATTACCACCCATACCAAGGATATAACCATTGTTTATGAATTTAAGGTTTCTAGAAGCTGGAATATTGGGAGCAATAGTTAATGCATAAGAACTGGTGCCTGTACTGTAGATGGTAGTATTATTCGTAATCGTACATAATATCGGAACGACACCATCCCATCCTAATCCGTATGCCGCGTTAGTAATAATTGAGTCATTAATAGTTAAATTAGCAGTAGCCGAACTATATGTGATATTTACTGATATTTTTGGACTTCCTTGCGAGCTAGTATTACTCGCAGCACCAGTACCAACGGCATTTATCGCAGCTACAGTAAAGGTATATAAGGTACCATCAACGAAATTATTTGCCATAACTAACGGTGATGCTGTCCCAGAAACTGTAGCACCATCCGATCTAGTAACTATATATCCGGTAATAGCAGACCCACCATTTAACCCAGGAACTGAAAAATTAATGGTTGCGGTCGTCCCACTACTATAAACAACTGATGATAGGTATGGTGCACTAGGCGTTCCGGGTTTAATACTATTGCTCGCAGAACTAGTCGAACCAGTTCCTAAAATATTAGTAGCTTTTACAGTAAATGTATATGCAGTATTATTAGTTAATCCGGTTACCGTAATTGGGGATGATGCACCAGTAGCTGTTATATTTCCAGGACTTGACGTTACCGTATATTGTGTGATTGGATAACCACCATTATCCGGCGCATTAAATGAGACGTTAGTTGAAGTTGAATAACCATAAGCTGCAGTAACACTAGTTGGTTGACTTGGAACTAATGCCGGTCTAATACTATTGCTAGCCGAACTAGGTAAACTAGCCCCGGCTTTATTATTCGCTACGATAGTGAATGTATAATTTAAATCTACGTTTAGTCCAGTTACTGTAATTGGCGAAGTAGTTCCGGATGCAGTTATACCACCCGGATTAGAAGTTACGGTATAACTACTAATTACATCACCATTATTATTAGTTGAAAATGTAAACGGAACTGTCGCGAATTTATTTCCACCTACTACTGCCCCAATAGTAGGAGCACTTGGTACCGCAGCCGGAATCATACTACTACTCGAACCACTAACTAAACTTTCACCGTAATCATTAGCTGCTTTTATAGTAAAGGTATAAGCTGTACCATTAGTTAAACCAGTTACGGTAATTGGTGATGATGTCCCAGTAGCGGTCATATTACCGGGAGATGAAGTAACCGTATAAGTAGTTGGTAATCCTGATAAATTAGAATCATTTCGAGTAAAATGAACCGAAACCTGACTATTACCAAATACTGGTGTATTTGGTGTAGGTGTCCCTAATCTCATTATGGGTGGACTAACACTACTTTCCCCCATGCCCGAGATATTAGACCCATTAACTGCGAAAGTATAAACGATATTTTGAGTTAAATTAACAGTAAATGGCGAAGTATTTGAAGAAAAGGTTTGACCATCTGAACATATTAAATTATATTGAGTTAATACATTGGCTCCAAGATCCGCAGATCCAGTAAACGGGACCGTCGCAGTACTATTTACTAAAGTTACTGTTCCTATAGTTGGTCTCGATGGGGGTACTGACCCTTTAGGCCATATCAAAGCTTTTTTTGCTTGAGATTGAGCAACTAAATCCCACATCCCACCAGCGGAACTAGTATAAGAACCACCTACTGTTGTTGGTGTTATTGCAGATAATATTCGACCGCCGTATTTACTCGCCATATAATACCTTTTATGTTATTGATTCATAACTAACAATATAAGTAATTTTATTAGCAGCACCCGAAGTAACTGCAATTGATGTATTTTCTTCTAAATAAAATGCATTTGATTTATCAACAACAATCAATGATGCATTAGCCGGAACTGATACTGTACTGACTAGCGGAAATGCCGTACCACCTTGCGGAGCTGAATTTTGAGCAATAACACCATTAGAGTATATTGAAATCGTAGTATTGATTGCATTAATACCATCAGAATTTGCTGCAGTAATACTATTGATTTTATATACCTGATTACTGCCGGGTTGATTCGGTAATAAAATCACTGCCGTATTTACACTAGGTGTTAAATATGCAGTTTTACCGTAAACCGCATTTGCATTCATTATATTTGGCGCCGCCATTTATTGCTCCTAATATCCAAAAATTAATGACATTACCATAGCTTTATTAGTGGTTAATGTCTTTGTATTCATTGCCGTGATGACTCGACCTTTAGCATCAACTGTTACTGTATTATAAGAACCTGGCGTTACGCCGGTAGGTACTAAATTTAAAGTTAAAGTAGATCCACTCCCAGTAGTTACAACATCACCACTTAATATTAAATTACCACCACCTAAAATACTTAATCCACCAATCGATTTAATATTAGTTCCGCTTATTAAGGTAGATTGCTTATAGCCTAATGCCAATGCAGTTGCCGTAGAAATGGGTTTTTCCGCGTCACTTGTATTATTGACTTTATCTAAACCAATAAGTTCTTTAGTGATACTATCATTGGTTTTTACAATATCAGATAATGTTTTAGTCATATTAATCCTTTTAAAGCTATATTTATTTACTATATTTTAACGGCATATGAAGTGTTACATGATACTGCATCGTCACTAGTCGTATAATACGGTATCGTAAATAAATTTATTTCTTTACCATCAACTGTAGTTATAGTAATATCAACTGAACCATCTTCGTTTTCCTTAGTTATAAAGCCAATCAATGGTTCATTGGTATTATTTTCGATTTGATCAACGCCAATACCATTTGAAAAAAATTCTATTCTATCATTCATACTTATTTACCTTATGATTAAATCTATTAATCCGGCATCGATAACCGGCGGTATTTCTAATGTAGTTGGGTCTAATGATACTTTAATTAAATCACCGCTAGTCAAACACCAACATAATGATTCTTTTGCCACTGTATCTACCGCATTAACTATCCAATTTCCTGCGGTCGGTAATAATCGTTCAGTCCAAGTAATACCATCTAGTGAAGTTAATAATGACATATGAGTTGAAACCGTCGAACTACTATTACTAGCGATAAACATAGTACCATCATAAACTAATCGCGTTACGGTAAATCCTTTAGGAATCGATCGTTTAGTCCAGTTAATACCGTCTGGCGATGTATATATCGCATCAACTAAATTACCACCCCCAACTACAAAAATACTATTATTGGCTGCGATTCGAGACCAAGTCCACGATGATTTTTGTGAATTTATAACCCAATTAATACCATCCGTAGATGTATATGCGATTAATCCAGCAGAACTTGAAATTAAACAAAAGGTTGTTCCGTTCCACGCTACATCATTAAAGGCAAACGCACATCCAATTAAATGTCTAGTCCAATTAATACCATCAGTCGATCGGATAATACCAATACCGGTAGTCGCACTAACACCAATAAACACCGAGCCATTCCATGTTATTTCAATAAATGATGATGATACTGGTAATGCTCTTAACGTCCAATTAATACCGTCGGGTGATGTTAATAATATATTACTATTTTGAGCAGTTAATACAAATAAACCATTACCGTAACAAAAACCATACCAGTTATAAGCATTAACTCCAAGAACCGGTAATGGATATTGAGTCCAAGTAATACCATCAGGTGATGTAAATACTGAATTATAAATACTAAAGACCAAGCAATATAACGATGGACTTCTAGCTATTTTTGTATAAACAGTCGGATTACCAAACATTTTCCAAGTATTACCATTATCCGAACTATACATTCCGGTGTTATATGCCGCAGTAGTAGTTAAAGCAACTACAGTATTATCAGTCGCACTAACATCAGATAATGTAGTACATGCACCCCCTTTTCCGATCCAAGACGCCCCATCAGTTGATAAGCTAACTACACCACTACCACCAACAACAATGAATTTTGAACCTTGAGCTGTTATTGAACTACCTGCGTAACCAGCATTTGCACCGTATTGTAAATTCCAAGTAATCCCATCCGATGAAACCGCCGATCCATTACTATTAAACACCGAACAAAAAGTATTATTACCCCATGCGATAGCAGTACCACCGCCAGTAAATCCGGAAGCTAAAGTCCAAGTAATACCATCCGTTGAATAAGCTGCAACATTAGAATCAGCAGAAATAATACTAAATCTCGTCCCATTCCAAGCAATAGAAAACCAATTAGCCGTAGCTGGTAATGTTCTTTGAGTCCAAGTAGCCCCGTCTGGTGAGGTTGCTGCTATATTCGTACCGTACGATATAGCGCAGAAGACTGTTCCATTCCACGCAATAGCCCGCCAAGCAGTAGTTGCAGGTAAAGTTCTTTGAGTCCAAGTAGCACCATCAGTCGATGTGGCGGCTATATTCGTATCTTTCGAAATAGTGCAGAAAGTTGATCCACCGAACGCTATTGCTTGCCAATTGGTAGTCGTAGGTAAAGTTCTTTGAGTCCAAATAATACCATCAACTGAAGAAGCGGCGATATTAGTACCATAAGCAATAGTAACGAATAATGAATTATTCGTTGTGATATCAATCCATGCTGTAGAAGTAGGTAAGGCTCGTAATATCCACGTTAACCCATCAGTTGATGTTTGAACTCGACTGTTATTTGTTTCTATTGCACAAAATATAGAACCATTCCATGTAATAGCAGTAGCCCCAGCGTAAGTAGCTACTGTCGTCCAATTTACACCATCTGGTGAAATATAAAAAGTACTAGAATTATTTACTGCACAAAATAATGATCCACCGTATACTATATCGACCATAGATGTTCCTCTTAATCCGGCAGCAAACCAAATAGAGCCATTATATGAAACATTACTCGACATACCACTCGTATTAGTAGCTACGAATTTTGTATTATTCCAGGCAGTCGCCGGCCAATTAACACTACCGGATAATAATGATTTTTGCCAATATGAACCATCAGTTTTATACATGTAAGTTGAATTACCCGACATTGGGACTGCCGCAAAAACACCATTGCTAGATCCCTTAAATGCAGTCGCAATATCAGGAACCCGTCTCATCCAAGTGATTCCATTATCCTGTGAAATAGCTGCGATATTAGTATCACTTACGCATAAAAAATGGCTACCTTTTGATATTATTCTTCCCCAATTGGCTGATATCGGTAATACGCGCTGAGTCCAATTTATACCATCTGGTGATGTAGCTGCTATCGTAGTATTACCAGAAATTGTACAAAATACAGTTCCGTTCCATGCTATGGATTGCCAGGAAGTCGATACCGGTAATGCTCTTTGAGTCCAAGTAATACCATCTGGTGATGTCGTAGCTATAGCAGTCCCAGCAGCAACCGCACAAAAAACAGTTCCGTTCCATGCAATATAAGCCCAATTCGAAGATGATGATAATGTTCTTTGAGTCCAAGTTGCACCATTATCCGTCGAAGTCGCTGCTATACTTGTAGAGTTGGAAATAGCAACTATTAATGACCCACCAGAAACGATAGTCCACCACGTAGTAGAAACTGGCATTGCTCTTTGAGTCCAAGTAATACCATCAGGTGATGTTGCAGCTATAGTAGTCGACGACGCAATCGCGCAAAAAACCGAACCATTCCATGTAATAGCTTGCCAATTAGCCGTCGCCGGCAAAGTCCGCTGAGTCCAAGTAATACCATCAGGCGAAGTAGCTGCTACAGTCCCACCAGTTGCAATCGCACAAAAAACTGAACCATTCCAAGCCATACCAACCCAGCCATAAGTTGTAGTAACAGACGGTAATGATGTAGTTACGGTCCAATTTAATCCATCCGATGAATATTGACCAGTCGGTGAATTAGAATCTAAAATAGCATAAATCGAAGAATTACTGGCTAACGTCGAATGATTTACCGCGTGATTTAATTCAGTTACATTCGATGAAGTAGTCCAATTTATTCCATTTGTGCTAATAGCTGATATACTAATAGGAGACGTAGTACCAATGGTACAAAACGTAGAACCAGCAGCTACTATATCATACCATTGCGCATAATACGGGATCGTTCTTTGAGTCCAAGTAATACCATCAGCTGACGTTGCTGTTATTACTGAGGTCGTCGATATCGCACAAAATACAGATCCATTCCATGCTAATGCTCGCCAATTCGCGGTTGCTGGCAAAGTTCTTTGAGTCCAAGTAATACCATCGGGCGAAGTAGCTGCTATATTTGAATTATATGCAACTGCACAAAATACAGATCCATTCCATGCTAATGCCCACCAATTTGCAGTAGCAGGCAAAGTTCTTTGAGTCCAAGTAATACCATCGGTCGAAGTAATTGCAATATTTGAATTATATGCAACCGCACAAAAAATCGAAGTATTTTGAGTAATTCCTTGCCAATTAGCGGAAACGGGTAATGCAGCTTGTTCAGTCCAATTAAGCCCATCCGATGATGTCATGATAATATTAGTATTGCTGGCTATCGCACATAAAGTTCCATTTTTTGTTGCTGCTATAAAATACCGACCAGTTAGTTTATACGGTAATACAACACCAGCCCAATTAATACCATCATTCGAAACTGCAACATTCCATTCTGCTACTGTCGTTGGAGTTCCACTATTAAAAACACAAAATTTAGAATTAAATGAGATTACTTTATGACTACCAGTACTAGAAAATGGTAAACTGCGTTGGGTCCAATTAATACCATCTGGTGAAGTCACAGCACCACCACCCGAATTAGTAATTGCTAAATAATACGAACCATTATGTGCTACGCTTACAAAGAAACCACCAGTTAATAAACCTAAATTAATATTTTGAGTCCAAGTTACACCATTGTTAATACTATAAGCTGACTGCCCAGCTCGGGATACTACTAATTTACTACCAACGGCAACGATATTAGTATAACCAACCGTTTCTGCAATCCCAGGTATAATAACTTTAGTCCAAGTAATACCATCAGAACTATAGGCTCCTATATTTCTATTCGTCATTATTGCAAAAAATACCGAACCATTATGACAAATCGAACCCCAACCTCCATAATCCGGTAAATTCGATTGAGTCCAATTAATACCATCAATACTATAAGCTGCAATATTAGAATTGGATGATATCGCAACAAATGTTGTTCCGTTATTAGCTAAAGCAGTCCAAGATAAATAATGCGGCAATCCAGCACCAGCTATAGTATTAGATTCTGTTATTTTAATACCATCTGGTAAATAATTAGATAGTGTTGGATTTAATACTTTTGATATTTGACCACCAGTAGTATAAACTTGATACCCTTTTAACGGCGATTGTAATGCAGCCGTAGTATCTATACGCATAATGGATGAAAGATTTTTTGCCATTAATTTACTTCCTTCAACTTAACTAATACATTTAATTGTGCGAACATTTTTAATTTTTCTCTGTTGAATCTCAATAGTACTATTTATTGGGGATTAAGATGTTGGTTTTTCTGGCCAAATAATATCAAAAGGAAAAGATTCCTGTAATGTAATATCTCGCAATTCTTGTCTGTAATTAGCCCAAGCTGTTTTATAGACCGGGACGTCAGCGATTTGCGTCCAATCTGAATCTTTTAATAATCTATCACGATTAGCTCGGACTTGGGCTGCCCAGTCATTATCAATTTTAGTTTTATATGCGATTAACTGTTCGTCCGCCGTTTGATATTCATTATCTGTAAATATAGGCCCCAATACATATTTAGTAAACCATTTACCGTTAATTTCTTCGATACCTTGCCGTTGGCTATATTCATATGGTGAGGTCGGAGTAACCGGAGCCCCTTCCATAATAGTAACTGCATTAAAATCATCAAGAATATCAGGCACTAAAACTTGGGGGAAACTGGTATTCGGATACATATTGCGAAATTCAATATCCGTAACGATTTGGTTTGTATCTTTTAATAAAATTTCCATATTTATCCTATGATATAGCTAAATAAACGTAAGTCGCTGAAGTAACATTAATATTAGTCGCAGCGACTTGGTTTACTATAAATCCGGAATTATCCGGGTCGATTGAATCATCAGTCGTGATTTCGGCAGCCGTAGAATTTAATGACATATGCGGATCATTCGCTCCAATAATACCTCTACTATAATCCCAAGAGTACCAATCGCCTGCGGAACTAGCGCATTTTATAATAATAAATCGAGCACCAGCAGCAAAACCACAATTAATAGTTTGAGTTGAACCGTTACCTAAATACGAACCAACTTTACTAATACCAGCTAAAGATGAGAAAAAATACGCAATGTATTTGGCGTTTAAAGTATTATATAGCGATAATGTAGTAAAGTTTGATGCTGTTAATCCGAGTCCCGACGCACTGGATGTAAAAGTTAATGGATTTACTGAATTTAAAGCAAATTTATCAGCAACCAACGTACTACCGTATATATAATTACCGTCGGATTTCCGAATTAAAACGACCCAATCACCAACTACACTCCTCGTTTTAAATATACATAATTCGGGTATAACACCTAAGTTGTGTAATTGATTCACTCCAGTACCAGTTCCGGTATAACACACTATATCAAAAAAACCAGTAGCCCGTTTAAAATTACATCCAGATCCTATATGAGAACCCCAATTAAAAAATGCATTTAATCCAGTTCCAATACTAAATCCATCAATATCGAATGATGTATATGTTGTATTCGATGAATACTCAGCACCATCATTTTCAAAACTTAAATTAGTGCTCCCACGTAATCGATCACCTACACCAGAACCCCAGTCTAATGCCTTATCTCTATAATATATCATATCCGGCGAAAACCCAATACCAGTAAATGATCTAGCGGTACTAGTTCCAGTATAAGACTGAGCACTAAAAACATTATTACCACTAGTTGGTGGTTTGGTTGATCTACGGATAGCTACGAACATATATGTTTGTGATGCATTTTGAGCTGCCGCATTAAACCCGGAACTTGTAACGCCGTACAGCGTACTCGTCGCTTCAGCGTTGGATGTGTTTGCTGATAAGTATGTGGTTGATTTATCTGCCGTCATACCTCGCATTATATCACCAATCCACCAATTTGATGTCCCAGTAGCAGATTTAGAAATTAAAAATTGCGGTTCCCAACCTAAATTAACCGATGCTATACCGCTAGCGTCAGTAGTATAAGATCCGCACTGTATTAACCCAGTGCTAGATGTATCGTGCGCAAATAGGTAGGCTACGTAGGTTGTTCCAGTGTTATTTGCACCTAGATTATCTACTTTGAATACGGTGCTAGGTGACGCTGGGATCCCGGTATTACTGATAAGCCAACTACCTCCACCCACATTCGTATTAAGTGTTAAGTTATAGCCGGCTACCTCTCCCGAAAGTCCGCCGTAAGACCGGTGAGCTACAAGCCAATCTCCCGTAGTCGATGTGCTTTTAATAATAATCATACCGGGATTAATCCCGAGTGAATGGCTAATTAGTCTACCAGTAGTTCCATCTCCAGTATACGTAACCGTATCAAAAAACTTAGGTGCTTTGCGGAAAGACCACGAAACATAAGGAAGAATATTCCCATTATAATTACTATTGTTAGTACTATCTAATGTAAATCCACTAGTGGTTAATGAAGTAATTGATGCGTAGTTTGCAATCTCAGCACCAGTCGATGAACTTATCAATACGTTATTTGCCCCTCGTATATTATCGACTAATAAGTTATCACCACCAACAGTTCTAGCCTTTACCCATACCAATCCACCACCAGAAGCTAATGAATCTAATGGTAATGCTGTTACTGGAGGTGTAAAATTACCAGTATATTTCGCAGTTCCGACGACCAACCTTAAATCATCAATATATCCATTAAAATCTCTGGCTGTATCACCTGGCCATCGGCCCAAATACATCCGAAATGCTGAGTTAAAATTTACTGAAGTATTGGCTGGTATAGTAACTGACCCGACCGATACTCCACCCCGATATAACGTCATTGTGGTTCCTGATTTGACCATAGCCCAATGGGTCCACGTAGTCGCAGTAGCTATTGTCGGGTCGGTTATATTATAAGCAGTCGAACCGCTAGTAATCACCACCGCTAGTTTATTCGTATTAGATATTTCAATAATGATACCTTCATCTGCCGCGACGGCGATAGCCGGATTCATAATCGAAAAAACGCGCTTCCATGCTGTTGGGAGAACATTAATATACATCCAAAATTCTAAAGTAAAATTACCACTACCTACATTTAATGAACTATTGTAATCTGAAGTTATATAGTCTCCAGCCCCATCAAACGATAATGAGCCGGTACCAAACATTTTAGTTGTTGTATTAACTGCTACGTTACCGAATACGTTTAGTTTATTTGCATTTGGTGCTGAGTCGAAAAGGGTATTCCCAGTTATATGTAATATAGTACCACCGGCAGAAATTCCAGTTAAATTGATACCATTATTGATGGTTTGTGATGCTGCAGCACCGGTGTATAAATAAGTCGAAAAAACATCATCAACATATAATGGCGCTGGTGCAGCAGGAGTCGATATCGCCCCAGCCCCCTGTATTATTTTCCGAACACTCATTTAATATCCTTACCGATTACTAAACCGGTCCAAGTAGAACCATTATCATGAGTAAAAAAGCCTAAAACATCTCTACCTGACGTTGTTAATGTTGGAGCAGTTCCACTTACCCATTTAACGCCCCACCAAGTAATAGTAGAGCTACCACCATTAGTTAAATCTAAAATAAATTCACCAACTAAACCACTAGCTGGGGTGTTACTAACCGTAAAAGTTGTCGCTCCCGATATAGTTTTTGTAAAATAATTACCAGTAGCTAAATTAATATTATTAGCTGGCAATGCTACTTTCGTTTCATATAATGCAATAGTCGTTAATGTTTTATTAGTTATGGTTTGAGTTTCCGAAATTCCGACCAACCCACTAGCCGGGAATGTAGGGAATGTAGGAAATACTGGTAAATTAAATGCATACGGTAGAACATTCCACGCTGCAATACCATCCCCAATTTTCATATTATTCGTACCCAATTCAATACCAACTTCACCTTGAGCTAATGTTGGATTTGCTGCAGTCCAATTCGCTGCAGCATCTCTTCTAAACTGTATTAAAACTGACATATTATGCCCCACCCCCATCAATTGCAGAAACGACACCAGAACCTTCATACGATACTGGAATATTTTGAATGCGCCATGTTGTAGCCGCACTAATGTAAATAAATGTAATATATGTATTATTTACATCTAATATGACAGATGTATCATCTTCTACATCTGCTCCATTGCCAGGTAATATAGTTACTGGATGTGATGCAAAAGTTCTCATTAAATCGATTACACCAACAATCGTACCGTTATTGGGCGATGCAGGTAATGTAATATTAAATGATGATACACTAGAATCAGCTATAACTAAATCATATGATGATGCAACATAATTCGCCGTTTTAATATCAGTCGGTATAATATTTCTAGCTCTATCCATCCATACCGCTGATGTAGCACTAGTTGCAACTAATGTTTGATCGACCGTTGGAGCCGCAGCTAAACTAATATCAACTTCAGTTGTCGCGGTTTTTAATTTATAACTAATATCACCATCAACAATTCCGTATCCGGCTAAGGTATATGGCTTGTTAGTGATTGCCTCAAAATTAGGTTGTAATTCTACCGCATCACCAACCGACGTAATTCTACCTTTACTATCAATAGTAATTGGTCTTATTGAATTATTAGATGTATTATAAGTACCAGCGCTTACACCAGAATCGGATAACGTTAAAACTAAAGAACCGGAATTTAATAATGTAGAATCACTAACAACATCACCCGAAACTTGAATTGCTTGAGCATACGGTAATTGTTTTATATTATCCACGTTATTAATATCTAATGTAACTCTACTAATAGTTACTTCACCAGATAATCCATTAACTGTAGTAAATGGTCCAGTATTTTGATTTACTACCGTAACATCAGTACTCATTACATTAACCGGTAATTCTAATAACTTCCAGTTTTGAGTCGCTAAAATATAAGTAAATGTTACATAAGTTCCGTTAATATCTAATAATATAGAAGTTTCATCTTCAATTGTTTTACTACCAGTAGCAACAACCGAAACTGGATTTGATGCAAATAAATTACTGATATCAATAACGCCGATTCTAGCACCATCAGCTGGATTAGCTGGTAATGTAATTATAACTGGTAATCCAACTGCATTTATTCGAATTAAATCATTTGAATTAGCAGTATAACTAGATGTTTTAATCGGAGTTGCTTGTAATCCACCGGATATAAATACATCACCCACACCAACAATAGAAGTACCATTAATTGTTTTAATATTGGTCCCACTAACTAACGTAGATTGTTTCGCATTTAATAATGAAGTAATCGATGCATTCAATCCGCTGGTATAATTTAATTCAGTTGCAGAAACGGTTAAACCACTTAATAATGTTTTTTGGGCAGTTGTTAAATGTAAATTCGTATTAGCTACGTGGCTTAATGGTGCTGCATCTAATATACCGTAACCAGATAATGAAGTCGGTTTATTAATTAAAACACCAAAATCTAAACCATTAATTTCTCCAGTTATCGGATCAACATACGAACCACCCCCACTACCGCCAGATATAGTAATATCACCATCACCTAATATCGATTGACCATTAATGGTTTTAATATTAGTTCCACTAACTAATAAATCTTGTTTAATGTTTAATGCCGCTTGTTGTGGTATAGAAACTGGTTTTGCTAAATCAGATGTATTATCAATGTTATCTAAATCAATATCCGATTTGTTTAAATTTACAGCTCCGATATGACCATTTACTGAACTAACACCACCACCCATAACTAAATTACCTAGAGTTTCCTCTGGTAAAACAGCTTGAGTAAACATACCCCATGTCGTATCAACTGCCGTTAATGCATCGGTAATACCATATTCTATTAAAGTAGATGGATTTGAGCCTGTTACTACCCGACCTTTAGCATCAACCATAACCGAAGTATATGAACCAGGTTCGACTCCAGTATCAGATAATGTAGGTTCCGATAAGCCCGCCGTAATACGACCAGTCGCATCAACTGTTACCGTATTATAAGTTCCTGGAACAACCCCAGTTTCATCTAATGTTAATTCAGTTGTACCTGCAGTAATTCTACCTTGAGCATCGACTGTTACTTTATTATAAACTCCAGGAACTACTCCAGTATTAGTCAACATCAATTCAGTAGTACCAGCAACAACACGACCTTTACTATCAACGGTTACTGAGTTATATGTTCCCGCCGTAACTCCAGTATTGGTTAATATTAAATTAACAGATCCGGCGGTATTTGTTATATCGCCACTAAATGATGGTATATTAGCAGCCGCTAATAAATTATTAGTTAATACCGCATATGATTCATTATTAACTGCAGTTATTCTACCTTTCGTATTAACGGTTACCTTATTATAAGAACCAGCAGTAACAATATTAGTAGACGCATTATCAATAGCCGCATAATCTAAGATTAAGGTTCCTTTTTGCCCATTAATTGAAATTACTCCACCTTCTGGTGTTTGTAATTGAACCCAATCTGTTAATATATTCGGAGTATTTGATGTTAATATATAAGTTGCTTTAGCGTCTCCGCCTACTATCGCGATATCACCTTGTTGTGCATTTAATGCCGAGCTACCAACGGCGATAATATCATCTTTAGTTGCAGTTGATGCAAAGAAAGTATATGTATCTGATATAGCTAATGATGGTAATAACAAGCTATTAATTTTACCATCACTACCAACAGTAACTAATTTATCAATTCCATTATCATCTATTGGTAATCTAGATGTACTAATGATATCAGTTAATCCAAAATCAGCTGCAGTTGATGGTTTACCAGTGGTAATTTTATCCCAAGATAAATCTGGGATATCGGCCGCCGTTAATGCACTAGATCCAATTACTAAACCTTTCTCATTAATTACTACTTTTGCATATGCACCCGCAGTTAAACCAGTTATCGGACTTAAAACTAACTCGCCAGTTTCTGTATTAGTGATTACGTCGCCAGTTGTATATGCAGGTAATTTACTCGCTGATAACGTTCCTGGTATATTTGATAAATCTATTGTAACTGCACCCATATTACCATTAACTGAAGTTACACCGCCAGTTGGATTTAACATTTCCATCCAAGTCATTGGCGCAGTATCAGCTAATATAAAGGTTTTATTAACCGCCGCAACTATAGCCACATCACCGATATTAGCACTTAATGCATCACGATCATCTAATGTAGCAACTGGAATTACGTTATTAGTCGTCATTGATGGTAGATAGGTTAAATCGATTTTTGAATTTAGATTTAAACCTACATAACCACCAGCTGTATTTTTACTACCTAATGATAATTTAGTTACGAATTTTGCATCAGTATCGGTTTTACTATAGTTTTCACCAATCGTTCCACCAATTACTAAACCTTTTTTGTTTATTCTAACTGATGAATAATTAACATTTTCCGTTAATCCACCAATTTCTTTTAATGATAATGTTCCTCTAGCATTAGCTGTAGATATTACATCACCATTAAATATCGGTAATTGATTTAATTCGATAGTACCATTTACTGATAATCCAGCATAACCACCAGCTGTATTTTTACTACCTAATGATATATTAGTAACAAATTTCGCATCAGTATCAGTTTTACTATAGACTTCTCCGATTGTACCACCAATTACTAAACCTTTTTTGTTTACTCTAATTGATGTATAAGTTGCATTATCAATTAAACCACTAATTTCTTTTAATGTTAATGTATTTCTAGAATTAGTCGTAGAAACAACATCACCATCAAATAATGGTAATTTTGAAGTTAATAATGTTTTATTAGCATCCGGTTCAAATACTCCAGCTATATCTTCTGGTAATATTTTTGATATAATTCCAGTTTTGCCATTAATTGACGCAACCGTATCAGTCGGTGTTGTTACTTGAGTCCATGAACCATCATCCATCTTAATGTAAGATCCATTTTTAGTTGGATCTGGATCATTAGTAATAATAGCTAAAGTACCAGTATCTGCAGTAGACGAAGTCATATCCGCAGTGGTAGCTGGAGTAACAGTATTAGTTAACGTTACTGATGGAATTAAAGAAGCTGGTAATTTACCCGATTCATCAGTTAGAACGATATTAGTTGGTAATCTATTAATATCGATAATACCTGCCGTAATCTTACTTGCATTTAAATCCGGTATATCTGAGGCTAATAACCCCGAGCTACTTACGATCAATCCATTTGTATCATAAGTTACTTTAATCCCAGTACCGGCCGATATTGCCGCATTTTTAGATAGTTTTCCATCCAATGCAGTTTGCAATCCAGTAATTTTATTGATACTTAAATCTGGAATCAAACTTAGATTTAAAACACCAGTTAAATTATTAGCACTACCACCACCCCCACCGATTTGAACAAAAGCAGCTCCATCCCAACGATGAGTTGTATTAGTGGTTTTGTTAACGTAGATTTTATTAGCTTCGCCAATGGCTGGTAATGCATCACCTTCAATAACATCGCGATTTAATAAATCATACGGTATTTTATTATTGATTAATGTAGCATATTGTTCAGCAATACCAAAACCAGCTAAAGTAGTTGGTTTATCTAATGTAATTTTATTCCACGATATATTTGGAATATCAGTTGCCGTTAATTGACTTGCAGAAACAATTAAACCTTTATTATTAACCGATACTTTCGTATATTGACCAGGAGTTAAATTAGATAATGTTTTTAACTCTAATTCTTTAGTTGTGGTATTGGTTATTACATCACCTAATGTATAAGTAGGCAATTTATCTAACGGTAATGTACCTGGAATATTAGATAAATCGACGGTGACTGCACCAGTATTACCATTTACTGAACTTACTCCACCAGCTGGACTTAATAACTCATTCCATGTTTTAGGTGTATTCGACGTTAATATAAAGGTTTTGCTAAGACTCGAAACAATAACAACATCATTTAATGCAACAAACAATGCATCTCGATCTTCTAATGTAGTTACTGTTTTGATATTGTTTAATGTAATTGCCGGTAAATATGATGGTTCAATTTTACCTGCAGTATTTAAACCAACAAACCCACTAGGTGCATTTCTATTACCAGAAATTGCTAATGATAAGAACTTATCATTAGTTTCTGATTTTGAATAATTCTCACCAACAATACCACCAACTACTAAACCTTTTTTGTTTAAGATAACCGATGAATAACTTACATTAGCAGTTAATCCACTAATTTCTTTTAATGTTAATGTATTTCTTGAATCGGTTGTCGATATTACATCACCATCAAAGATAGGTAATTTAGAAACTAATAATGTTTTATTTGAATCAGAATTAAATACTCCAGCAATATCATCAGCTTCAATTTTAGTAATAGTTCCTTTTTTACCGTTAATCGAAGTTACAAAATCACCAGTTAAATCATTTTTAGCTAGGTATTTTGCATCACTTTCTGCTTTAGTATAATTCTCACCGACAATACCGCCAATTACTAAACCTTTTTTGTTTAATATAACTGATGAATAAGCAACATTTTCAGTTAACCCACTAATTTCTTTTAGAGTTAAGGTATTTCTTGATTCGGTTGTTGATATTACATCGCCATCAAAGATAGGTAATTTTGATGATAATAATGTTTTATTCGCATCAATATCAAATACGCCGGCTATATCTTCGGGTAGTATTTTTTCAATATTTCCGGTTTTACCATTAATTGATGCAACCGTATTTGATGGAACGGTCATTTTTTTCCATGAACCGTCAGCTAATTTAATATATGATCCATTTTTTGTTAAATCCGCATCATCGGTTACAATAGCTAATGTCCCGGTTGTCGCAGTAGCTGATGACATAGCTGCATACGAAGCTGGAGTAATAGTATTTGTTAATGAAATCGCAGGAATTAAATTAGATGGCAAATTACCATTAGCGTCAGTTAAAACTACATTAGTTGGTAATCGATTAACATCTATTACTCCAGTTGTAATTTTACTCGCAGATAACTCAGGTATATCGGCTAATGTTAGATCCGAACTACTTGTTACCAAACCTTTCGCATCATATGATATTTTAAATCCAGTACCAGCTACTATTGCTGTATTACCTATTAGTTTACCATCTAATGCCGACTGCAATCCAGTAATATCATCAATGATATGTGTATGAGCTAATGGTGCTCTAGCATCAGTAAATCTAGGATCATTAGATGATACAACATCAATAATACCAAACTCAGCTAAAGTCGTAGGTTTATTTAAAGTAATTTTATCCCATGATAAATTAGGAATATCAGCTAACGTTAATTGGCTAGTCGCAGTAACTAACCCTTTTTCATTAATTGTTACTTTACTATATGAACCAGCTACTAAACCATTAATTGTGGCTAATTCTAAATTATTGGTTGTCGTATTTGTAATTACATCACCGGATGTATAAGCTGGTAATTTTTCGTGCGATATAACTCCAGGTAAATTAGATAATGAAAGATTAATATCTCCAGTATTACCATTAACTGAAGTAACACCACCCAATGGATTTACCATTTCGATCCAAGTAATCGGATCGATACTAGATAATATAAATGTTTTGTTTATATTACCAACTACAATCGCAACATCACCAACTCGAACACTTAATGCATCACGCTCCGCAATAGTAGTAACAGTTTGAACTGAATTTAATGTAATTGCTGGTAAATAAGCCGGATCGATTTTACCATTCGAATTTAAACCGATAAAGCCGTCGGCGGCATTTCGGTCACCTAAAACTAATTTAGATGCGAATGCTAGATCAGCTTCGTCTTTCGAATAAACTTCACCTCTAGTTCCACCAACCACTAAACCTTTTTTGTTTACGGTAATTGATGAATACTTAATACCTTCTACTAACCCATCAATTTCAGGTAAAGTTAATACATTGCGTGCATTAGCGCTTGATACAACATCACCAGTAAATAATGGTAAGAAATTAGCTTCGATCTTACCACTAGAATTTAATCCTAGATAACCACTAGGTGCATTTTTATCACCTGCTTCAATTTTCGATATAAATGCAGCTTCAGCATCAGCTCTAGTATAAACTTCACCGATTGTCCCGCCTATTACTAAACCTTTACTATTTACGGTAACTGAAGTAAATGATGTTCCGGTTGCTAATCCAACCATATCTTTTAAAACTAAAATATTTCTAGATTCGGAACTATTAATAACGTCGCCATCAAATAATGGTAATTGTTCATTATTTAAAACGCCGTTTGCATCTAAGCCAGCAAAACCACCCGATGTATTTCGTACCCCGACTACTGTTTTTAAAACGTATTTGCCATCACTTTCTACTTTGGTATAAGCATCAGTGCTAGCTCCAATTGTACCACCAACGACTAAACCTTTTTTGTTTAATATAACTGATGAGTACGCCACATTTTCAGTAATAGTTTCAATATCTTTTAATGTTAATGTTGTTTTTGCATTAGTAGTCGATATTACATCACCATCAAATACTGGTAATACTGAATTATCTAATAATCCAGTCGCCGATAAACCAGCATAACCATTATTTGCATTTTTAGAACCTAATGCTAATATAGTTACATATTTACCATCACTTTCTACTTTAGTATAAGCATCAGTACTTGCACCGATAGTACCACCAATTACTAAACCTTTTTTGTTTAATATAACTGATGAATATGCGACATTTTCAGTAATAGATTCAATTTCTTTTAAGGTTAAGGTCGATCTCGCCCCAGTCGTCGAAATGACATCACCATCAAATATAGGTAATTTCGAAGATAATAATGTTTTATTCGCATCATCCGCAAAAACTCCGGCTATATCTTCTGGTAATATTTTAGTAATATTTCCGGTTTTACCATTAATTGAATTAACGGAACTTGAAGTAACTGATAATTTTTGCCAAGATCCGTCAGCTAATTTAATATACGATCCATTTTTCGTTGGATCCGAATCGGCTGTTACTATAGCTAATGTACCAGTAGTAGCAGTAGTTGCAACCATCGCAGTATATGAAGCTGGTGTAATTGTACTTCCAGTTAATGATACCGGCGGTAATAATGAATTTGGTATTTTCCCAGTACCGTCTAATAAAACAACACTAGTTGGTAATTGATTAACATCAATATTACTTGTTGTGATAGTAGTATCGACATAAGCTTTAACTGCTTTTTGTGTTGGGTATTTAATATCGTCTGGCGTTAAACCACCTAAAGTAGTATCAGCTGATTTATTAATAACGTTTTCTGGATTAAAACCAATAGACGAATTTAATAAATCTGGATCTGATAACTTAATGAAAGTAGCTCCAATTCCAGTAGACGTTGCTTTATATAATGCCCAATGACCATCACCATCATCAGAAACGAATAAATTAGTCGGTAAAGTTTTAACATCAAATGCATCTCTAGCTGCAGTATCAGCTACTGTAATCTCTTTAAAACTAGCAACGATTAAATCGTATAATTTTTTAAGTGTATCACCTTCAGCCGCAACATTATCTTTCAATGCATCAATTGCGGTATTTAATAAATCGGCAGTTGCCCCACCAGATAATGCATCTTGTAATCCAGTAATTTGACTGATGTTTAAATCTGGTATGTCGGATGCGATTAATGATGTACCGGCAGTTACTAATCCTTTTTCATCATATGTTATTTTAGCTGCAGTGCCTGATGTAATAGGAACATTAGCATACATAACGGAATCTAATATATTTTGTAACCCACTAATTTTAGTTGACGGCAAAGTCGGAATATCAGTCGATGTTAATATTGAACTACCAGTTACTAAACCTTTAGCATCATATGTAATTTTAACGCCAGTACCAGCAATAACATTTACATTTTTAGTTAATTTATTATCTAATGCTGATTGCAATCCAGTAATTTTTGAAATGGCTAGATTCGGTAAATCGGCATCAGTCATCGCAGTACCTGAGGTTACTAAACCGTCGGCATTAAATGTAATTTTAGTACCGGAACCAGCAGTAATTTGACTAGGTTTTGTTAATTTAGTATCTAAACTAGCTTGTAAACCATCAACCTGATTAATGCTTAATAGTGGTATATCCAATGATGTTAAATTAGAACTACCAGTTACTAAACCTTTAGCATCATATGTAATTTTAAACCCGGATCCCGCAGGTATATTTGCATTTTTAGTAACTTTATCATCGAACGCTAATTGCAGACCAGAAATTTTATTAATCGGTAACGTTGGAATATCGGTTGCGGTTAAATTAGAACTACCAGTTACCAAACCTTTAATATCATATGATATTTTAGTGCCGACTCCAGCTACGATATCTGCATTTTTAGCTAAGCCAGTACTAGATGAAGTTTGTAATAAAGTTAATGTATCTTGTAATCCGGTAATTTTACTAATATCTAAATTAGGAATATCAGCCGCCGCTAATGATTCACTACCAGTTATCAAACCTTTATTATCATATGTTACTTTAGTTGCAGTATTCGGTGTAATATCAATATTTTTAGATAATACATTATCTAAGGTATCTTGCAATCCAAGAATATTACTAATCGTATGCGTATGAGCTAATGGTTCTCTTGCATTATTTAATCTAACATCAGTCGTTAAAACGACATCACCGACACCAAATTCAGCCAACGTAGTCGGTTTATTAATAATTTTATCCCAGGATAAATCTGGAATATCTGATGCTGATAATTGAGATGCATTAGTTACCAACCCTTTATTATTGATAGTTACTTTACTATACGTACCTGCGATTAAACCACCAATCGTTTTTAATTCTAATTCTTTTGTTGTTGAATTAGTAATTACATCTCCAGTTGTAAATGCAGGCAATTTATCAATTGATAAAGTTCCCGATAAATTAGATAAATCTAAAACAACAGCTCCAGTATTACCATTAACTGAAGCAACACCACCAACTGGATTTAACATTTCAATCCAAGTTTTTGGTGATGTATCTGCTAAGATAAAGGTCTTATTAACTGAACCAGCAACTATAGCAACATCACCAACTCGAACTGATAATAAATCTCGTTCTGCAATTGTAGTAACTGCTTTAATTGAATTTAATGTAATTGCTGGTAAATACGCTGGATCTATTTTTAATGATGAATTTAATCCTACGAAACCACCAGCTGCATTTTTATCACCAGAAACCGATTTTAATAAGAATTTGCTATCTATTTCATCCTTAGTATAATTTTCACCGACTATACCACCAATTACTATACCTTTACTATTTACTTTAACTGATGCATAATTAATATTTTCAATTAAACCAGGAACTTCTTTTAAGGTTAAAACATTTTTATGAGAAGCTGATGATATTACATCTCCTTCAAATGCTGGTAATTGATCTGCATCTATAGTATTAGATGGATTTAATCCTGCGTATCCGCCAGCTATATTGCGTTCACCTAATGCAGTTTTTGGAATAAATTTACTATCAATTTCCGTTTTAGTATAATTATCGCCGACTATACCGCTGATAACTAAACCTTTGCTATTTACTCGAACGGATGAATAACTAACATTTTCAGATAAACCAGGAATTTCTTTTAATAATAAAGTATTTTTAGATGAAGTAGAAGAAATCACATCGCCATCAAAATCAGGTAATTTAGATGGTAATATTGTTTTATTTGCATCATCGGCAAACACACCCGATATATCATCTGGAGTAATTTTACCAATATGGCCAAATTTACTATTAATTGATAAAACCGTATTAGTTGGAGTAACTAAAGTACGCCAGATATTACCGGCAGCTTTAATATATGTTCCGTTTTTAGATGGATCTGGGTCCGATGTTACTATAGCTGCAGTTCCTACCGCAGATGATGTACTACCTATCATCGCAGCATAAGAAGCAACAGTAATGGTTCCAGTTAATGAAACCGTAGGAATTAAATTAGATGGTAAATTACCATTAGAATCCATCAAAACTACATTAGTCGGTAATCGATTAACATCAATTAATCCAGATGTAATTTTATCTGCAGATAACTCAGGAATATCAGCTAATGTGAGTTCTGAACTACTTGTTACTAAACCTTTTGCATCATATGATATTTTAAATCCGGTTTTTGCAATAATAGTCGGGTTACCGATCATTTTACTGTCTAATTCGGATCTTAAATCGATAATATCTGCAATAGCATGAGTATGAGCTAATGGTGTTCTAGAATCAGTTAATCTAACATCACTCGCAGATACAACATCAGTAATACCAAATTCTGCTAAGGTAGTGGGTTTATTTAATTTAATTTTATCCCAAGATAAATCTGGAATATCAGCTAATGTCAATTGAGTTGCTGCTATTACTAAACCTTTATTATTAACCGTAACTTTACTATAAGTCCCGGCCGCTAATCCATCAATTGTATTTAATGATAATTCATGGGTATCAACATTAGTTATTACATCGCCAGTTGTATAAACTGGCGCATTTTCCATTGCTAAATTACCAGGTAAATTAGATAAATCTAAAGTAACAGCCCCGATATTACCATTAACTGACGTAACACCACCAGTTGGACTTAACATTTCGTTCCAAATTTTTGGTGTTAATGACGATAATATATAGGTTTTATTGATATTACCGGATACGATAGCAATATCACCAATTTTTGCTACTAATGCATCTCTCGCAGCAATTGTAGTAACTGATTTGATATTGTTTAATGTAATAGATGGTAAATAAGCCGAATCGATTTTACCGTCTGAATTTAATCCGGCAAAACCATCTGGTGCATTACGATCGCCAGCAATTGATTTCGATAAAAATTTAGTATCGATTTCTTCTTTGGAGTAGTTAGTTCCGATTGAACCACCAATTACTAAACCTTTTTTGTTTACAGTAATAGAAGAATAAGAAGCGCCTTCTACTAAACCAGGCATATCTTTTAATGTTAATGTATTTCTCGCAAATGATGTAGAAACAACATCGCCGTCAAATATCGGTAAATGTTCTGCTGGAATTGCATTCGATAGATTTAAACTAACATAACCACCAATTGCATTTTTCTCACCTAAAGATAATTTAGTAACAAATTTATCATCGATATCAGCTTTATTATAATTATCGCCAATTATACCGCCAATTACTATACCTTTACTATTTACTTTAACTGAAGTATAACTAATATTTTCGGTTATAGTCGGAATATCTTTTAAAGTTAATATATTTCTATTATTTGCAGTTGAAACTATATCACCATCAAATAACGGTAATTTTGAAGTTAATAATGTTTTATTTAAATCATCTGCAAATAAACCGGCTATATCTTCTGGTAATATTTTTTCAATATTACCTGATTTGCCGTTAATCGAAGCAACTGTTCCAGTCGGTACTGATAATTGTTTCCATGAACCATCATCCGCTTTAATATAAGATCCATTTTTAGTCGGATCTGGGTCGTTCGTAATAATAGCTAAAGTACCAGTAGATGCAGTAGACGAAGTCATATCCGCAGTGGTAGCTGGAGTTACTGTACTAGTTAATGAAACTGATGGAATTAACGATGATGGAATACTACCAGATTCATCTTTAAATACTAAATTAGCTGGTAATCTATTAATATCAATGATGCCAGATGTAATTTTATCTGCCGGTAATGCTGGGATATCAGCTAATAATAAATCTGAACTGCCAGTAATTAAACCTTTTGTGTCATAAGTAATTTTAAAACCTGAACCAGCAACAATATCCGCATTTTTTTCTAATTTATTAGTTATTAAGGTATCTATTTGTGCTTTAGTATATAAATCACCAATACCGAAATCGGCTAATGATGCAGGCATCCCAATAATATCAGTAAAATGTGGTTTGATAGTAACTGGAGATCCAACACTAACAATTCGACCTTTAGTATCGACAGTAAATGGAGTTATTGCACTAGCGTCATTATTATAAGTACCGGCAATTGCATTAGTATTAGATAATGTTAATATATTAGTCCCAGCAACTGAAGTAACATCACCAGTAAATGCTGGTAATGCTTCCGCTGATAAATTACCTTTAATATCAGCTAAAACAAAACTATCTGGGTTAAAACCAGATCCTGCACTTAATGGATTTGATAATAAAGTCCAAGTCTTTGGTGACGCATTCGATAAAATATAAGTCGCATTTATATCACCAGTTACAATAGCGATATCGCCAATATTAGTGGTTGTTAATGCATCTCTTTCTTCTAATGTAGTAACACTATATGACGTATTTAATGTAATTGCTGGTAAGAAAGAAGGGTCGATTTTTTTCGCATTATTTAAACCGACATATCCACCCGCTTCATCTCTATTACCTAGAGCTGTTTTTAGTAAGTATTTTGCATCGGCTTCTGTTTTTGAATAGGTTTCAAATGATGATCCAGCAGTAACACGACCTTTTGCATCCACCGTTACTGAATTATACGTTCCAGCAACGACTCCAGTATTCGATAAGGTTAAAGTATTGGTTCCTAAAGTAGACGTTACATCTCCAGTAAACGCTGGTAACCTACCGATTCCTAACGTTCCAGTTACCATTATACTTGCATCAAATGCTTTCCATGCTATTTTAGAAGTAGATGACGAATAAGTTAAAATGGAACCATCAATTGGTAAGTTATCTTTATTAAATTCAGTATCTAATGCAATACCGTTAATTTTAGATATAACTAATTCGTTTGTTCCAGCAACTGATGAAACATCGCCAGCGAATGCTGGTAAAATATTAATTGATAATGTTCCGGTAGTAAAGCTACTCGCATTTAATGGTTTCCAAGTTGCTTTAGCGCCGGTCGCAGAGAAAGTAAATACATCACCATCGTCAGGTAAAACTGAATCACTAAATGCTGGATCTAAATTAATACCGTTTAATTTATTAATTGCTAAATTATTAGTTCCAGCGATAGAAGTAACATCACCGATCAATGCAGGTAATGCAGTCGGGCTTAATGTTCCAGATAAATTATTGATTGTTAATGGGCGCCAAGTTGCTTTACCGCCAGCTACCGAATAAGTAAAAACTGCACCGTCTGATGGCAATGTTGTTCCATTAAACGATGAATCTAATACGATACCGTTTAATTTAGCAATAGTCAGTTCAGCTGAGCCATTTGCTCGTAAAATATCACCAGTAAACGTCGGTAAAGCAGTCGCAGGTAAGGTTCCCGATATATTCGCTAATGTTAAACTAATAACCCCCGTATTACCGTTTATTGAGGTTACACCTCCGGTCGGATTAGCTAATTCAGTCCAAACATTAGGCTCGGTTGCAGATAAGATATAATTCTTATTTACAGACCCCATCACTATAGCCATATCACCAATAGATGCAACTAATGCATCACGTTCTGCTATAGTAGTAACAGTTGCGATATTATTAGTTGTAATCGCAGGTAAATAAGCAGAATCTATTTTATTATCTAAATTTAAACCTAAATAACCACCAGCTGTATTTCGATCACCTAATAATGTTTTATCTGCATATTTAGCATCTGATTCTACTTTAGTATACGCAAAAGCTGGGATTTGAGTTAAATCTAATTTACCCGATGCATCTAAACCAGCATAACCATCGATTTTATTTTTATTCGCTGCAAATTCAACACCCTCTAAATTAGCAAACAATTCAACCCAATTAGCTAAAACGGATGAATTAGGGCTATTTAAATAATAGGTTTTTTTCTCGGATAAAATATGAACTAAATCACCTTTAGTTGCTAATAATGCTTTCGATCCTGGTTTAATGATGTGTGATTTATCGGCCCCTAATGTACTTATAATATAATTATGGGCTGCATATAAGTTATCTACTAGAACATATTTACTTCCATCCCAAGTATAAACTAATTTTGTATCCGCTATTGAATATCTAATATCTGGATCAAAAGTATCATCACTCAATTCTGGTAATTGATTGATATCTGATATAGTAACTAATCTATTTTTAACGTCGGTAATTAAACCTTGTCTATTAACTTTCGTATAACCATAAAACTCATCAGTATACGATTCATTATAAAATGGTGCATCTTTAATCGTAATATCAGTTCCATCAGAAGTAACATCACCAGTAAAGGTCGGTAATTGAGCTGCTAATATTTTTTTATTGCGATCTAATTCAGCAAATCGATCCGGAACCGCATAACCAGCTACAATCCAAGATGAGGCATCATCAATATCCTTATTAACTAATATCGCAGTAACTGCTTGGTTTGGAGCTAATGTATATAATGTAGTATTAGCTGAATTTTTAATATCTATTGATTTTTCAGTAACGAAACCTGTATTTTTAATAATAAATTTAACGCCGACCGCAGACATTGACGATACAGCTGGTAATTTAATATTTAAATTATCGGTTTGTGTACTAAACAACTGAATATTTTCAGAATCCTTGGTTAGTACTAACGATTCGGTGATAGGACCATGATTTCTAACTGAGCTAATAGATGTAACGTTCGGTATTAAACTAGGGTCAAATACACCAGTAGAAACATCACTTGCATCTATAGTAACGGCACCAATTCGACCATTAACAGAAGTAACACCAACCGGTAAATCAAGGAAATGAACTGGCCCAACAGATTGAACAATAAAAGTCTTTTTAAGACTATCGATAACTAAAGTATCACCGATATTGTATTCAATATTATTGGTCGATGCATAAGCATATAATGCATCCAAATAATTTATCGTAGAAGTTGTATACGTTTGACCATCTTTATCATACGTCGCAGGTAAACTATAAACTTTAGCAATAGCTTGAGGCGGTAATTGCTCAATTGTTAATAAATTATTTTTATCTAATGTGGCTAAACCAGCATTAATTAATTCTGGGGCATTACCGCCAGTTGTAATAGAGGTTCCTTTTATACTGGTAATATTGTCAGATATTTTATTATCGACGTAAGTTTTAACTGCTTTTTGAGTCGGATATAAAGTATCACTAGAAACATTATTAGTTCCAACTAATGATGTATTGGCTGATTTATTACTTGATAATTCGCGACCTTTTAAGCTATGATCGACGAACATCCAATCTAAGTCAGTTGATCCGGCTAGATAAACACTAACAGTAGAATCACTATTCACATCAAATAAGAAATTACCAGTCGATGTAAATAATTTAAATCCATTAGTAATATCTTTATTTTTAAAGATGAATAATGGTCCGCCAGTTTGAACTGTAGATGGAGCAGGTAATGAAAATCTACGACCCGGATTAGCTGAATTAATAATCTGCAATCCAGCTGAAGTATTAGTTAATCTAAGATCAAGGGTTAATCTAGATGTAATATCGACGCCACTTAATCCATTATCGCGCTGAGGTAATTCAATCCAATCAGATAAAATATCTTCAGTTATTTGTTTTCTAACGTAAGTAGTATTAACTGCAGTAACGACAGCAATATCACCCTTTTTTGCACTAGCTGCAGCGGTATTATTTAATATAGCATATTTTGAATTTTTATAATTAATTGGAGTTTGAGTTCCAGCTATATTAACTAATTGAGTATCGAGTTGATAAACATTACTACCAATTAAAAAATCAACTTCCGATTTTGTATATAAATCTAATTTAGTACCACCAATTACTAAACCTTTATTATTAACGATAACTGAATTATAAGTTCCGGTAATTGAAACTAATGGGTTAGATGCATTATTTAATGATTTTAAGGTTAATATATTAGTACCGGGAACTGAAACTACGTCTCCAGTAAATCCCGGAAAATTTTCAGCTAACAAATATGCATCGGAATCTAAACCGGCGTAACCATCCGGCATACCTTTATTATCAATTATTTCTTTGTTTAATAATAATTCATCCGCATCAGATATACCCATATCGGTTAATGTGGTATAGTAATACCCATCAATAATCTGACCTTTACTATTAACTACGACTGAATTATAAGTAGCTTCATCACCAATTAAGTCTGGTAAAATATCATTTAATAATAATGTTGCAGATCCGGCTACCGAACGAACATCACCTGTAAATGCTGGAAGTGTATTTGATGAAATAATTTTTGATGGGTCGCCGTCTGGAACTGGGACTACGTCCATCCATGTGGTTCCATTATATATGTAAATACCAGGATTAACACCTGTATTATAAACGATTGACCCGCGTTCTGGTGTAATGGATGCTAAATTGTTGGTAAACGGTAAGATAAGATTGGAACTTACTGCTCCACCAATAAATTGTAAGCCGGCAGATAACATATAATATTAACTCCAAATGATGTAAATTTGTATTGTAATATTTTATTTATTCTACCGGCTAGAACTACCACGAACTACTTAATTTTAAACGATTTTATTAGGTTAATGATGCAGTATCAAAAACACCATCTACAATAATTTGATTAACTGCTGATGTTGGTCCAGTTGATGTTCCATCTTCCGACGTAAATAATAAAGTAACTTTACAGAATGGGGCGATGACAATTTTACCACCATTAGCACCATTAATTTTTATAGTTGCATCCCCACTTTGACGAACTGTATAACCAACCGGAATTACTACGTTTGTTATATAATTAGGTGATTGATTATAAACGGTAAAGTTTTTACCTATAGTTAAAACACCAACCGCAGGAACTATAATTGATCTATTAACTTCATCGTTTACTTGTAAAAATTTACCATTATCAGCAACTGTTATATTATAATTATCGCCATTTACTCGAACTATTTTAATAGTTGGATCTGCTGTAATAGCAGATGATCCACCATTAACACCAGTAATCAAATCAGTAATAGCCGTTAATATAGTATCAGTTGCAATTATACCATAACCAGCTAATGTAGTTGGATGATTGGTAATTCTATCCCAATTTAAATCTGACGTCGTAGTTAATGAACCGGCAGGTAAATCAGAAACGGTTAATGGACTAGATGCAGTTATTAAACCACTAGCATTAAAAGTAACTTTAGTTGCAGTTCCGGCTGTCAACATAGCACCCGATTTTTGAACTTTGGCATTATATAATGCCATTAATAATGGATCAGCTTCACTAATACCATAATTAGTTAATAAAGTCGGAGTATTATTTAATTTAGACCAAGGTATAATAGGAATATCATTAGCTGATAATGAACCAGAACTAGTAACTAAACCATTTTCATTAAATGAAATTTTGGTGGCTGTAGTTGGCGTTAAAGCGGTACTTGGTTTATTTATTTTAGAGTTAGATATCGCCATTAATAATGGATCAGCTTCAGTGATACCATAACCAGTTAATGCAGTCGGTTTACCAGTTGTAATTTTATTCCAAGGTAAATCCGGAATATCAGATAATGCTAATGAACCAGCAGCTGTGATTAAACCATTTGAATTAAAGGTAACTTTAATTGCCGTGCCTGCGGCTAATGCAACACCAGATTTTGAAACTTTACTATTCATTAAACCAACTAATAAATCATCAGTTTCGATAATACCGTAATTTGATAATGTGGTTGGTTTACCTGATAGTTTACTCCAAGGAATTGCATTTAATGATAGAGTATTAGAACCGGCATTTGAAGTAACATCTCCAGTAAATGCTGGTAAGTTAGCTGTTAATAATAAACTATTAGTATCTAATGCAGCATATCCACCAGCAATGCCTTTATTTGTAGTTACTTCAGCATCGGGTGTAGCGGTTTGTGGTCCTAAATCTAAGCCTAAAACCCATTTAGCTCCATCATGAATATAAAGACCTGGGTTAATCCCAGTATTGTAAACTAAATCCCCTCGGGTCGCGTTAACGACAGTGGATAAATTATTAGTAAACGGAAGTGAAAAATTTGTATTTACTGCTCCCGCGAGAAATTGTAAGCCGTCGGATAACATATTAAATTAACTCCAAAAATAGGGAAATATGATTATAATATTGTATTTATCCGACGGTTAATTTACCATTTACGCCGCAGCAACTATAATATCATTACTTTCAGCCCACCCACTCGCTACACCCAATGCGTCGGTTACCCAAACACGGACATAAACCGCATTGCCCACTACTAGTGGAGCTTGAACTGGATACGTAGAACTATTATAATACGACCCCGAATTTGGTGCGTTGAAACCATTTCGCAATTGATTATTCGAGCTATAACTCCACATGTACTGATATGCGTTTGAATCTAATCCTTCCGCATCCGATGCATTAGTTATAGTAGCGGTTAAATTCTCGCCTATTTTACCGGTTCCCGTTAGAGTAACCGTAAGAGTTGCTGGATGATTTTGTGTAATGGTAATTGAATTTGAACTTGTAATAGTCTCTAAATTTCCAATACCGTCAGTATACTTCATTTCGCAAGTCATAACTTTACCGTTATCCGAAGCTACTGTTTTATAAGTAGCCGCTGTTGCGTTCGCAATTGCAGTTCCGTCGGCTTTCCATTGATATGAGAAAGTCCCTAATCCATCAGCATCAGCTACGGTATTAGTTAATGATAATGTACAACCGGCGGCATTAGCTGCATTATTACTAGTTATAGTAATTGAACCAGTCGGTGCATGATTAGGAGGAACTACTACTTTCGGTGCATCTAAATGTAATCCGGATATATTCGGGTCGCTATCACCAGAACCAGGTAAATAAACCATTTTCGGCGTATAAACCCAAACCGATTCGTATCTAGTAAAATATCCTAAAACGACTGCAGATGCTGCACTACCATCATACGCCATATTGGTTTTAAATATATAACCATTACCTGGTTCCTGCATTGCCGTACTATCTAAAATAACACTAGGATTCTCGAAATCATATAACTTATAGGTTAATTGTGAACCGACAGTCCGCAAAACTGATGCTAAGTCATGAACTACGAATGCAAAATATTTAATATTTTTAAATGTGGGGTCTGTTAATATAGTTTTTAATTCGAATTTAAATGCTTCGTAAATATTAGTTTTTTGAACGTCGATATACCCACTAGACGAATAACTAGCTGCTGTTAAATCCGCAGCAGTATTCGCGGATGGATGACCTGATATATTAGTTACGTAACAAACACTCGCCCCACCTTGAGCGCTAAAACCGCCGCCGCCAATTCTAGGCGCATTAGTTATCGTCCCTTGACCATAAACCGCAAAATAACCATCCATATCAGCCTGACCAAAATTATTTACATTTGTTTTACTCCATTTATATGCAAATACTGGATACGAGAATGAAATTGGTGTTTCATCTGCTGCTAAAACAGTAACCGAGTTTAATGAACTAACCGAATATTTAAAACCGTCGGATACGTAATTTACTACGACTGCTATACTTTTATGGGTTTCGGTTGCAGCAGGCGTAAATGTAGTCCCAGTAGATCCAGATAATATAGACGCTACACCATTATCAACAGTATACCATTGATATGTCATACCTGAGGCGCCAGACGGTAATCCACTGACTGAAAGAGAACTTCCAATTTGAGGAGCTAAACCAGAAAAAGTAATAGTTAATCCAAATAAGGTAATCGTTGCAATTGCTGGTTTAACTACAGTAGGTGAATCATTATCAGCTACTTTAACATATAGAATTGTTTTTGCCATATCGAATGGTAAACCATTACCAGTATATGTAATTTTACCAGTTGAGTCGATGGTATAATAATCTTTGGTTGCGACGCCAGAATCAGTATCAGACGCCGACGTAACAAAACTATATTTAAATACGGGAACGCCAGATAATTTAGATGTTATTGTATTATTCGAAGAAACATCAGTAAATGGAGAAAATCCATTAACTTCATTTAATGGATAAGTAAAGGTTAATGGATTGATTGAAACTTTAGCTGGTTTGGTATTAATCTGAACTTCGCCCGTTATTACGACATGAGTAACTATATCCGTTATCATAACTGTAAAATTAGTAACTGCGGCGTCATCCATTACTATAGTAGCAGTTGATATGGCGCCAGTATCCTCATTCATTGAATAACGACTAGCATATGTTCCGCTAGATGCAGTTATCGCATACTTATAAGTTCCAGAACCAGCAGTCGTTATTTCGAATGGTTTAAAATTAGATAAATTAGTTTCTGCAAAATATATTTTTGTTTTTTTATTATTTACTAACGGTAAGGTAGAATCAATAACTGCAATTAATTTTGGCCAAACTTTATAATTATGTCTTACCCACCATGTATACGATTTCGAATCAGTGACTGTATAATCATTAGTATATGATCCGACCGTAGCAAATGATTGATTATTTACCAATCCGGTAGTTGCGTTGATAGTCGTTGAATTATTTGATGCAGTAAATGCATAAACCGGATAACCGCCAGTCAAGTTAGGAAATGGTGATTTTACAAATTTATTATAATATGATTTTGTATTATCGTCATATATCGTCAATAATCCATCACCGACAGCAATATCAAAATTTCTAGTACCAGTGTTCCCATCATCCCACCAAATATTATCTCGAATCTCAATAAATGCAGTTATTGATTTTTGTTGGCCTACTTTATCTGTTATATTAATAACTGCAGTTGTTCCGTTATTTGCAGCTAATATTTGATTTGTTGCACCTAAAGGTCGGGTTAAATTAACAGACCCATCAGCTTGTTGGGCTAATGCTAAACCATTATCCGGAAAAACTGTTGATGCGAAAGTATATGTATATGGTTTAATACCTAATGTTACATTATTAATTAATTTTATTGGAGATGGATTTTGTGGATTAAACCAACTTTTTAAATAAAATAAATTAGCCGCGGTTGCTGGCGCATCGACCGTTAATTCAGTTAGAGTTAACGCTAAATTAATACTAATTCGGTTATTAATATTCCCATCTCTATCCACACCATATTTGTTATCGAATTTATCTTTAACTATAAAATATAATGCTTTATTTTTAGTAGCAGGAACATGATCTGAAAAAAATGTTAAAAATTTATCATTTAATTTCCCAGTTATTAAACCAGTATCGTTATTAATAGATAGATCACCAAAAGTAGTCGCCGATATATCATTAAGGAATGGAACTGATGGATAAACTTCTTTTAATTTATCAATATCAAATTCATATTTAAATCCGGCATCCGCATAAGTTCCGCCCGCCATTGCCCCACCAGAAACCACATAATTATTATTCGCATCAATAAATGGATTAAAACTAACAGTATCATCCATATTTTGAGCAAATGATAATTTATTTTGGGGTATTGAAACGACGATAGCCGGCCAAACAACTTTAAATAAAACTTCACAATATCGATTTTTTTTGAAATTATCTAATCTATCCGCAAAATTAGCTCGATATTTTTGAAAATCAACAACTTCTATTTTCATTGCATCTGAAGTTATCGATTTTGCATTAATTCTTGGAATAGTTCCACTAACTAATCCGGTTTGGTTATTGATAGTTAAATTTAATGTATTAGTTCCGATAAATTGATATCTATACGGGAATGCGTAGTTATTTGCTCTATATTTAGTACCACCTCTTATAGTAAGAGAATTAACTGGTGAGAATGATACTAATGAATTTACTTCGACTTCTACTGTATTATTCGCCGGTAAACTAGCAGTAGCTGCAGTAAATAATCTAGTATTTAATAATGGTTTTGATATAAACATAATTACTCACGGTATGGTTAAAATGGTATAAATGGATAATATGATATTTATCTTTATCAACGGTAATTTTACCTGTTCTATCATATTAATGAACTTCTATAAACGCAGTAATATAGGCGAATTGCCCCATAGAATCAATAACGTTAACTTTTGCCGACGATTGATTGTTAATGCGGGGTATTTCCGGCAAATTGACCGTTTTAGGTTTGATAATAACCGAATCATCTGACTGAATTATCAATTGAAAATGTTTATCGAAAGTTTTAGATTCGAAGGAAACTGTATACGGTTTTAATCCCCCGCCAATTTTAGATATAACAGTAAATGATTGGTTAGTATTATCAACCGCTTTGGCTAAGGTTAAATTAATTGGATTTGGAGGAGTTAAAATATATAATTCATCTACAGTTAATGATAAATCAATCTTAATTCTACTGTAAATTTTACCGTCATTATCAACACCACTAATATTATTTAATCTATCTTTAATGATAAAATATAATGGAATTATTTTAGTTCCGAATTTATTGTTATTAAAAAATTCTAAGAACTCTGTTGATATAGTCCCAGTAATTTTTCCGGTATTATTATTAAGTGATAAACTACCGAATGTTTTTTTTGTAATATTAGGTCCGAATGAAATATGCGGATATAATAATTTTAAATAGTCGACATCGAATTCATATTTAAAACTTTTACCAGTTCCGCCAGTAACAACAGAAACCCCATTATTAACAAATGGATTAAAGTCTATAGTATCGTTAATATTAATAATTAATGATGTTTTAGTTATAGCTGCACTAATAGGCGGCCATCTAACGTCAAAATAAATAGTACAAAATTTTATTCTAGTGAAATTATTTAGCGGGTCGGAAAAATTACATTTTTTATTAATACTATCAAATATCGCTATTTTTACCGGAACTATTTTTGTTTTAGTTGATATTGGATTTACAGTTCCGGATATCTTACCGTTTTTAGAATTAATAACTAAACCAAGAGCATTAGGACCGACTAACTTGTAGCGATATGGACTAGTCCATGGATTAGTTTTAAATCTAGTTCCACCTTGTACGGTATACGCATCGATTGGATAGTAAATAATAGTATCACGAACTAAAATAACTTTACCATTTTCGGGCATCAGTATATTAGTTGCTGCAAAAATTCTATCTTCGGAATTTGGTTTTGATATATGCATATTACTAAATTAATTTATTGGTATATAATAAACTGCGCCAGCATTTCCAATTGCTTGGCGATTTTTGTTTTTAGCTCCCACTACTACTTGTGTTCCGGCATTATTTAAAGAAACCGAACATCCAAAATTATCTCCCGCCGCTTTATCATTCGCCATTAATTTAGTATACTGAGTCCATACCTTACCGACTCGCTTGTAAATATAAACTGCACCACAAGCAACTAATCCAATCGCATTTGCTTTCATTTCACCTACCGCGATAACATCACCCGCCCCATTAATCGAAACGGCCGAACCAAAATTAGTATTGGCTTCCTTATCCGATGCTGTTAATTTACCTTCATAAATCCAAGTTGAATTGGCTCGTCTATAAACATAAGCTGCGCCAGCTTTAACTAAACCAGATTGCGTTTCATCCGGAGCCCCAATAACAACACGATCACCGTTACCATCCATATCGACACTAGCACCAAAATGACCATCTTTTATTGGGAACGGGGCATCGATCCATAATTCTCTAGTCCATTCAGAATCAACTAAATTTAAGGTAGTCCATACTTCACTATTATCTTCGTATGTCGTAATTCTAACTGCAACACCTGCCGGATTACCACCTGATCCACTACCATTACGAATAGTTAATGTTAAATCTTGAGTAAGTTGATTATGAATGTTAATAAACCAAGTTTGCGAGCCCGTAAATCCCGAATAATTATTTGACCCCATATCGAGCATATAATACTCTACATTATTATCCGCAGCCATTTGTACCCAATACAAGCCGAAAGCTGGAAAAGTTATGGGTGTGGTTATAGTAACCGTTCTATTTGCAGTAAATGGACCGGACCAGATCGCATACTTATTCATAAATGAACCCCAACTACCATAACTAACATGTTTCCAGCCAGGAATGCCTTTATTTTTATGATGAATAGTTACGGTTCCGCAATTAGTTACATTTTTTACGTTATTATTATCAGTTGGTGAACCTTCAATAGCCCGATCGCCAGCTAAATTACATGCCGTTGCAGAACCATGCATCGCTCCAGCTTCAGAACCATGGGCTGGTATTATTTCTGCATCAGTTTTCCAATCTAAATTAGCCCAAACACTACCGGCTCGATAATACGCATAAACATAACCGACTTGCGCTAATTCCCCAGTATCATCACCACTGGCACCAATAATTACAATAGACCCATCACTATTAATAGAAACTGCACTACCAAAATAATCGTTGGCTCCGCCATTACCACCAGTAATATAAAACTCTTCGGTCCATGAGGTTCCATTACGTTTGAATATATAAGCACCACCGGAATCATTTTGATTATAAGGCAATGCATTAGCATTAGGGGCTCCGACTATAATGCGATCGCCATTATAAGTTATATCGACAGCAGAACCAAAATGATCACCATCTACTATATTAGACGAAACTAATTTAGCTTCTTGAGTCCATGTATTACCATTACCCACAAATATATACACAGCCCCAGTATCCGTCGGTCCCGCTAATGGTGATCCAATAACAACTCTGGTACCATCTCCACTATAAGCAATAACCGTTCCGAAGTTAGCTCCGGCTTGATTAGCAACATCATCAGGAAGCATTTTTGTCATTGGTGGTTTTGGTATTGCAGTAATCCATACGCCCCCATTTCCGGCATCACCGGTAATAGTTTTGGTACTAAGTAAACCTTTATTGCCAGCTGGGTTTATAGCCCAATCTTCAATTATTGGGTTAATATAAGATCTACCTTTACTACCTGCCTCACCACCTTTATCGCCAGTATTAACTAAACCACCAGTACCATGACCAATTAAAATACTACCGTACCCGGCTGGCGCTCCACCACCCCCAGCACCGCCACCGCCACCATCACCAGTTCCTTTATTACCGCCATCTATTGCCCCACCGATATTAATCACATTCCAATCTGCTGATTTACCTTTGGCTTGATTACCACCACCACCACCACCGGCTCCACCAGCCGCAACAACCATAACTGTTCCATCCGCTCGTAAAATAGCTGAAGAACCGCCACCCCAACCACCAGAACCAGAATCACCAGCTTTCCCAGCTCTACCACCAACACCACCAGCTGTATAACCAGAACCAGAATCGACTATATCTAAAGCAAATCCAGCGTGGCCGGAAATAGCATCACCGCCGGCGTTTTTAGCTTCAATAGTTATAACATGATCACCTTTCGTTAAATATTGATGGCCCCAATTGGTATTAGTAAAATTAGGATTAGTCGAAGTCATAATTGATATATCAACGACAATATTTGAATCGACTGATACAGTTCCGATATTATCTGCGCAGAACGTAAATACGTAATTTGAATCGCGTGGGAAATTAATAGTTCTAGTCCAAACTCGCGGAGTACTACCCCAATCAGTAGTGCTATCCCATATTGCATTATCATTATACCATTTACAACCACCATTTACAAATGATGATACATTTACTAGCGGTTGGGTTGGAGTTGATAATGCAACTAATTTAGCTGGATTTATAATATTTGGTAATTTATCATTCGGTATTCTATTGATTTGATCCCAATGGAATTGGTCGTATACAACTGTACCGCCAGCACCACCAGCACCAATATAAATTTGTAGATTTTCACCGACATTAACATCGAAAGTGGCAGTGATAGAATCACCATCGCAACCATCACCTCCGGTTAATAAATCCCAGCCACCGCCACCACCACCGCCACCATTTACGATGACATCAATCGATATAATACCCGGCGGAACTGGATAATCTATGAACGGACCGTCAGTCGGTAAATCTGTTATTTTGGTTGAACTTTGTCTTATATTAAATGTTGTTTGAGCTCTTTGATTAGAAGCTAAGGTATCGGTATATGTCGCGGTTACTGTAACGTCAGTCCCGACACTAGAATTGTAAGTAACGCTTGATGCATTATCTAATGTTTGATTTATAGTCGGTGCCGCATTATTAGATGGAATTAAAGACCAAATAACATTACCAACAACATCATCGAAATCAGATAGTGATGCAGTAATTGCAGTATCTGAATAATATGCACCCGAAATAGCTCCAGTTAATATAATAGTTCCTGGAGTATTTGCCGGTAATGCTAATGGTCTGGTAAATGTATATGTATGTGTTCCGGACGGTAAATCACTTAATGCGACATCAGTAACTGTAACTGTTATATTAACCGATGGATTAGTTCTTATATCCGACGGTAACGTTATTGGTGGAGTATAAGTAACAATACCACTAGCATCGATAGAAACATTACCATAATCTGTCGTATTATGAGAATTCGTTGATTCGACCGATACGGTCCAAGTATAAGAACCATTACCACTAGTTATAGTATTCGGAGTATAAGTAGACGCACTTCCTCGAATAGTTTCGGTCGCCGGTATCGTGACCGGGTTATCAACAACAATAAATGGTTTATAATCGACGGATAGTTGAACAAATAATCCATTAACTACCCGTTTAGTGATAGTATCGGTAACTTCAATTTCAATTAATTTTTGACCGACGCCAGTAACTTGCGTAATTGATGATAATTCGCCAGTTCTAATATCTAATTGATATTTGTCGGTTGTATCGGTTGTAGTTCCGTTTATAATAGCACCGTCAGTCGTACTTTTTATATGATAAACATATGAACCAGAACCGGCTGTTACTGTAATTGGTTCGAATATAGCTAATGATGATTCATTATAAAATGATTTAGTTCTATACTGCGTATTATTACCCTTTAATGGTAAACTAGTAACGACCGAAGCGGCTAATGCTGGATAAATTAAATATGTATGGGTGATAGTTTTAGTAAACCCATAATTATCAGTTAATGTAAAAATACTTTTAGTCGAACCATCGGTGCTAGGATTTGCAAACGATGATGTTCTAGTTACTATACCAGTGGTTAAACCGATCGGGACAGAAACATTCGAACTAGTATATGATTTATAAACACTAACTCCGCCGGCGGTACTTACTGGATACCCACCCGTCGTGCCATTAAACGGATCTAAAACATATTTGTTATAATATGATTTAGAATTATCATCATAATAACTTAATGGATCATTTACTACTAATATAATAGTTTGATTAGTTGCTGTTAATACGATATCAGGTACGACTTCAACCCAAATCGTTATAGTTGTGGTTTGACCAGCTCCGTCGGTAACAGTTATAGTCGAACTAGTTCCGCCAGTTCCACCAGTTCCGCCAGTACCTCCTGATCCACCAGTTCCTCCAGATCCACCAGTTCCTCCAGTACCACCTGATCCACCTGATCCACCAGTTCCTCCAGTACCACCTGATCCACCTGATCCACCAGTACCTCCTGATCCACCAGTACCTCCTGATCCACCAGTACCTCCCGATCCACCAGTACCTCCTGATCCACCAGTACCTCCTGATCCGCCAGTACCTCCAGAACTAGCATCATCTCTTACTAATCGAGTAACACCATCATCTCCGGTTACAATTCTAAAACCTTCATCAGTTAATCTATTATCATTAAATGTATAATCAAAAGGCCCAACACCACCATTACCGTTACCATTAGTTATCGGTATAGATATATCAGTTGGGTTACCATCCGTAACATGAATATCAATAGGTGGTGCAGGTATAATCGCAATCGGCTCTAAAGTTAAATTAAATTGAACGTTAATAACATTACTGCTATTTCTAAATTTATCTCGAACGAATACCGGTAACGTCATATTCTTCGTTCCGGCTGTATGATTAAACATAGGATTAAAATAATGATTTAATCGCCCAGTAATTTCACCAGTATCTGGATTTAAAATTAAATCACCGAACGAAGTTTCGGTTATAGTATTAAAAAAAGCTGAACCGTGGACTGCTTCGGGAAACGCTAATTGTAAACTTTCCGAGTCGAAATAATATTTAAAATCGGCATCAGCAAAAGTCCCACCCGCACTTGCACCACCGACTATATCATAATGACCGTCAGCATAAGTAAATGGATTGAAACTAACAGTATCATCCATATTTTTATTTAATGTTGCTTTATTTGCTGGTGTAGTAACGACTATGGCAGGCCATGAAACTTTAATATCGATAGTGCAATATTTTTTTGTTCCTAAATTAACAATAGGATCATTAAAATTAGCTCGAATATTATGGAAATCCGCGACTTCTAATCTTAATGTTATATTTAAAAATTTAGCATTAATTCGAGATATAGTTCCTGTTATTGCACCAGTAAACTCATCGATAGTAATACCAACATCATTAGATCCAACTAATTTATATCGATATGGATGTATTCCATTATCTGCCCGATATTTAGTTCCGCCTCTAACCGTTAATGTATCTATAGGCGAATACGAAAAAACAGAAGCTACAACCGCCGGTAACGGATCTGATGGTAATAATATAGTGGCGGCAGTAAATAATCTAGTATTTAATAGGGGTTTAGATATAAACATAATTACTCATAATGAATGGGACTTAAGGTAAGTACTAATTAGTCATAATATGTTATTTATGGGTAAAATTGATTTATCGAGGGCATAAAAAATGGGGTTAATATAATTAACCCCATTTAATAGAATACGAAACTATTAATTAGTTTGCATTATACAACTGACCTGAAATACTACCGTAAACATAATCACCATCACAAATAAAATTAAAAATATCAGTTGCGTTAGCGCCAGACGGTGTTGGTCTGGTATTATTTTCAGTCCAAATAACTTGAGATGGCCAAGTTATTGTATTACCGTTTGGATAGTTACCATATTTAAGAATAATAGTAAATGATCTACCGGCCGCCATTGTCATTGTAAAATTAGAATGGAATGCGATAGTAATATTATCGGAATTCGCATTTAATTTAAATACCGTAGCTGCAGTTAAATCAATTGTTAAAGTATTAGCCGCGGTTTTAATAACAGTTTCACTATAACCTTTAAACTTAGTATAAGTCAATTCTGATTTTGCGATAGTTAATACATCATCAGTTGAATTATATGTAACGCCAGTCATAGAATTCATAGTATATGCAGCACTAACATAAGGAACATGATTTACTGTTCCTGATGTAAAATTCTCACCGCCATTAATATGAGCTTTCCATTCTGAAGTAATAGTTTGACCAGCAACTGGAGCTTTAGTTACTAACACTAAATTTTCAGCAGTTGGGGTTGGTCCGACTTGAACACCGTTAATTAAATCAGTATTAAAATTATCGACTTTTACTTTAGATGCAACTTTAAGTGGTGCTTCACCAGCAACGGTTGTAGTTGATTCAAAATAAGGTGCTTTAGCCCAATCTTCAAATACTGGACGTTTTTTGGCTGATAATGTACTAATATACCATTTATAATATTCACCATCTGTAATCGCAATATTCGCATCACCGGCCATTGCAGTTACTTCGATACGTTTATGATTACTATCAGTATTCCAACCTGTTAAAGTATTATATTTTTCTTTAAATGTTTGATCTGATAATGCGGTATATAAACTATTATCAGTTACTTTAGTTATATCATTTAAACTTTCGATAGTACTAATAGAGCCGACGGTTTTAATTTTAAAAACTCTATATAACGCCCAATTGTTTTGATCTGGATCATTATCATCATGTTTGACGAATAATGTAAATGGTGCTTTTACTGATAAATCAAGTTGAGTAGTTAAAATATCGCTATTATTATCAATAACAACTTCTTTTACTTTACCCATAATCCAACCGTACAATCTAGCTAAAGTATCATAATTACCCAAAGCTGGAACTGTTGAAGTTGAACCGTCTGCTGCATTTTCATCTATATAGGTATAGACACCAGTAATATTTTCAATAGCATCTCGCAATTCTGACTTATCTGCTTTACCGCCAGTTAAAACACCATTAATTAATTTACCATCCATTAATTCAGGTAAAGTTCTATATGCAGCATCAGTATTTACTATACCATTATTAATATCATCCCATGCATGTTTATGTGCGGTTGGATAACGATCGTCAGTTAAACGATAATCATTACCTAAAACAACTTCTGGTTTAATAGCTAAATTAGTAACTGGATCGATGGTAGTTCCGTCTAATGCAAATACGCCTTTAGATGATGATTGTGAACCGACATTATAATCAACCGAAGTTCCGCGAGGGCGATCTGGAATATCACTCCAAACAACATGAGCACCAACTGAGAATGGAATTTGATCTAACATAATGTAGTTATTTGCATCTAATTCCGCAATACCTTTTAATGGAGTTGATCCATTAGTTAATATAACCGCTTTATGCAAATCACCAGTTGCTATTTTACCATTTGCATCAGTTGGAATAATAACATTATTCACATCTAATGGATTACCAGCAATATTACGTTTAATGGTTGTATTATGAATTTGTGATTGCCAAATAGCATCGGTAATATCATAACCATTTAATGTTGTTGGGTTTGATGCATCGACGATTAAACCTTTTTTATTAAATTTAACTTTAGTATACGTTTTTGATGCGTCTATATTATTCAATGAAGAAACATCATTTAATATTAATAAATTTGGATATTTACTAGAATAAGATGAAACATCGCTATGAACGAAATCAGGCGACATTGCTACATTATTTCTATTAAATGCGACAGTTTCGCTATCAAAAACTGGTAATCTTTCAAATGCTAAAGTTCCAGTTGTGATATTAGTAGCGTTTGTTGTATTAATAGTAGCAGATGGAGCTAAACCATCAATATTAGCAACTTTAATTTTATTAATATAACCTTTTTGTAAATCAGCCCCAGCCCCAATAGTAAATACCCCATCCATAGGAGATAACATTTCTTTCCAAGCGCCGTCATATAATGAATTATCAGCTAAGATGAAAGTTCTTGATGCGGCTTGAGCAATAACAACGTCACCTTTATTTGGAATGGTAGTTCCGTAATTATGACCAGTTAAATTAGATGGTGAAAAGCCATTTAATTTTTTTAGAACTGATTGTAAACTAAGATCGCTTGCTGTATTACCGACGACATATCCATCATAAGTTGAAATATCATCACTAATAACAAAAGTATCAGTTAATGCTAAATCAGGTAATAAATGAATATCAATTTTACCGTCATTGCCTAATCGAGCGTAAGTTCCTGGTAAATTATAATCTTTTGCTAAAACATAATTTTGCAATTGATTTGATAATTCGGTTGTTGATACGGCATCAGCACAAGCTTCACTAATAGTATTGTACGCACCGCCGTCATAAACACGACCATCTTTACCGACTCGAACCCAATTAAATTTAACAGCTGGATCAACTAAAAATTTATCAGTTAATTTTAAAACGGTACCGTTAGATGAAATAACATCGCCAGTAAAATCAGGTAACACTGCAGGAATTAATTTTCCAGATGTAATATTAGATGCATTTGTCGTATCAACTATTGCTGATCGAGATAAACCATTAATATCAGCAGCTTCCAAATAGCGCAAACTACCTTTTTTACCATTAATTGAAATAACTCCAGTTTCTGGGGTTAATAATGGTTGCCAATTATATTGATTTGCATAATCACTATCAATCAAAATATATGATTTTTTATCAGTATTTGCAATAGCAACATCACCTTTTTTAGCATTAGTTAAATTAACTGCATCTAATTTAACATCAATTAAATGAACATTAGTAATTGATAAAGGTGGTAATTGATTTGTATTAATTAAGCCGTCTGCATTTAACCCAGCATAACCATTTGCTCTATTTTTATTATATAAACGTTCGAATGCTAATGATTGTGAGTCAATTTCGGTTTTATTATAAACGTCTTTAATACCAAGATCGGCGATAGTTGATTTAAGTTCACCTTCATAAACTAAACCTTTATTATCGACATGAACTGAATTATACCAGCCTGGAAGTAAACTTTTTTGTTTTAATGTCAATTCATTACTACCGGCGACTGATTCAACATCACCCCAAAATAGAGGTAATCTACCAACAGATAACGTTCCTTTAGAAATTAAACTAGCATTTGTTGTATCAACTCGAGCTGATTCTGCTAAATTATTGATATCATCATAATCTAAACGCGATATAGTTCCGGCTTTATTATTAATTGAGCTAACTTGGCTAACCGGTTGCAATAATTCAACCCAATCACCTATCGCAACTGGAGATGAAACATGTCGTCTAATATAAGTTTTACGTTGATCTAAAGTAAGAACAACATCACCAACCTGACTTACTACATTAATAAGATCCGCGTCTAATGCAATAACTTGAATATTATTAGTCGTAATACTCGGTAAAAATGATGCATTAATTTTACCATTTGGCTCTAATGAAACGTAACCATTTGGTTGATTTTTTTGTGTCGTTTTAATTGCACTATTAGATAAAACATTAAACTCAGCCGCAGTAACTGCATCTGGTGCAACTTCAGAAATAGAGTGATATTGTTCTGCGCTAACTACGACCCCAGCATCATTTAAAATAACACGATCGTATTTTTTAGATGCATCAATACCTCTAGAAATTAATCGTAAAGTTCCACCGACTGAAATAATATCACCACCAGATGAATAAACTGGTAACATGGTTGGATCAATTTTACCATTAACGCAAGCTACATAACCACCATCAACATTTTTTTGGCTTGTTGATAAGTAACCGGCAAGTTTAGTATTAATTTCATCTGCAGTGTAAACATTCGTAATACCAGTTCGTCTAATATCCGTATATTTTGCACCACTAACAACTAAACCTTTAGTATTTACTTTAACGAAATTATATTCAGCTAAGCCATCCGCTTGTAAATCACCATCTGGGATAGTATGCGATTTTAACTCTAATTTTAAATTAGTTCCATCTACCGAAGATTCCATATCACCAGAAATTGGTGAATTAAAGCTAGGTAGCAATCTACCGGTTTGCATTTTAGATATATCTAAAGTTCCTGAACCAAATCGTTCCCAACCTGCAGTGGTAGACCATAAGTATAACCCACTTTCAGCAGTAGCATCACCATCATATTGGTAAACAATTTCACCCATATCTAACGAGGTCATAGCTAAACGGTCGAGTTTAGACATTACCGGTAATACAAAATTAACCGAAGTGGAACCATCAATGAATTTAAACCCATCTACTAACATATTAATTATATCCTTGTATGTTAAATACCCAAACGAGTATTAATTGCTAAAATTTTATTATTGCAATGCAGCTACCGCTGTTTGCAATGCCGTTATTTGTGTTTGTTTTGCTGCCAATAATGAATCGACTTCGGTTTTTGTATATGTTGTTGATTTATCTGATTTTAATCCTAAAGCAGTCGCCATTGCTGTTTGATCTGCTTTTAACCCTAAAGCCGTTTGGGTCGCCGTGCTAATAGGTTTATTCAAATCTGAAGTATTATCTGCGTTTGGCAAACCAACATTATCTTTAGTGAATCCTGAAATTAAAGTAAAATCAGTTATTCTGGATTTTAATTGGATCCAATCTGCAGTATTTCGATAATTAAACGTTATTAACAAATACGTATAATCACCGATTATGGCAATTTCACCTTTTTTAATACCAGTTAATCCAAATAATGTTGTAAATGAATTACAAACATACGTTCTACTATTTGGGATTTTCGGTGGCCACGTAGGATCTATTATATCATCGATAGTTACGCCTATATAACCATCAGGCTGCATCATATTAACGGTTGCATTAACTACGTCAGTATTAGTTGGTTCAGCTACTGCAGTTTTAGTTCCGCCAGTTTTTTTATATAACTTATATGGATTATCGGTTAGTAAAATTAACCCATCAGTAAACGTTGCGGTGGCATATAAAGCATTAGTAGTATTTTGAATTATATGGGATGTACTAGTACCCATTAATGTATTTAATTTATCGATAATCATATGAGTGTTATTATCCATTATTACTTAATATAAGTTATATTTATTACCCGTTATAAATTAACCAACTAATTAGGCAATAAAAAACCCGCTTGATTTTCATCAAGCGGGTTTTGATTAAGCTAATTTATAAAATTAGATTTTATTGTAAGCTTAAGTTAGTAACAGTCAATTTACCATAGTAGTCAGAGCTGTTAGCTAATGAACTACGACGATCAGTAAATGATGCTTTACCATAACGTGTCATCAATGAAATCATTGGTTGAGTTGTTGATGGATTCATAATGATACCAGAAGACATCAATGGAATATATGGACAGTAGAAATAACCTGTATCAGTTTCGCCATTACCACCTTTATAACCAACTAAGATAGCATCATCGCCTGTACCTTGTGAATATAAACCAGATGCTAATGCATCAGTTGAACGAACGTTGTTCCACAAGTAGCTGTAAACTTTGATTTGACCATTTAAAGTACCAACCAATTTTGTATTGTTTGGACCTTGGAATGAACCTTCAACTGCAGGTGCAAAAACTGATTTAGAAGCTGTTTGCAATACAGAAACGATCATTGGAGAAACAACGATCCAGTTTGCTGAATTACGACGTGTTCTACGACCAATCTCATTCGCTACATAGTTGATTTGAACGCCTAAGTTAGCTAAACGATCACCGACGAATGTTGGTTTGTAGTAACCAGCTGCTGCAGGAACTGAACCATCAAATGTTGAAATAGTACCAGCTAATGACAATAAGTCAGTGATGATTTCATTATCAATCTCTTGAACGATTTCAGCTGACATAGCTTGTGTCATTTCGTTTTCGATATCTAAACCGTGTTGCGAAGACAAATCTTGCATTGCTTCAACAGTCCAGCTAGCTTGTAATTTACGTGAGTTAGCTTCAACCGCTTGTGATACGATTTCCATACCAAAACGACGACCACCTGAACCTTCTAAGTAAGTACCACCACCGCCGTATAACGGACCAGTTGCGCCTAAACCAGTGATAGTAGCACCGGCAGTTGCATCTAAAGCTGAACCCCAACCTGTACCAGATGGTGCAGTAGCGCTTGAGAAAGTACCACCACCAAAACCACCAGTACCAGCAGTTTGAGCACCGCCAATTTGACCAGAATAAAAACGACGGATCAAATTAACGTTACCGAACGCTTCTGAGTCAGTTGCTGTATCAATTGCACCAATACCACCATCGATATCACTAAATGCACTAGGTGCCGCAATTGAATCTTGATATTTTAAACGCATAGAATAAACTAATCCAACTGGACCGGTCATTGGTTGAACACCAACTAACTCAGTTGCAATCGCATTAGGAATAACCCGGCGAATCATTGGAATCATAATTTTACGTAAGCCTGCAATTGCAGAAGCACTTGTAGAACCATCAGCAGCTGTTTCCGTCAGCATTTGTTTTTGGTTTTCTAATAAAGGTGCAACCATTTTGCGTTTGTTTTCTGGTAAACCTTCAAGCAATTTGCTTTTAAGATCACCCCAGTTTTCGTTTAATTCTGTAATCATTGTGTAAATACTCCTAGTTTCTTTAAAAAATTAAATATATTTATTGAATCGTACTAAAATCAACCGAGTCCGGCTAATCTAAGAATTTGTGCTTTAATATCGACGGCTTCGCTTACAACAGTAGTTGCAGCAGGTTGTTCTTGGCCTTGCGTATCACCATCAATAATAATAGTTTCAGTAGTTGTTACATCTACTGGAGCAGCTGATTCGTCAAGTTGAGCCGATTTTGACCCAGTCGATTGATCAATGGATTCTTTAATTACTTTTTTAACATATAATTTATATGCTTCTTCTAATTTATCAGTGGCTACACTAGAAAGAATAGATTCCATCAAATCTTTTTGATAGCCAGAAAGAGGAGCAAGAACTGATTCTAATTTAACTTTACGATACAATTCTTCTTTTTCTTTCTTAACGTTTTTATAATTTTTAAACAATTTATCCAATTTTGTTTTAGCTTCAACTAATTGAGCTTCAGTTTCGCTTGGATTAACATAATGTTTATTGTATTCGTGAGCAAAAGCTTCAAATACTTTACGACCGAAGTCTAATTTTTTCGCTTCATGAATATCAGCTTTTAATGATTTAAATTCTTCATGTAAACGAGTTTCTAAGAAAATGTCAAGCTGTTTTACTAACTGAACCATTTCTTCTTTCAATTGTTTGCCTAATGCTTTCTTTTCTTTAGCAATTTCAACAATTTTTTCTGCTTCTAGATCGCGAAATGCTTTAATGTCATTGCGCAACACTTTCATTTCCGCCAATAAGAAATCATTAACTTTACTATCAATTGCTTCAATTAACATCTCACGTTGAGTTGTATATTGTTCATGCAATTCGATTTTTGTTTGAGCAATAGTTTCAGCTTTAGCTTCTGCTACTGCAGCGTCGACCGCAGCAGTTAATGAAGCAGAAAATGCTTCTTCTAATTCTTGTTTACTTTCATCTGTCAGGATACCTGATTCTGCAAGTAATTTTTTAAGAATTTCATTCATATAAAAAATCTCCCGGGAATATAATTTAGATGTTGCCATATTTGGTTTATTTATGAGCTATAACCTGATGCAGGAATTTTCAATTGTTTACAAATATGTCTTTAAAAATTGTAATTTAAATATTTATACTAATGGAAAATAAATATTTGTATTAAATGGGGGAAATCATATGGTTTTTTACTAATTAAACCGATCTAAACCTAAATTTTTATCAAAGTAATGGATTTGGATAAGAAGCTATGGATAACACTAAATTAGAGGATGATTTCGAGAAGCAGACGTTAATTGCCCAACATGAATTAGAGCTTAGTAGATGTAATAAAACGATTAATTGTATGCAGACGACGATAGCTGAATTAGCTCAAAAATTACAAGCTTATCAGCAGATAGATAAAAAACAAAAGAAGAAAAAAAAGAAAAAAGGCAAAGATTAATAAAATCTTTGCCTTTTTGTTGTATTATGATTTAAATTTAGATAATACTATTTACAAACTGAGGTACTTTTTCGCAAGCCGATCCTTCTAATGAATCAACTTTAATTGCTGTTTCAGGTATTGATTTATCAATAATAGTAATCTTACAATCGGGAGGTGTAAAAAATAAAAGACTCGCCGCCGGGTAAACAACCAAACTAGTTCCAATAACAACTAAATGATCTGCATTACGAACTTCGTCAACTGCTTTATCTAATAACGGAACCGGCTCATAAAACCAAACGATATGGGGTCTTAATTGATGACCATTCGGACTAAAATCACCTAAATTAATATCACCCGGATTATCATAAACATCATCAGTTACTTCATCTCTAGCTTTTAATAATTCGCCGTGCAAATGAATAATATTAGTCGAACCAGCACGTTCATGCAAATCATCAACATTCTGAGTTATAACAACGACATCATGATGTTTTTCTAATTCTGCTAATGCATAATGCGCTAAATTAGGAGTTACTTCATGTAATTGTCTTCGTCTTTGATTATAAAACTCTAAGACTAAATCTGGATTCATTTCCCAACCCCAAGGAGTTGCGATTTCTTCAATATTATGATTTTCCCATAATCCATTCGAATCACGAAATGTAGAAATTCCAGATTCCGCACTAATACCAGCTCCAGTTAAAACAACAATTTTCAAAGTAAGTCTCCATTAAAAGTATATAATTTACCTATTAAAATAATAAGTAAATGATATAATTTCATAATTAAACCCCATTATCTCTATTAAACGATTGAACATACATCAATCGACCTTCTGGCGTATCAAAATCCCATTTTCGAATTTCATCATCAATCCATCGTTTAACATCTTCTTGTTTCTCAGTATGAACATGACTTTTTCTAAGTAATGGATTCTGAGCAACATAATTTCTATATTTCAAATTCATCTTCCCACTCCGCGTTTATATCGCATGCTTTAACTTGATCCCATAATAACCAAGTTCCATTTTCCATCCAATCACCTTTTTTTAAAAACTCACAATACCCGCTTTCTTGTTCAGATTTCGTTTCATCTCTACTCCAATACGGGCAAAGTTTAATCGGCATTTTCCCATCAACAAAATCACCTAATGATGTATAACAATACATTCCTTTTGGTATAATTGAGGTATCTAAACTCATAATCCTAACTCCCCACAACACAATCTCGCTAATTTTAAATTCTTTGCATCTTTATTAAACGTATTTAACCAAGTTGGACTATCTATAATTAAATCGATAATATCTTGCTCTTCGTCCGATAAATGACGAACCCATTTAATAAATTTTTTACTATTTAATAAAACCCAAGGTGATAATTTATGTAATTTAATAAAATCAATTAAAACATGAAATTCTAAATGATCAAAAAATTCCGATGTTTCGCAATCATAACCGTCACAAATTTTAATAATATAATCACAAGTAACTTGAATTTTTTTATACGGTGGATTTTGATCTATAAAATCTAAATAAAAACTTAAAACTTTTTCATTTAACCAATTACTTGGTTGTATATTTTTACCAATCATTATTCTAAGAAATTCATCAACATCAGATAAACCTTTTATCTTTTTATAATAATTAGCAAATTTAATAAACGCATTAAAAAATCTAGATGCTTTAAAATCTTCAAAATCAACTTTTCGTGTATGTCTTATATGAACCCATTTTTCATATAATGAAAATGCAATTTGTCCATTAATTGATGATAAATCTTCATGCTTCTTACGTTCATTGCAATAATGAGAAACGAAAGCAGATTCGCGTTTAAATCCTTTTCCACAAAATCGACATTGTAAAAACATCATAGTTTACGGCATTCCACTGATCTATGCATTTGTTCGCTTATCGGTAATGAATGTTCTTGATCTAAAAAAATCATTTTTTTATGCATACACTCACTAAAAGTCATCGGTTCAGATATAGTTAAAAACCCATGAATAATTGTAGCTAAAACATAATACGTCATAATTCCCCCTAAAAATAATATTATAGTACCAAAGTATCAAAAAATCAATACTTTGGTACTACTAATTTAATATTACTTAACGCCAATCAATGGTAAAGTTGAATTTGGTAACATAGTTACCGGCAAAACACCATTCCATTTTTCGATAGCATTTAATTCTGCAACACCTGGATTATTACGAACCGCTTCACCTTTTAATCGAATAGCTTTTGCTTCAGCTTCAGCAACTAATAATCTAGCATTAGCTTCGCCTTCTGCAACGGCAATTGCTTTTTGAGCTTCGGCTTTAGCAGTTTCGATTTCATTTTGTCTTGTTATTGCAATTTGTGATGCTGAAATTTTCGCATCAATTGCATCAGTAACTGTTTCTGGCAATCTAATATTACCAACCCAAGATAAATGATCTAAATGAATACCGTAGGGTTCAATCTCAACTCGAACACGACCTTCGGCAGCTTTAATTAATTCTGCTTTACCTTCGCCGTAAACTGATTCAATTGGTTTAGTTGATGATTCCGTATTAATAGCATCACGAACTAAATTACGTAAGTAGATATGCGTAATTTCATCAATACCTTTACGATATTTTTGAAATAGAACTGGAATTTTATCAGGTTGTAAGGTATAAGTAATACCAATATCCGCATTTACTGATAAACCTTCTTTTGTCTGAAATGTAATTGATTCATCTTCATCTCGTCCTTCACTTCTAGATTTAGTCCAGGTATAATTCTGCATAAAGGTTGGGAAAGTATATAATTGTTCATTCACACCAATCCAATATCTACCGGGTCCTAATTGTTCCGAATCAACACCTTTATCACCACCCAATAAATGAACTTTAATGCCGACTTCCCCGACATTAACATTCGAACACCCAGTTAAAACTAATAAAATAGCCGATACTAATAATACCTTTTTCATAAAATATTTTTCCAATATAATTTTAATTAAAACTACTCATCCCAATCAATTACCATATTAAACAATTTGCAAATGAATATAATAAATGCAAAACAAGTTAATATACTAACCGCAATAACTACAACAATAAACGAGGCGATACCCAATGCAATCAATAAACTAACGACATAAATCACTCAACCTCCTTTTTAATCCGATAATTTTCCGTTAATTTCCAAATAATAATTGGGTCTATAACTAATAAAATAAACCAACCTAATAAAAATTCCCACCAATTATCAGATGAAAAATAATACGGCAATACAAAAATATACTGCAAACTAAATAATAACGTAATACCTAATATTTTAAAATATGTTTTCATTTTTAAACCTTTAATTTCTTAATTTCAGATGGTTGATATCCTAATATCTTAATCATTTCTTTTATATCATCCTGACTAAAAGAATCTTTATATCTACTAGCGTCGCGTCTAGAACAATTTAGATATTTTGCAATAATATCTATCGCATCACTTTTCTCGGCTTTTTTAAATAGCCAATTATATCTAGCATTTTTATCAACTGCCGTAATACAGAATAATTTATAAATTAAATTTGGATGTCTTGATAATTTAAAGAATCGTCGATTTACTAACTTGTCCATTAATACTATTTGTAATGGGCTATTTGAACAACACAACCATTGATTTACGACGAACGGAGAAAATTGTTTTCTCTGGTCATCTTCCAAATCTTGGACGTAATTATAATTCTTTTTATTAATATTTCGAAGAACTTCAAATATATCTAATCGTTCAGTTGCCATAATATATTCTCGTTAAAAGATATAGTATACTATATTAGTATAATAAAATCAAGATAATAATTCTTTCCGAATTGCTCTTACTTTGCATTTATCTAATATATGTCTAACTTTAATATTTTTAGAATTTTCAGATATTGTCCAAATTCGTTTTTGACTAACTGCATTAGATCCGGACCAATATGAACTATCTTGCGATAATATATTTTTATTTTCTTGTAAAATAAACTGCCATTCTTTTAATGACGGAATATACCAATCAAAATAATCATCTATATTAAGAAAGGCGCAATACATAAGAGCTTCGGGATATGTTAAATCGATTGATTCGATCGGCGCTATAAAATACTTATAATTGTTAAGTATCATAATTTATAAAACAATAAAGTTAAGAAGTATTAAAGTATAACACTTCTTAACTTAAAAATCAACTATTTTTTATTAATACAGACCATGTCCTGGTAATTTACCAGTTCTTGCCACATGCTGACCGAATGTTTCTTTCTTTTCATTATAATCAGGTGCTGTTTTTTTCGCTTGTAATTTCTCGTTTTTATACTGTCTCGCATTAGAAGCTAATTGACTACGTATATTAGCTAATTCTTCACGTCTAGCTGCAGGTAAAGCCGCAGTTTTCTTAGTATTTTCAGCTGAAGTATTAAATTTATGAGGCGTCATTGCTATAATACGTTCTGGTATAACTCCAACCGCTGCCATAGATTTAACTGCATCAATAATAGATTTACCAGTATCAACATTATCATCAACTAATATAATACTTTTTCCGTTTAATTTATCTGCATAATCTTCATGTAATATTTGAAATCTATAATATCCTTTACCACGATCCCCACCAGATCTAGCATACGCATTATGAATTTTAAATGGGTTTGATAATACCGCATCGTATAATGTTTCCAATGATTTATTATATTCATTCGATAATGATTTAAGTTGAGCTTCTAAATCCTCAGCTGCTTTTAATTTAGCTGCATTATCCGGATCATCTTCCCAATTAATTAATGCATATTCATATGCTTGTTGTAAACTATCATAATGTTTAGCAAATCTTTGAATATTAACGATATGAACTTGTTTTTGATATTGGATAGTTTCTTTACCTGATGGTCTAGTTATAGCAATATCCGCTTTAGGTAGTGAATCTCGTTTTTTACGTAAAACGTCAATATCTTTAATAATCTTTGTATATTGTGGTGTATGTCTATGTTGTTTAATAGCTAAATCGCTATCTAACTTATGAGTTCTATTATAAGTCGCTAATTCATTTAACTTCGCATTAATTTGATCTTTTAAATCAATATATTCATCAGTTATTGCATGACGCAACGCGATTAACAATTCTTTTAATTTATCGGTTGGTGTCGCCGCATTAACAACTTCTTCACCATCATCCGCAACATTTCTCGCCGCATCACCTAAAATTCTCATTAAATCTTTAATTTGACGCAATAATTTAGTAATATTTGGCGAATAAGTATGATTATCCATCTCATCAACCATTTTAATATGGAAATTAGATGGTAATCTAAGTAAATCCCCATGTTTGATAGTTGTTGTCCATTTGGATAATCGGGGCCATGAATTTTTTAATAATGCACCTGATTCAATTTGAGCTCCACCTAACCTTTCACTAAGCGTATGGGCGAACGAACTAACTAATTTAGAACTAGATGATAATGGGACAATAATGATATTATTTCTTTTTTTATCTGCTTGTTTGCCCGTTTCCATAAATGGTTGGATAAAATCGGTATACGCCTTACTAAAATCTGCTCTATCGAATCCTTTTAAAACTGGTGGTTCTTTCATAGCATTAATTAATCTAGTCACGCTATGATCAACGATAGATTGAATATCTTTCTTATCCATTAAATGTCTCGGATCGCGTTCTTTTACTGCAGACATAAACCCGTGAGTTTTTAACATTTCTTCTCTAGTTAATGGATTTTTAAATAATTGATAAGCATGAAATACTTTAATTATTTGTTGCGGTGATTTCATTTTATAATTAATTTTTTTAGCTTCGTCGAATTTACCATCAGCTTCTAATGATTGACGTTGCTTTCTTAAATTATCCTCTAAATTCTTAAAGAAATCGCGTTCTTCTTTTGTATAATTAACTTCTAGTTTTTCACATCCCATAGTTGATAAATCGGAATTACTACCAGCTACAAACTTACCATTATCTTCCATATCATGCATAATCGGTTCATGCTTATAAACACCATCACCTTCAGGCGTTTCGCCGATCTTACTCATTTTAGTTACAACTTCACTTAATAACATATTAAAATCTCGCTTATAAATTAGTGTTAACCACTGTGTTTTTTCTGATGTAATTTTTTAGTAGATATAACTACTAATTGATGAGCTCCGCTTGGACCGTGATCCCAAATCTTATGTTCTTTTTGTAATTCAATTAAATGATGAACTGTTTTTACCAAATGAATTTGTTCTTGTTTTTTATTAAAATGATAAACATAAAATGCACCATCATGTTCGGTATGAGTTTGTTTAACTAATTTCGCCCAATAATTCATACCCTTCGGTGTATGAAATTCATCAGTGGTAATAGTTCCGTATTTAGGTAATAACTGCTCGAATACTAATTTACTAGGCCAACCATGGAATTCTTTTTTATGTTGTGGGCTAACCCATAAAAAATTTTGGAAAACATATCTACCTAAAATTTTATCGGTTTTAACCACACATCTAGATAAAAAACAGACTTGTTCGTTTTTATTATCTAATCCAACATATTGGAAGTTAAAATCTTTACCTCGTTTCGCATCGATTCGAACTAATATAATATGATCATTGATCTGCTTAATTAATTGATGCGATTGCATAATCAAAGTATCGTATAATTTATGATTATGGTCGTGATCATTAACAAATTTTTTCGAATCAATGGGGTCAATCAATTGCGGGTTTTCAAATAATAATTCATTAAGTTTCATACCGACCTACACCCTACAAATTTAAATATTTATACCAACATCGGAATATCCTTAAAAATAAATTGAATTTTATATAAAACAATAGGTTAACCCAAAATAAACCAGACCATTACTATAATATAATATATAGGCTTGATGCTTGGCTTTCTCCCGAAATTTTATAAAATAATACCATAATACAATTAATGCTTGTTTTTACTACAAAATTGCTATATCATATATACAACTAATTATGAAATAACTTGGAATTATAAAAATATCGTATGACAGCACATATTAGTCAAAAATTTAAAAAGTTAGATGAGATATCTCACGTCTTATTAAGACCGGGTAGATATATTGGTAGTATCAATCCGCATACGGCTGTATCTTATACTATAGCCGATGATAAACATAAGATGATATCAGATGAACTTACTTGGTGCCCAGCATTATTAAAAATATTCGATGAGATTATTAGTAATAGTGTTGATTATTCAAAAACTGATTCAGGGACTCATTTAGATACGATTAAAGTTAATGTTGATAAAACAACCGGAGCTATATCGGTTTATGATAATGGCGGTATTGTCGTAGTTAAACATCCGGAGCATGATCAATATATTCCGGAGATGATTTTTGAATTGCGAGCTGGTAGTAATTTTAATGATGATGAGGATTCGACTTTAACTGGTCAAAATGGTGAAGGTGCTGCATTAACCTCTATTTTCTCGACCTCATTTATAGTCGATACGGCTGATGGTAAGAATAAATTTTTACAGACTCATACAAATAATAGTCGGGATAAGACTACTCCGATTATAAAGAAAAGTAAAGAGCATTATACTAAAATTACTTTTATTCCAGATTATCCTAAATTAAATTTAGAAAATTTATCCGACGGCGATTTTCGTAAAATAGAAAAACGGGTTTATGATGTTGCTGGATGTAATCCTCAATTAAAGATTTATTTTAATGATAAAAAAATAGATATTAAAAATTTCGAAGATTATATTAAGATGTACGTAGATGAATATATCTACGATCAAAATGATAATTGGAAAGTAGGTATTAGCAAATCAGATGGTGGATTTTCTCATGTTTCATTTGTAAATAGTACAGAAACTACTATCGGTGGGTTACATGTTAGTTATATAGCGGATCAAATTATAGTTAAGTTGCGTGAGTTTATTGAAAAGAAGCATAAGATTCAGATAAAACCGAGTGAGATTAAAAATCATTTAAATTTGTTTATTAATTGTAATATTATTAAACCTAGATATTCAAGTCAGACTAAAGAAGATATGATAACTGAAATTAAAAATTTCGGAACATCATTTGAAGTTTCTGATAAGTTTATTAAAAATATTATTAAGTCATCTATTGTTCAAAGTATATTAGATTGGGCCGAAGCGAAAGCAAATGCTAATTTATTAGCAGAAATGCGAAAATTAAATAAAAATACGGATAAAGTTGATCCTAGTAAGATTATTAAATTAAATGATGCATTAGAAAAGAAAGATAGATCTAAATGTATTTTATTTTTAACTGAGGGAGATTCTGCAGCCAAGGCTGTTAGTAGTGCTAGAGACCCACAATTGCACGGTATTTTTCCATTAAAAGGTAAGCCAGTTAATGTAAGTACCGTTAAACCTAGAAATTTAATGGATAATGAAGAATTTCAGAATATATTAACAATAACTGGATTAAAAATCGGAGAAAAGATAACTGATGTAAAGCAATTGCGTTACGGTAAAATATGTTTTTTAACCGATCAAGATTTAGATGGATTGCATATTAACGGTTTATTAATTAATATGATCCATACATTTTGGCCTGAGTTATTTGATTTAGGTGTTATCCATAGATTTAAAACGCCGTTAATTAAAGTAACTTGCGGTAAGGAGTTAATTGAATTTTATGAAGAACAAGATTTTATTAAATGGAAAAATAAAACTACTAAAAAATATACATCGAAATATTTTAAGGGGTTAGGTACTAGTACAGCAGCGGATTTTAAAACTTACTTAGCTAATTTCGATAAGAATTTAATTAAGTATGAGATTGACGATGTAACGGATGCGGACGCGATTAAATTAGCATTTAGTAAAGATAATGGTAAAACTGGCGAACGTAAAAATTGGTTAAACATTTTAGGCACTGACGAATAGGTAACATTATGAAAAAAATTATATTATTGTGTGGTTTATTAAGTGGTTGTGCGACATATTATCCACATCCGGGTTATACTGGTTATAATAATTATACTGAATATCATCATAATTATTATATACCAACCCCGATACATAGACATGAACATCATTATCAATATTACGGTAATCGTTGGAGATAAGATGAATCATTTTACATCGAAGCGGTATTCATTATTAATGAATCCGGTTTTATTTAGGACTAATAATATTAGATCGTATTCGGTTAATGATAATGGGACTATATCATTAACCTTTACATCTGGCGCAATTATGCGTTATAATGTTTTAGGGTGTTTAAATGACGTTGCTAGAGATATGTCATATTTTGAACAAGACGATTATAATAAATTGCTCGAATTTTTACAGCAAATAGAGGAAAAAAGAGCGGATGAAAGTTAAAGATTTTTTTGATAATGAATTCAAGCAATTTTCTATTGCTGATTGTATACGTTCTATTCCCTCAGTCGTTGATGGATTTAAACCATCGCAACGAAAATGTATCTTCGGAATGATTAAACGTGGTGAAAATGCGGGCGAAATTAAGGTAGCTCAGGTTTCTGGGTATATATCCCAAGTAAGTGATTACCATCACGGCGAAGCCAGTTTAAACGAGACTATAGTAGGTTTAGCGCAGAATTATACTGGTAGTAATAATATTAATTATTTTAAACCAAATGGCCAATTCGGAAGCCGGTTATCTAGTGAGTCATCGGCTCCTCGTTATATTTTTACTGAATTTACTGATAATTTTAGAAAAATATTTAAAAAAGAAGATGATATTATTTTAAATCATTTAGATTCTGATGGGCAATCAATCGAACCCGATTATTATTTACCTATATTACCAAATATATTAATAAATGGGGCGCGAGGTATGGGAACTGGTTATGCGACTCATATATTAAAATATAATCCAATAGAATTAAAAGAAAATATATTAGCTTTGTTATCGGGCAAAGAACCGCAGCAATTAATGCCTTGGTATAATGGTTTTAAAGGAACCATTAGTATGAATGGTGATCAAGTTTTAAATATAGGCGTTTATGAAATAGTAAATTCAACGACCATTAGAGTTACTGAATTACCTATCGGCATTTATCAAGATGATTATAAAGCCCACTGTATTAAATTACAGGAACAAGGTCTTATTAAAGACGTAGATGATAGGTCAACTGAATCATCATTCGATTATATTTTTAATGTTCCTAGAACAACGACTCAATTACCGCATGACGCAATATTAACTAAATTTAAATTAATAGGTAAGGATACCCAAAATTTAACTGCGTGGACGGAAGATGGCTTTATTAAAGTTTTTAAACAAGTTCAGGATATTATTGATTATTTTGTCGCATTTAGATTAGAGAAATACGAAGAACGTAGAATTAAATTATTAGAAATACTAAACGAAGAATTAGTTTGGTTATCGGAAAAGCGTAGATTTATTAATTGGTATATTGAAAATAGTAAGTTATTTTCAAGTAAAAGTAAAAAAGAATTAGAACAATTATTAACTGAAAATAATTTTAATCATATTAATGATTTGTTAGATATACGCTTGTATCATTTAACGAAAGATGATATATTTAAGCTAGATAAAAATATAGAAAGAATTGAAAAAGATATACAAGCATTAGAAAAAACTAATTGTATTAAAATGTATAAAAAAGAACTAGCCGAGCTAGAAATATAAAATGATTAGTTAAGTTAAATATATGTGTTAGTTGAGGTTTTTTTTATTATTAATGTTATTTAAGGATAGATAATGAGTATAGATAATAAACTTTGTTTAACCGCCACCAAAACCGGACTTCCCGGAATTATAACGATTTATACTAAAGATTGTAATGGATTACCGATTAAATATATACCAGATAAAAACGAACCCGATGTTTATATTACTATGTCACCTAGAGATTATCGGTATGCTTGCAATTCATATCCTATTGATTGGGAATTATTAGATAAATTTACGATGTGGGTAATAACCCAAACTAAAAATATATTATCTTATCATTATTTTGGGGCTGACATGACAAAATCAGAACTTGATGATTTACTTAGTTTGATCCATCCATTAACTGACGATGAAATATCGACATTAAATAAACGCAGAATATAAAAAAGGGGCTTTTTAAGCCCCTTTTGTTTTTATTTTTTAGATTTTTTTTTGGCTTTTTCTTTATTTAAATCTTCCTGCCATTTAGGAACCCATTTTTCTTTTTTGGCTTTTTTGATCGCTTTATCAACTGAACCTTTATATTCATCAGTTCCTGATTCAATTTTACCATCGCCGTCATAGTCTTTGCTTGCTTTTTTAGCTTTCGATTTAGCTTTAGATTTTGATTTCCCCATACAAGCTTCATTCATAATACGTTCTGCAACTAATTTAAGTTTTTCTTCGTATGATAAATCAGATGATTCATTAATAATTACAGTTGATGTAATTGAATCATCGAGTGTTGATAAGAAAGAAAATTCGCCGAATGATTCACGAACACCTTCTTCGCCGTCAACATGATAATGCTTTTTAATTAATATATTTAAAAGATCTTTATAACCTTCAAATTGACTTAAGTATGTAATATCGCCGGGGACTTTAATAATATTTTCATTCTTTTCGTTTTGGAATTCGTTTTTAGCAACAATGATACAAAATTTACGAACTGATGTACTAGTTGGATTCGAACTGGCACTTTTACCGGCCCAAATAACGATAACGTCATTCTCACCACCTGAATTATAACTATCAAACAAATTATCACTACTATCGACCGCAGTACACCATTTTACTTTACCTTCAGAATCAAAAGGACGTAAGAATGTTTGGCCGAATTGAATCGATTGTTGTTTACTACCTAATTTAACGGCATAAAAGCCTTCGTGATGTGGATCATTAATAATAACTTGACCGTAAGCGCCAAACCCACCTTTATTAACTATACGAGTTAATGATGATTTTGCGGTTGAAGTTTTAGCAAATTGATCTAATATGTGAGTAAACTCATGAAAATCATTATATGCTGGGTTATTAATATCATTTTGCGGTAAATTAGCTGAATGAGTTTCAAAATAAGCTAATTCCTCTTTAACTGCTTTAAATTGATTTAATGAGAAGCTATTAGGCTGAGCATACCATTGGCAAATACGTTTTAAGTATTTTGCTTTAGTTGCCGGAGTAACCATATGCAAACCAATCCATTTAATAACTTCTAATGAAGTTTGTAAATTTTCTGCACCTAATCCTTCGGGTAAACGTTTAGCTTCAGATTGGTATTTTTGCCAAACTGGTAAGCTGATACTTTTATCATTATTAATATCATCTTCTTTTGCTTCGAGTAACAATTGACTTTCGGATAGTAATCCAGCCAATTGTAAAATGCGATCTAATTCCATTGCGTGATACCTATTAAAATATATGAATTATGATATTTATCAGTAGATTCGTTGATAAATATTTGGATATTCTAATATTTAACGGATGACGTACAAAATGAAAACACAATTTTTAGTTGAGACTTTGACCTACGATCAGGGTAATTTGATCCAAGAATCAGTCGTAGATACCGAAGGTAAAAATTTATACTTATCTGGTTGCTTTATGCAAGCAGAAACAAAAAACAGAAACGGTAGAATTTATCCAATTACTGAAATGCAAAATGCCGTTGCTAGATTAACTGAACAAATTAAACAAACCGGCGGTGTTTGGGGTGAATTAGATCACCCACCATCATTACAAGTAGCTAGCGATCGAGTAAGCCATGTAATACAAGAATTACGAGTTGAAGGTAATAATGTTTATGGTAAAGCTAAAATTCTAAATACTCCAATGGGCCAAATCGCTAAAGTTTTAATTACTGAAAGTGGTGTTAAACCTGGCGTAAGTAGCCGTGGTGCAGGAGAAGTAAACGAGCAAGGTATAGTAAGTGGATTTAATTTAATTACGGTTGATATAGTTGGAACACCAAGCTGCGCAAGCGCATATCCAACATCAATTTATGAATCATTAGATGAATCAGTTAAAGGTCGTCGTATTTTAACACTAGCTGAATCAGTACAAGAAGATCAATCAGCTCAAAAATATTTAGTGACTGAAATTAAAAAATGGTTGGATAGTAGTTTATTTGTAAAAAAATAAGCAGAAAAATGGGGGCTAAAAGCCCCCATTATTGTTACTGAGAATAAGCGATTAAGATATCTTTACAAATACCAGAACGAACAACATCGTCGATTGTAAAATTAACCCATCCGACGTTATTAACTGATTTTAATCTAGTTAATGCGTCAGCTAAGCCCGATTCACCTTTTATATCAGATTGAACAACATCACCATCAATAATTACTTTGCAATTTTCCCCAATGCGAGTCAAAAACATTTTCATTTGAGCTGGAGTTGTATTTTGTGCTTCATCTAATATAACAATAGCATCTTCAAATGTAGAACCACGAAGATAAGCCAATGGTTTAGCTTCGATGATTTTGCGCTTAATAAGATATTCGGTAAATGATTGGCCTAATCGTTTATTTAATATCGATATAATCGGATCAAAATACGGTGCAATTTTTTCCTCTAATTCGCCAGGAAGATGCCCTAATTTTTCACCCGCTTCTACTATAGGTCGAGTAATAATAATTTTCGAAATACGTTTTGCTTTTAACTGCTCGGCCGCATAAGATAATGCGACATAAGATTTACCAGTACCAGCAACACCAACCCCAAAGGTTAAAATGTTGTGTTTAATTGAATTCAAATACCGATGTTGAGTATTTGTTAATGTTACAATTTCCTTTGGTTCTAATTCCAACAATTCATTTGGTTGTTGATCTCGTTTAACGCGTTTCGTAGTTTTCGACATTATTTTGATCCCTCAGTTAGTACCGCAACAATATCGAATTATTTATTCCCGTAAAAAGAAAAAGCCGATTAAAAATCGGCTTTTTATCTAACTAAATATTTAAATATTTAGTTATTATCTCATGCATTCTTCGTCTTCGTCTTCGATTGAATCGTCGTCTTCGTTGTCTGCATCAAAATCATCTTCATCTGAATATTCACGATCTTCATAATTCTCATCGTCATCTTCATCTTCTTCTTTATCTTCATCTTCATCTGAATATTCAGCATCTTCATCATCTTCTTCTGATGATTCGCCTTCTTCATCTGAATATTTGTCTTCGTCTTCGTCTTCATCTTCTTCGATGATTTGTTTGAATTTACCAGTCAAATAATCATGGAATGCACTTTCAGCTAATGCATCATCTTTTTTTAATACTGCATCAAGCATTTCAGCTAATTTTTCAGTCATTTGGTTAACTCCTAATTGGTATTATAGTAGGGTAAAAAATATAATTATATATTTATCTTACCCATTATGGAATAGATATATTTAGCCAAATAAATATGTAATAAGTTAATTTTGATTAGGTGATATTTAATGGCAGCTCAAGACGCAACCTCCCTATTTACGCAATTTTTATATGAAGCCGCTAGACAACAAAGTTCAGTAGCATCAATTACTGCAGATGCAGTGGCAGAAGTTGCCGAGTTTAATACTCGCATGAGAGGAGCTAGTAAAAGCGCCAAAGAAACATTTTCTGCATTAGATAATCTTAAAGCTCAGATAAAAGAAGTTAATAAACAGCAACAAATTGCGGCGAGAAGTACAGATACATTATCAAAATCATTAGATAAAAATTCATCTAAATTTACACAATATTCACTTAATGCTATTAGATCATTAAGAGCTGCATCAGAAGAATTTCAAAAAGCAGCTGCATCATCAAGTGCTTATTTTAAAAAATCATTAAACCCATTAGAAAATATTATAACATTAAAAAAGTTTACTGATGCTCAAGCAACATTAGTTAAATCTTTAAATGCTAGTGCCGGTTTAATAACTAACGAAAATTATAATATAGTTAAACGTTTTGTCGATATGGGTAAATCAGCGAATATTATGTCGACTGCATTTAAAGATATCGAAACACAATTTAATAATACGACTAAAGCCACAATGGAAGCAAATGCATCCATACTTGGTAGTATATCAGCAGCAGATTTTGCAACTAGACAAGCGGCATCAATTTTATTAAGAGATGCAAAAGAAAATCAAACCAAATATAATAAAGTTTTCGATGATGCAACTAATGCATTAGAAAAAATGGCAAAAGATTTACATAATGTTGATTTAACTCAATCATTATCTAGTCAATATAAAAATATAACTGATTTTTATAATAGTTACAAACGATCATTACGCCAATTAAATGATGCTGGGATGGATTCTAATGATGCGATAGCTAAATTAAACAGCGATCAGCGATTTGTTATTTTTGATCAATCGATTGCTAACTTAATAGACGCATTAAAAGATAATGCCGGCGTTTTAAATAACGTAACAAAAGAAGCCGCTGAAAAATACTTAGCTGCAGGCCAAACAGCCGGAACAATCAATGATGTTTCAGCTAATCCGATGACTAACTTTTTAAATACCGGTAATAGAGTAGATCAAACGGTTATACAAGAATTAGAGCGGCAAATTACTCAATCAATGGTTGAAATGCGTAATACTTTAGCTAATCTATTAGGAACTACTCAATTAGAAATAAGTAAACGATTAATAGATCAAGCCGAATTATCAAATAAATCATTAACTAAAATATTAGATGAATTAACTGATACTGCTAAAGGGGTATTTTATAACTGGGATAAGATGAATTCTGAATTTTCATCTGAATTTACTAAACACATGCAAAGTCTTGGTTTATCATTTAATGGTTTAGATGAGGGTATTGTAAAATTAAGACGATACGGTGATTTGCACGAAGCTACTATGAAAGAATTAATCCTTAGTGGCGGATATATTAACGAAGCAAATGCGGTTAAATTAGAAAATTATGTAGCGTTTGCTGCTAGTATGAAATTAATTACGCCGGAAATCGAAGAATTATGTGAAAAATTGCATCAATTTAATAGTGATGGTTCGGCAGGCCCCATTAGTAATGGAGTATTAGAGCGATTAGAAGAAGTTAGTAATCAAATACAACATGGTTTAATTAAAACATCGGATGCATTTGCGAAGCATAATAAAACATTTAGTTCTATTTTATCTAGAAATTTAAGAGAACAAGGTGGTATATTTAGTAATTTTATTGCGGATATGGCAGATGTTCGCCGAACTGGTACCACTTCTGACGGTAGAGATCGAGGTGATGTAATAGCCGGATTTAAAGGCCAAATAGCCGCGAATTTAATACCAGCGATTAAAAAATTCTTTGAAGAAAATATATCATATATTCAAGGTAGAGCCGTCGGTCAAAGTCGATTTGTTGGTGGAGTTGATCGCGGTTTTATGAGTGATATGCAAATTGGTGAACCCGATTACTTTAAACTAATGCAAGAAAACAGATCAACTGCATTAGCAGCTGGTGGAAATGAAGCATTTAAAGCTAAATTAGCTAGCCAACGAGACGTTTGGGAACAAATATTAGGACCACTACCGAAAGATATATTAGAAGCATCATTGCAGATGGAGCAGATTAATCAAGCCATCGGCGGTGCAATGAATGAGCAAGATATAAGAAATTATCAAAGAAGTATTCAAGCGAATAATTATATGTTTGGTGCTGATCCAAAAGCCCAACAAGCCGCTACATCAGCTATTGTTAAAACGACTAATGCACAACGGATGTTAGCTGGATTAGATGATAAATTAGCTAAAAAGAAAGTTGAAGAAATAGCATCACATTTCGCATACGCAAAAAGTTTAAAAATGTCTGATGAAGCTGCTCAGCAATTCGCTGAAGCGATGGCTATCGGTTCTAAAATAATGACGCCCCAACAAAGCGCAGAAGCTACCGGCGGCATGATGAATTTAATCGGTATATTACAACATGCCGGCGAATTACAAGACATAACATCAGCTGATAAACGCCGCGCGGCAGAAATTGCAGGAAAAGGTCCAGAATTAGCAACCGAAGACGAAATGAATTTTATGCGCGAGTTAATTCGAAAAATTGAATTAGCTAAAGCAGAGTATACTCAATCAAAACGAGATTCATCAGGATATGTGTCTGGAGTCGATGCTAAACAAATTGGTAATTTAAATAGATTAATGGATGAATTTAAATCTAAATTACCAGAAGCATTTCAAATAGCAGGTGAAGCAATCGGTGGTACATTATCGACTGCAAAAAAATCACCAATTGCTTCGCCGGGTATGAATATACCGGAAGAACAAAAAAAATTAATACCATTATTAACTGATATGAGTTTGCAGAATCAACAAACTTTTATAGAGCGTATTGCTAGTGCGAATGCAACATTAAAAGCATGGACTGATACATTAGGTGGTAGTACGGTTTCTAGTGCAGCGAATACTGCATTAAATATTGGTGGGACTGCATTATTAACTAGAATGATGATGGGCGCAGGTGGGGCTGCTGTTGCTGAAGGTGTAGTTGGTGCGTTAGCTGTTGGTGGTGTGGTTGCAGCGATTGCCGCTATTTTAGTCGGTGGTGGATATTTAGCATCCGAATACTTATCTGAGGGTAAAGGTTCTAAGAGTATGTCATTACCCGGGGGTGATGCAGAATCACCAACCAAAACACAACGACATGCGACTGGCGGTTCTGGATATAAACCATATAATAGTGGTACCACTGAAACAATACCAACTGAAACTGGACGGCAAAATGCGGTTATACCTAGTGAGGTAATAGCAAATGCTGGAGATGATCAAATAGCTAAAATGATTGAATTATTGGGTGATATTAAACAAAATGATGCGAATATGGCTATTAAAAAATTCAATAACTCATTTGATGAAGTGGCGAAGATTATAAAAACTTGGTGGGACGAGAAACAAGCTGAACTCACCCCACCTATTAAACCAACTGATAATAGACAACCACCGGCAGCTAAAACAAATTAACGGGGTGGTTGTCCCTGCGGTTGTTGTTGTGGTTGACCTTGCTGTTGTTGTGGATTACCTTGTGGTCTTCCGCCAGCTGATTGTTGTTGCTTATTAATATTTAAAAGTTGATTTTGTAATCTTTTAACTTGATCATCATAAACTTTCATAGCACGATTTTTACGAACATTTAAATCTGCGATTTGAGTTTGAATACGTAATTCATCATCATTAATATCTTCATTAATATCTTTTAAATCAGAATGCATAAAATCTAAAATTGACATGGCTCCCTCGTAAGTAGCATTATTGTTTATTTCACTTCTGTATTTTGCTAATTTAGCAACACGTTCTTGTTCTTTTTTATCATCGTTTTGTTTTTTAAAATGTTCTTCTGCCCGCAACATATCTTCTTCATTCTTAACTTTAATATTAGACATTTGAATAGATAATTTCGCTTGCTCAGCTTCCGCTTCTTTAGCTTTCGCATTAGACTCCGCCGTTTTAGCATCAGCGTCTGCTTTTAACATATCAATAACTTTTAATAATAAACTTGAGCTATCTTCTGGTTGACCAATTTCTTGAGGAGTATTATCATCTGGTTTAATATCACCTTCTGTTCCAGGTTCACCCTCGGGAGGCATTTCACCTTCGTCACCTTCTGGTGCACCTTCTGGGTTATCTAATTTATTATCAACTTCTTCATCTTCTGGTAATTTAGGCCATTCGACGAATAAGATATTAAATGAATTGCGTAAATTAAATAAAATTTCAGCAACATCTAAAGTTTGATCATCATCTAAATACTCACCTAATGCTCTTTTAAAAGCTTCGTCTTGTTCTTTATCGATATAAACTTTAGTAATATTACCTTCGGCGTCTTCGATACCATAAGCAATAGAGTTATCTTTTAATTTATTTTCTTTTTCCGCGCCATTTAATTTTGATAATACATCTTCAGCACTGAACTCATCAGATTTAACAACTGATTCAAAAAATGTTTTTAATCTTCTTTTTTTGCCCTTTTTGGCGGCACTACCATCTCGAGTTATCATACCGAATAGCGAACCTCGGGTTCCAGCAACATTACCAGCTGATACACAACCCGCCTCCCCATCTTCTCTTAAAAATTCTGAAAAAATCATCCTATCACCTTAATGTTTTTTGGAATACCCGCAAAAATGCATATAAATATACTATTTATTGGCCTATTACAATACCTATGACAAATTTAATATTAGAACAAGACCAACCAAAAACTGAACAAGAACAATATATTAAAGATGGCTCTACCTTATTATATACTTACATCCCAACATTAGAAGATTTTGATAATAATATTCCAGTTTTTTCTATATATGAACATGATAATATCACTTATTGTGTTACTCATGATTATATTGATGGTAAATATCAATCTAGTAATTCGTTTGTATTAGAATCAACTATCGGATCATATGTTAATGTTGAACTTATCGGTATTAATAACGGTAAATTAATTAATGGGAAAGTTGATACCGGGGCGGCATGCTGCAGTTTAGATGCAAAAAATATTCAAATCGATGATGAGTTTGTTACCTTTGCTTTTAATAATAGATCATATAAATTAAAAATGGTAAGTAAACAACAAATTCAAACAGCTGATGGTGGAGTTGAAGAAAGACCAGTTGTTCAATTAACGTGTAAAATTAACAATGATACAGTTGATATCCAAGTTAATTTAAATGATCGGTCTAATTTAGAACCATTTTTAATTGGAATGAACTTAATTGATAAATTAAATTGCAAAATCGATCCTAATCTTAAGGAGTTTATCGACCAATGCAAAAATCACCTATTATAACGATAGATGGATTTATATCGCCATTAAAATGCAGTAGTGAAACCGTTTTAGATTTCGTCACATCAAAAGCTCAACAATTAATTCCAATAATTAATGATTATTATAATGTTACTATTGATAATATAATACCACCTATTATATTATCACCCAGTAATAAAATAATATGCGATAATAGTTATTATCAATATAAATGGATTCGCAAAAATAATTATGATTTTACTTGTTATATTACATTAAATGATTATAATAATATACCACCATTTGATTTAGAAACCGAAGTTTATGGTGGTGAATTAATATTTAAGAATTATAAAACAATAATTAAACCAGGAATTGGTAATTTATTAATATTTCCGAGCTCGCCTAATTTCGCACATCAACATACCCCTATTAAATTAGGTAAACTTAATTTTATAAAATTATATTTTGTATGTAAAACTCCATTTATATTCGATTATACAAAATATTCAACACAATTAACACTTTAGGATAACCCACATGTATTCAGGCGCATCTAACCCATATACCACGATTGTAGAAGGTTCTGTAGTTGATACCAATGATCCACAAAATAGAGGCCGTATAAAAGTATATTGCCAAGATTACGGCGATTTACCGAGTACTGATTATGAAAATTTACCTTGGTGTCGATATATTAGTCCATTTGGTGGTTTAGTTAACTCAGATGAAATGACTAGAGGTTCTGGAGATCATAAAACGAAAGGTGGTGTCGCTTATGGATTTTGGGCTACTCCTAAAGTAGGCGCCATAGTTGCGGTAATGTGTTTAGGTGGTGATCCAACCCGACGCGTTTATATTGGGTGTATGCCTCCAGTTAATGCAGAACATACTATGCCCCACGGTAGATTTATCGGCGAAGATGGTAATGATGGGCCCTATTCATCAGAAGAACAACCAATTCAACCATTATATGATAATCTTAAAAAGGCGTTTGGTGATGATAAAGGCAAACATGAGTTTAAATCTCGAGCTGCTGACGTTAGTGTAACTGGTTTAACTCAGGATCATATAGATAATCAAACAACTCCATCAAAACAAAAAGATTCAACTTCCGGTTATAAAAAATCTAGATTGCAACCTAATTTAAAAAATAGTGCGACCGATGCTAATTATGATAGTCAAATATATTCATTGACGACTCCAGGATTTCATGCATTATCATTTGACGATAGTCAAGATAATTGTCGCGTTAGATTAAGAACTAGTAGTGGTCATCAAGTTATATTCGATGATACTAATGAACGAATTTATATTAATACTGCGGAAGGTAATAGTTGGATAGAATTAGATCAAGACGGAACAATAGATATATTCGGAACGCAAACTATATCAATTAATTCGGATAAAGATATTAATTTGCATGCAGCTAATTCAATTAGATTAAACGCAAAAGATATTCATTTAAATGCAGAAAATAATTTAAATTTAACCGCAGCAAAAGATATTAATAAAAATGCAACCAATATAACATCATCAGCTTCGGATAATTATTCAGTCGGGTCAAAAACTTGCGGTATTAGCGCTCAAAAATCTATGGGTATTACCGGCGAATCAACTAGTGTATCCGGTGATCGAACTGCAAGTGTTTCTAGTTTGATGACTAGTGTTAGTGGTAAAGGCATGATGAGTATGTCTGGCGCTATGACTAGTGTATCTGGTATGGGTATGTTAAGTATGTCAGGTGGAACCGCTAGCGTATCTAGTAAAAGCGCATTAAACTTAGCCGGTAAAATGACTAATGTAACTGGCGCTTTAGTAACCGTCGCATCACCAGCTATATTAACGGGCGTTGAACCAAACCCGGTAGGTGGGGCATTAAGTGGTGTAGGTGCAGCAATTAGTGGTGCATTAGGTGAAGTCGGATCTGCCGTAGGAGAAGTAGCTGGAGAAATCGGTGGGGCATTAGGCGAGGCTATGGGTGCATTAGGCGATGCAATGGGTGCAGTTACTGATACTATCGGTGGAGTAATGGGTGAAGTTAGTGGAGCCTTAGGTGATGTAATGGGCGAACTAGGGACCGCTATTAATGATGTAACGGGCGAATTAAGTTCATTAGCCGGCGAAGTTGGTGGCGCATTATCAACTGAATTTACAGCCGCGATGGGTCAATTAAATAGCGTTATGAATTCAATGCCGAATATTATGGATACCGTAATGCATCAATTACCAGATATGAGTGGAATTATGAATAGCATATCTGATAATATTGGTGATGTTTTAGCTAATATGCCAGATTTAGGTAATGTTTTACCCGATATAGCTCATATGTTACCAGATATTCCGGATATTAGTAATATTATGGGTGGGTTACCTGATATTGGTGGTATATTAAATAAAATGCCAGATGTAGGTGGATTATTATCGAAATTACCAGACGTCGGTAATCTATTAAATAAACTACCTAATATTGATTTAGGTGGTATTATGAATAAGCTACCTAGCTTAGATTTAGGTGGCGTTATGAATAATATATCTAATTTGCATATGGATACTATATTAAATAAACTACCTAATATGGGAACTACTATTCATGCATTAGCTAGTGGTAATTTAGGTAATGTTTTAGGTAAAGTTTCTAATAATTTATTACCTGAGGTTTTAAATAGCTTACCTAATATTAACGGAACTTTAACTAATTTATCACATAATGTCGTCGGGGATTGTTTAAATCGACTACCAATTGATAATATTAGCCACGTATTATCGCAAATGCCAGATACTCATATTGGTAGTATGTTATCGACCTTACCAATTAAGCAAATTAATAACGTAATGCATCAATTACCATCCGGCGTTATTCCAAATGCGATGTCCGGGTTATCAACTCATATATTAGATACATTACCAGATTTTCCAAATGCTAAAGTATCCGATATTAAAAGTACAATTCCCAGAGTTGATATTAGTAGTATATCATCTCAATTATCTAAAATAACTAATGCTCCAATACATGATTTTATGTCTGGTGCGGATTTAGGTCATGTTTTAAATAATATTCCAGGTGTTCATGCAGCGAATGTATTATTAGATGCACCTAAACATATATGCGGAGATATATTAACTAATATACCAGGATTGCAATCCGGTCAATTACTCAAAGCTATACCAGATGCACATACCTTATTTGATGGTTTAGCCGATCATCATGTCGGTGATTTATTAGGAAAATTACCCGGCGGCGATTTAACACATATGTTAGATCAATTCCCAAATACAGAAAAATTCTTATCTGATATTAGTGGTGGTAGTTTAGGTAATATGTTTAATAATTTACCCGGTGGTGATATTAGTAAAGTATTAGACGGTATTCCTGATGTTAATGGTATTTTATCTAAATTAAATGGTGCGGATTTCGGTAATTTAATGTCAAAATTACCAATTAATGATATGAGTGGATTATTATCAAAATTACCATTAAATAATGTAACTGACATGCTTTCTAATGTTCCATTACCTGGTTTAGGCGATGCATTAAATAATATTCCCGGATTGGAAATGGGTAATATTATGTCGAATATGTCACCGGAAATGGCGAATACTGCATTATCATGTATGGCTCCAGAAAAAATTTCAGATATGGCAAATGCAAATACGATGGATGCTAAACCGACTCCAAAGACTGCTAAAATAGCCGCATTTCCAACTAGAATACCGAAGCATGAACCTTGGGCTAGATCTGATAATATGAGTGATACTGATAAAACTCAAAAATATAAATACGATGATCCACAAATAGGAAAAGATAATTCACCTCGCAGTAAATATTGGAGAAGATAAAGATGGCGTTATATAAAGGATTTTCGTCTATTGATTATAAATTAGGCTTTAAAACTACTGGTTCATTCGCCGCTAAACAATTAGATGGAACTAAAAAAATAGCTCCGATTATTGATACGTTTATGGCTAAAGAAAACGACGGTAATAATACCTTTGTTTTAACTGATATTAAATTAGTTGAACGTAATATATTAAATCATATTTTTACGAGAAAAGGCGAGCGAATAATGATGCCTAAATTTGGAACTAATATTCCGTATTTAGTTTTCGAGCCATTAGATCAAGAAACTATAGACCAATGCAGAAGCGAATTAGAAGCTGTTGTTGCTTACGACCCCAGAGTATCACTAAATTCTATTGATGTTAACGCGGATTACGATCATAATGCATTAACTGTAACATTGAGTTTATTTTATATAGAACTCAATGTTACAAAAAATATGAATTTTAATATTGAATTCGTAAGTTAATATTATATAAGAGTAACCATTTTCCATTCATTGCCGGTAGTCCACAATTGTAATCTAGGTGGTGTAATAGCAGTATTATACCACATCAATCCTGGGATTTTAATAGCTGGTTCTGTTGGACCGGCAAAGTTCTCTAATACATGAACTAAATTATTTTGAAACCCTTCGCCATACTCAACTCCATTTCCTTGTGGATATAAAGTAAATGGTGTACTAGTAGTGTTATTGGCAGCATCAACAGTAAACGAATTACCGGCCGCATCGATTTTAAGTGTATAAGCCATAAGTTTAATTACCGAGAAATGTAATAGTTGTATTTATTGAGGATAACAAACTCCCATAAATATCTCTTATTATAAACTTACCCTTATTTCAGAAAAGACATATATGGCAATTCAGTTATCTAAAGCGGAATCTTGGGATACAATATATCAGGCAAGTAAATTTATAAATTTTACCGGCTTTGATTATGCAACCGTAAAACAATCACTTATAGATTACTTTCGTCTAACACATCCTGAATTTAATAACTGGATTGAAACCGACGAATTTGTAATGATTTTAGAGGCATTTGCCTACGTCTGCGAATTAAGTGCTTATCGATTAGATATGGTAGCGAATGAAAATTTGTTATCAACTGCACAGCGTAAAGATTCGGTTCTTAAATTAGCTAAATTTATTTCATATAATCCGTCGAGAAATATTCCAGGTTCTGGTTTAGTAAAAATAACATCAATTTCTACATCAGAACGGGTTTATGATTTAAATGGTAATAATTTAGCAAATAGTAAAATTATATGGAATGATTCTAATAATGTTAATTGGCAATCACAATTCTTTGCCGTAATTAACGCTACATTATTACGTTCGTTTGGTGATGTTTTACCTAGCGATCGAGTCCAAGTATTTGATCAAATATTTGAACTATATTCAATTAATAATATGCCGTTTGAAAATAGTGTAATACAATATAAAACACAAGTTCAAAATAAATCAATTGATATGGAATTAACATCAGTTGAATTAACAACGGATGGTCCAATCGAACAAAGACCAAAAATCATAACGACAAATAATAATCAAAATTTTAATATATTATATGGTTCTGATGGATTAGGTAATTCATCTAATTATACCGGCTTTTTTATGTTAACTAAACAAGGTATATTAAAAAGAACTAGAACCGATTCATTTGACGGTATAACCCCACATCAATCATTTAATATAAATGTAAAAAATATTAATAATACTGATGTTTGGGTTAATCAAATTACTTCGACCGATTCAATCGCTTGGGAAGCAGTCGATACGATCAATGAACAAAATATTATTTTTAGTAATAATCCAAATAAAAACAAATACGAAATTAATACTTTAGATAATGACCAAATATCGATTTTATTTGGTGATGGTGATTTTGCTAATATACCTAATGGTATATTCGATATTTGGTATCGAACTTCAGATCCGGATCCAATTCCTATCCCAATGAATGCGATCAGTGAAGTCTCATCTAATTTTGCATATTTAGATGGTAAAGGTAATGTTCAAAATGCTATATTTACATTTTCATTAGTTCAACCAATACAAAATGCTGCACCAAGTGAAGATATAGAACATATTAAAATAAATGCACCATCGGTTTATTATACTCAAAATCGAATGGTTAATGCTCGCGATTATAATTCATTATTATTACAAGATAATACTATTTTAAAATTAGCGTCTATTAATAGAACCTATGCTGGCGAAAGTAAATATACCGGATTTAATGATCCGAGTGATACTTACCAAAATATTAATCATTTTGGGACTGATTTATCAATTTATACAGAATATGATATTGGTACTATAACTGTCTCGAATAAAATTTCAGCATTATCGGTTTTAATTAATCATATTCAACCATTATTATCGAATAATGATACATTATATTATAGAGCATTTAATAATATATCACCTAGACGTTATTTTACTGGTGGTTCGGCAACTAGCGAACAACACGATATAGTATTTAATTTCATGGGCGAAGTTTATTCATTATCTGATATGAATGCTCCGCCGGCAACATTACCATTCGGTATATATTATAATACTAAATATTATCCTCAGGCAATTACTGGCGATGATTGGTTATTTCATATTGACGTTATCGGCAATAATTGGGTTATTAAATATAAAATAGCTAGAATATTAGCAAATAGCCCATCGACTAAGTTCTGGAATTATGCCGCAAATCAAGATAATATAACCATATTAAAATCGAACGCCGCCGACTATAGAACATTAAATAATACTAAATTTTTAACTAATGAAGTTTCGTTATCGATTTTGAATATTAATACATTTAGAGAACCAACACAATATATTGGTCAAATGGATTATAATACATTGAATGTTTCAATAAGTGATAATAATAACGATGGTGTTCCTGATATAGCAGAAGTTTTGCAGTTAACTACTAATACAATAACTATTAATCCAGATACTGATAAATTTTTCGAAGATAAAGCTTATTATCAATTATTTGATCGAGTTTTTGATATGCCATTTGATTCATTTAATGTCGAAACTCCAACTATTGAATTACCGTATGATGTATTTACTATAGTAGATCCAGTAACTGGTAAAGCTGATGTTGAATTTATTGGGGATGTTTCAGGTTCATCTAATTCGAATCTAGGTGAAAATAATACTATAGTTTGGAAAGAACGAGATATTAATAAATTACAATATACTAATAAGATTACTATAATAGATAACGGTAGTAATAATACAATTACTGTTAAAATTAAAGACTATGTTTATTTTTATAGACCAGATATCGATACTCCATATTCTATAATAGATGATTCTAAAAAAATTAATTGGTTTGCGGAAGCTTTTGCATTACTCGATTCATCAAAAGCATTATATACACGCAAACAAGGACGCTCAGGATTAAATTTCTTATGGCAACATACACCAACTGATAATATGAAAATTAACCCATCATGTTCTAATATAATAGATTGTTTTATTATAACTAGAGGATATTATCAAAGTACCATGAATTGGATTAATGGTATCGGTAGTAAACCAGCCAAACCATTACCGCATGAATTAAGAGCATCTTATAATAAATTAATTACTAATAAGATGATATCTGATGAAATGATTATTAAATCCGGTGAGTTGAAAGTAATATTCGGTAAATATGCGGCACAGGAATTACAGGCTAAATTTTTAGTTGTGAAATCACCATTCGCTACATTTACGGATAATCAAATTAAATCCAGTATTGTAACATTAATATATGAATTTTTTAATATTAGAGATTGGGATTTTGGTAATACTTTCAATTTTACTGAATTATCGACCTACGTTCATAATTCATTAAATGGTAATATAAGTTCATTTGTTATAAAACCAAAAAGCGAATTTAATCATTTTGGTAATTTATTTCAGATATTTACTATGGAGCATGAGATTTTAGTACCGTCAATCGACATGGAAGATATAGAGATGGTTCAATATTTAACATCAACAAATATATTATAGGCGAATTAAATGACTGATTATACATTAACTAAATCAGATACCTCATCTACCTATTCTGTTTTAGAAACATCATTAAACAATGACACTCTATTAGAGTTTATTGGCCATAATTATTTTAAATATGGTGATGTTTTGCAGCAAAATGAATTACATTTAGGTACTAATTTTTATTCATTATGTGCTGGAAAATCTCAAACTGAAATTAATGCATTAAAAGCTAAAATGATTCCAGGTCAGATTTTATACGACGGAGTTTACTTATGGCTTAAAAAAAATTCAAGTATAGTTAAATTAGATTTGCACTCATTAAATACATTACCTACTGGTAATATTTCTATATCAGGCCCACATAATGCAGATAGTGAAGATACAGTAAATCTTACAGCATTAATTGACGCAGATGGTTTACCAAGCACATTTACATATCAATGGAAACTTGATGGCGTTGCTGTTAGTGGAGCGACGTCTGATAAATTTACTCCGGTTTTTGCGGATGGTGGGAAAAAATTATCTATTACTGTTACATATACTGATTTAGGCGGTTCTACCGAAACAGTTACTAGTCCCGAAGTAACCATAACCGCAGTTAATACTTTACCGACTGGATCAATTATTATTCAGGGTAGTAAAGTTGGCGTAGCGTTAACTAAATCTATTATTAATTTAGTTGATGCTGATGGGTTACCGGCGCCAGCTACCTATACATACGAATGGAAATTAGACGGTACTGTCGTTTCGACGACTGATAGTTATACACCAGTTTTCGGTGATTTAGGTAAATCATTAGTTGTTAAATTATCATATACTGATTTACATGGAACCGCTGAATCATTAACTAGTACTCCGACGGTTATAACGAATGATCCATTCTCCGCGACTATGTCTGCAGCCGCTACACAGACATTCGCAAATATTAATTTAACCTTTAAACCATTTGATGTTAGTGGTGGATCTGGGGTTTACAATTACACTATAACACCGACTAGTAATATTCAAGCAGGAACGTTTTCTATCGATCCTGACGGAACATTGCATTATACGTCACAAGGATCGTTACCAGGTGCGAACCCAAATATGAATCCGCCAACTACAGCATCTGAATTGACCATAACTGTTACTGATGCTAATAATTCCGCTAGTACCTATTCAATCAAATACACATTCGAAGAATTTTTAGTCTTAAATGCAGGCGATCCACCACTTCAACCATCAGCATGGGGTGATGCTCAATTTAAATTCGTCATTGCTACCTTATCAACGACCGCTGCTCCAATTTCAATTGCATATAACATGTATAGTGCACCGGATCCATTAATATTGTTAGTTGATGGTGTTATGGTCGATCATACTGGAACTGGTAGTAATATACCTAACTATGTTAGTGGTGTTACCGCTATACCCAATAGTTTTTTTGTTTCTGGAACATCTGGCGCTAATCCAATTCAAGCTCCAGTGAGCACACCGTTACTCGTAGATTCGGAATTAATTGTTGATGTCGGGGCGAGTGATCAATCCAAATGGGATATTTTTGTTTCCTATGATAATGGAAAATTATATATGAAACCAAAAAAAGCCACAACTCCGGTTTAATTTTAAGAGTAATTTTATATGACAGATTATAGTGTAAAAAAATCCGACGATTCATTAACGTACAATGTTTATGTTGAAGATTTAAATAACGAAACTAATTTAAATTTAATTGGTTTTAATTATTTTAAATACGGTGATGTTTTACAACAAAATGTATTAAATCTATCGACTAATTTTTATACATTATGTGTTAATAAATCGACGAATGAAATTACTGAAATTAAAACTAAAATGATCCCCGGTCAGGTTTTATATGATGGTTTTAAATTATGGCTAAAGAAAAATTCAAGTATAGTCGAATTAGATTTAAAATCAATTAATATCGCCCCAACTGGAGTTTTAACATTAACTGGAGATACTCATGTCGGTAATACATTAACCTTAAATAAATCCGCATTAGTTGATTTAGATGGTTTATTACAAGCAGTTTATACTTACGCATGGTATCGCGGATCGACCTTAATTACTGGTGAAACTCAGGACCATTATGCAACAGTGGCTGGCGATGTTGGGCAATCAATAACCTGTAAAGTAAGTTATACGGACGATAAAGGGACTGCCGAATCAGTAACTAGTTCTGCAATTACCGTAGAAGCTGCAGTTGTTGGACCACCGGTAATACCAGGCGGTATCCCAGCATCGAATGCGGCGTGGGGTGGTGCTGGGTACGGCGGAACTGCAAATTATACCGGCGGATATAGTGCAGCCGGCGGTCATAATGGTAATGGCGGGGGCGGATCCGCAAGTCCAGTAGGGGGTAATGGGGGTAATTGGTTATCCGCTACTGGAAGTGATGGGACGTATGGAACTGGGGGTAGTGGGGGTGGATATAGCTGGGCAGGCGTTGCCGGTACTGGTTTATTACCTGGATATGATGCGGTTGCTATTAATGCAACTGGTATTGGTAATGGTGGGGGTGGTATAGAAACTGATAATATGAATCAAACGTTAACTCAAGTTCGGGGCGGTAATGGAACTGGTGGATTGATAAGAATTACCATAAACGCTGGATCATATTCATTTACACCTGCAGATTTAACCACATTTTCTGGAACTAGAATAATTACTGGCGATAAAGCAATTGAATGGGATAATAGTTCTGGTCTAAAAACTGCCGTAGATCCGTATGATCATGCATTAATTGGTCAATTTACGGTTCCGGCCGGAGTAACTAAAATAGATATTGGTGTTATCGGCGGCGGCGGTGGCGGCGCTATTGGACCTTGTGTTAATGCTGGCGGTGGAGGTGGTGGTGCTACATTATATACTGGTTACGCGGTAATTCCAGGAACGGTTTATACTATTAAAGTCGGGGCTGGAGGTCAAGGTGGTTTGCAGGGGGCCCCAAGGGGCCCGAGTGCGGGGGGCGCCCCACCGTATGGCGTAACTGAAGTTCCATGGCGAGGCGGTAAAAGTGCATTCTGTTCATCAACCGGAACTGAGCTTATATTTGCTACTGGCGGTAATACTAGACCAGATAACTGCGCCGCACTTACTAATGCTGATAGTGCTACTGCCGGTGTCGCCGACGTTCCTGGGCCTAACGTAGTAGCTCCAACTCCACCCACACCACCAGCGACAAATATTCCAACATTTGATTGGACTTTTAATAATGTAGTAGCTGGAACACCCCATTTTGATAATTCAACGTTAACTATAAATTCGACCGATGTTATTACATCTGATATTACTTGGTATTGGTACGAAGGGGGACTTAGTACTGGAGTAACAGAAACTACATTACTATCTAGTCTAGCCGATCCGCATACTGCTTCCAAATCATATGCACATCCAGATAGATTACCAAATACGTCATATTCATGCTATGTAACATTTACTACGGCTACTAGAGCAAGTCAAGGGTATGATATTCATCGCACATCACCACAGTAATTTATGTTCGAATTCGGGTAACTGTAGTTCAATTTTCTCAAATTCAATAACTATAATCTAAAGTTAATTAACTGTAAACTTTTTATCGCAAAATTTACAATGGATATGATCATCATACTCGATGATCATATCTTTTGGATGAATACATTCTTGCACCATAATAGTTCTTAATTGATTAATTTCATCAATTAATGGCATCTTTTGTTCTTCTAAATCCATAATTTGATCAGCTAATGCATTAACTTGCTCAATTAATTTTTGCATATTATCAAATTTGCGATTCCATGCATTTTTATCACTTTGATTAGCAACATTTGAAACTTGCTTTACATTCGATACCATAATCTTTCCTTTATTTTCCAAATTGACTTAATGCAATAATACATGCGGCAAAACTAATCATCGGATTAGCCGTTTCACTTAAATAATCCGCTATAATTAAAATACCATTTTCATATGAATCCATATCATTAAACTTCTTAGATCTATGTAAATTATCATATAATGATGTATATAACCCATCATAATCAACATCTCGCATATTAATAATATCTAATCTTAATTGTCTCCAATCATCATTTTCGATATATTTGATAATATCAAACGAATCTTTTTTCGGACTAGTTAATTTACCATCAATACTAAATCTTTCTAAATTTTTAATTAATTTACGAATATCTGGGTAAGCGGCATCAACGTGTTCATCCAAAATATCTAAATCAAATTTAACTTTTTCTTTAAGTAATATATTAGCAGCGAACATACTAATATCATTTACGTCAATTGGTTTAACTTTAAAGATATTACATCTAGATTTAATAGCTTCGGTAAACATATGATGATAATTACCAGTTAGGATAAACTTAGCAACCATCGTATATTCGACCATTAACCCCCTTAATACCTCTTTCGCATCTCTAGATAAGTAATCGGCTTCATCTAAAATAACAACCTTATATCCCCCAGAAAAGGAATTAGTTGAAACAAAAGATCTAACTCTAGTTCTAATATTATCGACACTATTTTCATGACTAGCATCAATAAACAAAACATTTTCATCATCTATATTAAAATGCTTAACTAATAATTTAGCTAATGATGTTTTACCAGTACCTGGAGAACCAGTTAATAAAAGATCAGGAACTGCAGATAATCTAAGGAAATACTCTTGCATTTCCTGATCACTAAATATATACTCATCTAATGTATTAGGAGTATGTTTTAATTCCCAAGGCATTTTAATCATTTCTTTTTCTCAATTAAATATTGTTTTTGTCTAGGATGACCTCGCATAACATCAAACCAAAACTTACGTTCAGTTAATACAGGCATACAAGCAGCTAACGTAGTTACCCGGCACATCTCATCTATATAACCTAATTTTTCAGTTGCTACGTAATTGCGTTTTCTATGACCGTTTCTAGATCCAGCTTGCGGCATTATTCATTATCTCCATTTGAATTAATATCATCAACGAAAGAACTAAAAGTACTTTCCCCTATCATTTGTTTATAAATCGCAGTTACCAAACCCCAATTTTCTTCACCGCCTTTATTTTTAGCAGCTTTTTTAGCATTAGCCCAATGCTCTTCGGATTTTTCAACTGAGATATTATGTTTCTTAGCCATTTTTTTAACGTAAGCCGTAGGCATTAATCTTCCCTATTATATGTTATATAAAAACTCATAATTATCACCATTAACGTTATTACAACCCAAATCATATTTAAATACACCAAATTATTAAATTACAAATAATTATAACGGATTTTGGGGTAAAAATCAAGATAAATATCATATTTGTAATTAGAGGGTTTGTCATGGCTAATAAAGAAACGATACAATTAGTAGAACACTTTGAAGGATGTAAATTAGCAGCATACGAATGCGCAACCTCAAAATCATTGCCTAGAGATAAAAAATTCTGGACTATAGGTTGGGGTTCAACGTTTTATGCTGATAAAAAACCAGTTGGTGAACATGATCATATAACTCAAGAACAAGCCGACGAATTATTTGAAAATTTATTAAATGAATTCGAAGCTAAAGTTAAAGCTTTAGTTACTGTTCAATTAAATGAAAATCAATTAGGTGCATTAACTAGTTTTGCGTATAATTGCGGAGTTGGTAATTTAAAATCATCAACTTTATTAAAAAAAGTAAATGCTGGTGATTTTATAGGCGCATCTCAAGAATTTGCAAAATGGAATAAATCTAACGGTACCGTTTTAAAAGGATTGGTAGTCCGTCGAGCAAAAGAAGCTGAGTTATTTTTAAAATAAGGATTTAAATAATGGGTACGTATAATATAAGACATTTCGATAATACGATTACTACTCCAATAGCGACATTATCAACTCCCGGTATCGATACCGCGAAAGTTAGTATTGGATTAATCGGTCCCGACACCGACGTTTACGGCGAAATGATAAACTCTAATTTCCTACATATAATGGAACATTTTTGTAAATCATCCGCCCCGGCGAATGTAGTAAAAGGTCAATTATGGTTTGATAAAACTGCAGATCATATAAAGATTTGTACTGATCCGGCTGGGCCGACTTGGAAAGAATTAAGAGAATTGCCGTAATTAATATGGGGAGCTAAGCTCCCCATATTTTAAATATCTATATATTCATTAAAGAATTCAATTCCGTCTGAATTTCGATATGATAATATATTCCCTTGATCGTCATATGTTTTATGTATTTCGTAACCAGTAGCTAATTTTATATAGATACAATTACCATCTTTATCGTATTCTAATATATCATTAGTTGTATTGCGAATAGAAACATTACTGGGTTCATTTAGATCTTCGCTACTATACTCATACCAAATAACTTCACCTTCATTATCATCAATATAAATTAATCGATTTAATGCATCGAACTCTTGGAATAAGTAATTTCCTAACGAATCCGAATAACTAACTAAATTACCACTAAGGTCATAATCCGACATACATTCATGACCATCTAATTTTTTAGTCGCCCCCATTGGGTTTCGTTCGCCTTGTTCATCTTCGTAAATAAACGCACGAAAAAATTCACCTTGACTGTCAATATTACTCCAAAATAATCTTGATCTAGCACTATCCGACATATCGATCGGATATTTTTCTTCTAAAATAATATCACCATCAACGATTGTTCGATATCCAATTAACCGCCCCTCTAAGTCATAATCATTTTCAAAATTAGCGCCTGAGCCACTATGAATTTTTAATTTTCGCATATTAAACACCGGTTCTTAATTCAAATTGTTTTACACAATTAAGTACTACTTGATTAGCTTCTTCTGCTTCGATATCACTACGATCGTCGATATATTCTAACAATCTATTAACCGCAGCTTGAACATCAATTTCTTTTAACATATGAGCCGCAAACATACTTAAAATAAAATCATTAAATTCATCTGAAGTAAATTGAACATTAACATAATCCATAATTATCCTTTTTTATCTAGAGAAAGAGATGTAGTTTTAATTAAAACTACATCTCTATATTTAATTAAATTAACTTAATAGATAATTGCTTACCGACTAATTTAGCTAATTTCGAAAGTAATTCGATATCAATAGTTTCTTTTTTAGTTAACTCTGCACACCAAGTTAAACAATTAGATAGATCATCAATACTTAAAGATTTATTAGCAACTTCCAGTAGAACATCATTTACGAATTTAACTGAATCAAAAGTTTGATTAATTGGTTCGACTTTATCTGATTTAATTCCATCCGAATAACGACTAGATACATTAATCTTATCTGGGTTAATTCCAACATTTAATATTTTAACATAAACATTACCATTATTAGTATAAACTTCGGAGGTCGTATTATATTCACTATTTGAAATATTTTGTTTAACTATCGGTAACCATTTTTCCGCCCCATAAAAAACAATAACCCAATCATTTTTAGAAGGATACGCATCACTAGTTGTATAATCATATCTAGGTATTTGAACAATATTAGTTATTTTTTTACGATAATAAGTTCTTAAATTTGATAATGGAACTTGAGGGATACCTTTTGCATTATTTTTATCCTCTTCTGATTTATAAAATCGGAGAATAATATTATTATCTCGTTGATATCCTTCGATTTCGAAATCAGATAATCGATGATTACGAGAAATTGATTTAACTATTTCATCAGCTGAAACAGAACCGCGAACTTTATTAAATGTACTACTAAATCCGAATGACGTTTCATTTGTATATAACTGTTGATACGAACTTGGATGAACACCTGAGATAATGGTTAATAATTTATTTAAATCTTGTTTATTAATATTGGCCATGAAGTTATTCCTTTTTGTTAAATTAAAAATAATATTATACTACTTTAATACTTAAAAGTCAACACTTAGAGAAACTAGATCGGACTTAATTGGCCGATCTAGTTTTAAATAATTTAAACTAATTCAATTTGAACTTTTTTACCCATTAATTGCGCTAATTTAATAGTATCATCGATTGATGCGCAATTATTTAAAACGTTAAAGATTTCAGTCGACGATGCCATAAATTTATTAGAATCGATTTGACCCGATGCCATCGATTTAGTTAATAACTCGATAAAATTAGAAGTATCAATCTGAATAGATTCTTTTACTTTAGGAACACCAGTCGATTTAAGTGCATGTTGGATCGTTGGTTTAACTATAGTTTTAACTTCAGTTTTAGTAAAGTTCGGTTGTTTTTGTAATTGCTGATAGAAACTATTAGGAATGCTTAACTGTAATTTATCATCAACTGTAGTAACAGTAACGGACCCGGATAAAACACTATTATTAATTTTATTATGAATCTGATCAAAATTATTTGATGTATAACGATAATAAACGACAATCCAATTATCATAACTCGGATAAACATCACAAATTGAATATTCGCTAGTATTAAGCTGTAAGATATTATTAACTAAACTTCTAAAATATCTACGCGACTCATTGCGTTCTCGTTTTTTAGCCTCGGGATCATATTTTTCAATAGTTTTATTTTCGACTGGATTTAACATAACGACTGGCTTACGATGCAATTGAAATAATAAACTATTATCCGGATTCATTTTAGTAACGATATTGAATTCTTTAATCAATTGTGATTTTTCAATATTTTTAGAAACTAGTTGAGCATCTTTAGATTCATGTAACTTTACCGAACAACCAAATCCGTAATCAACCAGATTTACAGCTAATCTACTATAACGACTAGACGGAATATCGATTGCATGTTTAAAACGTTTGTACATTTCAACTCGTGTTTCACTCGTTCTTTGATTCATTTTACTTTCCTCGTAATTGTTAAAAAAATAATATTATACTACTATAATACTTTAAAGTCAAGCAAATTGTATAATTAATTTTTTATGATTTAAATCGGCGAGTTTTGCTAATAGATCGACCGTAATATTAGTATCGGTTAAATCTAATAATTGAATAAAATCTTGTTTAGATAAATTTAATTTTTCGCATATAAAGTCAGTATCAACATTATGCTTTAATTTATATGCGAAAAATTGTTCGATTATTGATATTTTAAAATTTTCTTGACCAGTAAATATATGATGATCGATTAATCTATTAAATTGATGAGGTATTAGTTTAATTATAGTTTTAGAACCAGATAAAACAAATCGAACATCAAAATCCCAAAATTCGGCTAAATGACTATTTAATAAATCATTTTTTAATAAGTTTATATTAATGGGAGCGTAATCATAATAAGTAATTATCCAACCATCACCTTGCTTATAACTATCAATCCGTTTATATTGAGAAGATCCAATATTTAAAATATTTTTAACTTCGTTTCTAATTTGTGATCTAAATGCTGTTTCTTCTTCATTACTCATCTAAACTTCCCATTTCAATAATTTCATAATTATCATTTGCAATATACTGCTCTAAATCTTCTACGTTTGTAGTGATGGTTTCGCGATATCCGTTTTCATTTAAAACTAAATAAGTCATAGTCCTCCATTATGTGCGGTTAAAATTATGATTATACTATATTATAGTGGCCTAATCAACGATAAATATTCAATTTACCTGACCATATAACTACGATGAGATTACAACAATTACTCGATGAAGTACAAAACCCGGAATTGGATCAGAATGCATCGGCATATGACCAGTTATTACCTTATAAAAATGACCCAGATGTTTACATTAAATTTTCTAAATCATCTAGATTTGGTAAAGTGCAGAAATCGAATGATGATGTACCGGTAGGTTTATATGCATATCCATTAAAACAAACATGGGCAGATTTTAACGTAGAAAAAACTAAAAATTTTGATAATTATCCTTACGCAAATAAAAGACCTTATATTCACGTATTTAAATATTCATTTCCAATTACAATAATTGATTCTTATAAAAATATTGACCGTGATGCTCACGTATTAAAAAGTAGATATTCTCATTTAGTTAATTTAGATCAAGAATTAGAACGTTTAAGTTATAAAAAACCATTTGAACAATTATGGCGATTAACAAAACATATAGCAAATGAATTAAGCCCAAATAATTATAAACCACATTGGACTAAAATATTAAGAGCCTTAAACATGAATGGGTTTAAAGATAAAACTGGAACTGCTCATAAAGGTGATGCGGCTCAAGTATTTTTATTAAAGCCAGAAAGTATTTTATTATTAGATACGATTAAGAATAAAGATTATAAAAAATTAAAAACTAAAACTGCAGATATTAATTCTATTGGTGATGTAATTAGAGAATTAGATAATAAATCAACTAAAGTTCGTAGCGTTTTATTAGCCTCAGATGGCGATATGCACGAACAAATTCAACAACATTTAGAAACAAAAGCTGATCAAAATAAATTATTTAATTATTTAGATGGAAGAAGCGAATCAGATATTAAATTATTATTATTAATATGGTTAAATGGAGTTGTCGATTTTAGAAAATTAAATACTCAATTATTAGATTATAAAAATACTATTTTAACTGGAACATCAGAAGCATTAGTTGATTATGGAAAACATATGATTAAATTTAAATGGAATGATGACGTATTAAAACATAATATAGAACTATTTAAATCAAAATAATAAAAAGGGCGTTTTAAACGCCCTTTCTTCTAATATAAAATTAATTATTCGTTTATTACGATATCTTTATGAATCGATTCGATATAATTATTCCAAAACTCTCTATCAACTTCATCCGGTAATGTCGAGGCATCAGATAATGCTAATGCTTCTTTTGTAATTTTATCGATTTCTGGTTCAACTTCAGATACGAAATCTAATTTACCCGATTTAACATCCATTAAAAATTTAGTTTCATCTAATGGATATTCAAAATAACCTTTGGTAAAAATATCTCTTGCTTGATAACCGGCTCGTAAACAATGAGAAACAGCTTTCCAATCAACTCCTAAGTTTTCTTTTGCTAATTTAGATCGTTCGCCATAATTAGCATAGATTTTTTTAAGAGTATCTAACATATAATGAATCTTTAAATTATCTTGAAATTTACTCCCAGCGAATTCATAATAGTTATTGCTTTTATATTCGACCCATTTGCCAAATTCATTATCCGGAAAGTTTAATGTACCAATTGGAACATCACTTGGAAATGTCTCTAAAAATGCAATAACCTTTTCGAGTTCGCTAATACGAGTACCTTTAATTCCATACTTGGCTGCTTGTTTGCGAACATAGCCAATATAAGACTTCATCGATTTAGTATAAAATTTATGACGATTAGCAACTAAAAAGTCCCAAATCGGACTAGATTGAATTAGTTTATCTGGACTACCATGCAACATATCTAATGCGACAGTTTCACCTTTACTAGCCAGATCGATAAAATAACTTAACGAATAAAAAGTCCTATCAATATCATCTTTTGTATTTTTACCATGACCAGTACTGGTACTCTTATCGACGTGAAAATTCGACTTTCCTAAGAGAATTTGGGTAGAGGTTGGTAATACTATACCTTTATAATCTTTATCGGAATTAGGCGTATCTAGCCCGTATAAATGGCTACCAAATAAAGTTTCAACTACAATATTCATATTAAATCTCGTTATTAAACTGAATCGCGGGAAAATTGTTCTTCTAATACATATTTTCTAAAATAATCGATATAATTAACTTCTTTATTTTTATAAAACGCAATCATTAAATGAAATAACGGATCATCTTTAAATTTTAAACAAAAATCTTTAACTTCTAATTCTTTATTTTCGCTTACATTTAACTCAACCGTTTGAGAAATTCGTTTTAATATTTCAAATACTTGACTTTCGATAACTTCGATTTTATCGTATAACTCATTATCTTCGATACTAACACAATACGCTTTAAAGTCATCAACTTTTTCATCGATAACCATTTCCGCAATACTTTGATATGTCGGAAATGTTACATTGCGATGCAATAATTCATACCAAACTGATTTCCATTTATATCGTTCGCCATTAATTGATTCAAATACATAGCCTTCAAATAACTGATCAACCGTTAACTTTTCTTTTAATTTAGATAACCAATCATTATTAGATAACTCAGTTGCGAAGGAATCAACTAATTTAGCTTCTGGATATTGAGTCGATAATAAAGCCTGCATTGTTTCATAAGTCCAATAAACACCGGAATTATTATGTCGAATAGCTAATAACGTCAAACTAGGTTGATTATATTTTAAAACGATACGATTTGATGGAGCGGTATATTCAAATATAGGAGTGCAATTTAATGATGTTAAAAAAATACATAACTCGTATTCAACCGTATTTTCACCAAATAATGCATTAACCGTTTGGCTAATATCATTATCAAATGATTTTTTAGTTTTATAAACTAAAGTATTAGTCTCAGGAAACCAAACTGGAGTAATCATAGACCCATCACGTTTATCTGCGATATTAATGATAGAACTCCAGTCGATATTTTCTTCTTTTGTATTAACTTTTTCATTTACATTAAAAAACTTATGAAATGGTCTAGCACCAACCGAACCATCAGGCAAGAAAGTAATACCTCGACATTCGCGTAACCACATTTCATAATCACCAGCGAATGTTTTACTATCTTGAAACATATAACTAATAACTTTACAGCCATTGGCATGAGTTACAACATTAATTTCTGGTTTATCTTTAATGTATGGTAATAGATCATCTATATGATTAATAGTTTTAAAAATACTCATAATGCACCTTTTAATGTAATTGATTGCTAAAAAATAATATTATACTACAATGGGGTGGTGATGTCTACTATTAAGTTAGATATTTAACGCGGCGATAATTTTTACGAACATTATCGACTAAATTCCATAAAATAATTCGTTTTGTTTCAAAAACAACAAATTGATTATCTAATCCATCTAATTTATACTCGATACAAATACAGCCGTCACCAGTCTTGTTAACTTCATGAACTATAGCATCCGGGTATCGATCAACCCATTGCTTAGCCCTACCTTTTAATTCATCGCTATATAAATCAGTTAAATTATCAATAAAACTAATGAGTTCATCTCGAGGTAATTGAATTTTATCCATTTTTATTATAAGTTCCTTCATGTAAAATATAATCGATGTTATCAAATCCATCACTAAACATCGGTAATGAAAATGATTTCATCATGCTTAAGTAAACATCGGCTCCAATAGTTTTTCCGGTTTTACTTCTATTATTATCCCGATCAATCAAATCTGCTTGACCAGTTAAAAAAACAATACATTCTTTTTTATAACTTTTATCATATCGATTAGTCCATCGACGTCTTGCTTTTTTACTTAAGTTAGTCATATCAATAACAATATGTTTACCACTTTTTTTAGAATCATTTATCATCATATTTAGATTGATGTCAATTTCTTCTTTAATTTTATGATCAACTAAATGTAACGCAAATACATCATTATAGGTAATACCCATTTTAGTTGCCATTGCTTCTAAAATCGAATCGCGAGAAATAATAAAGTAATCATCGTTTAATAAATTAACGTATGATGATTTACCACTACCAGGTAATCCACATAATAAAATTAAAGCTTTATCTTTTTCGTTATAATCTAAACTATCTTGATCAATAAATTTAGGTAAAATATTTTGAATAGCTGGAACAATAGAATCACCTAAATGAGTTCGAGCATCAGCTCCTTTAGCAAAGCGACCTAATGTATCACATCGAGTAATTCTACTAACTAAATCTAAAAATGTTTTCTGACCTTTAAATAATTTATAAACATCATCATTAATATCTATCGTATTTTCATCTTTAATAATTAATAAGTCAAATAATAAACTATGACCAGCAATTACTTTTAAGACTTGAATTTTATCATCAGTTGATAGATCAGTTTTATTTAAGATATCAATAGCTAAGAACATACTGATACCTTCATGATTAACGAATCGAGCTCTACGTTTTTCAGGAATTTCTATTCTAGCTAATGGTTTACCTAAGTCGTGTAATAATGCAGCCCATTGAATAATTTCATTTTCATTGTAAATTTCAGCTATTTTCGCAACCATTAATGTATGCGTACTAACTCTACCTTCTAAATGATATGGGTTCAGGTCATGGATACTAAAGTTATGATTAGCGTCATCCATTGCTTGCCATAGTTCAGGAAATTCAGTTTGTAACCATAAAACTTTTTCGTGCATATTCATTATACGACTCCTCAAATAAAGTCATATTATAATACTTTAATAGATATAAATCAACATATAATTAAAAATGTCCGCAATTGATCTGATGCGTTAAATATATTATACTATATAATATACTTTTTTAAAATGGAGTTTTGTATATGCGATATTCGTTTAGACATTCAGTGGATGCAGTTAAATGGGACGGATCCAATTTTATAGAAATACATAAATTAGCATCAAATTATAAATTACAAAATTTTTTAGAATATGATGCTGATAATGCATTGTTGATTGTGGATGGAGATCATGCTGAGCATGGAGCATACGTTGCAGTATGGCCGACAACTAAAGAAGTAACGCAAATAGTAGTATATGGTGAACAATCATTTGAATACCAATTTGGTAAATTACATTAATACCATTTATCAACTTTATTAGGTAATGGTTGAATTGTTTTTTCGCCACTATCTAATAAATCATTCATCAATTGTTTACCGATTGGATTCTGCACCGGACTATTAAAAAAATTATCAATTCTAGATAAATGATCGTCCAGTGCACTATCTGATTTTAATAAAATAAATTGATGTTTTTTAATTCTCATATACTTACCAATTTCATAAAGGCGGTAATCCTCATGATGATGCATTTTGCGGATATGGTCATCACTTACATATCGATCTCGGGTTTTAGCTCTTTCTAATGATTGTTCTAAATCTATTTTTTTATAGATCATCATTAAGTCATAACCGTGTTCTCTCATTACTGACATGCGTTCGACTAATTGAGCGACATCTGATGCTGTAGTATCTACGATAATTGGTAACATACCAGCTAAATATAATTTTAATTGAGCGGTGGTTAAATGCTTTGCTCTTCTTCTAATACCTTTAGCTTCCGGTTGATCTATTTGTTCTTTAGTTGATATTGGTATATCATGTTTTTTACTAAGATATTCATAAAATTGATCGTAGTTAAGAACTTTAGGCATTACGCCGGTAACTCGTCTAATTTGATTAACGATCGTACTTTTACCGCTAGCTGGAATCCCACCTAGAAATAAAGCTTTAAAAATACCTTTATCATTAATACCTTCATTTAATAATTCAACTAATCTCATGATTGCAGCTCGGTTTTAATTCGATTATAAGTTTTTTCGCTAATTAAGTAACAATCATTTGCGAACATTATTTCATGGCCGGAACGTATAGCAATTTGTATTTTATCAGTTCTATATGTATCAAACGCATCATCTATTATACGCTTAGTATCAGCATTATTCATATCATGATGATCAACTAATAATTCAAATAAATCAAACCATTCTTTCGACCAAGCAAATTTTAAATCTCCGATAGGAAAAACAACAACCGGAGTACCATAAACTTCAGTTGCGAGTTTATTACCACAGACAAAAATACCATTACGAAACGGAAATCCAAATTTCTCCATAAATTTATCATTTAAATATTGATGAATTTGTATAATCGTATCTGATGGTCGTCTATTATTAGTTCTTGGTGATATTTTAACGATTTCTTTAGTTAACTCTTGGTTAACGCCTCTATAAATCGGAGTTCCATTAAGATTTATAAACGCTTTAAGAAATGGCCCACAATCTCGTTTAATTAACGATGCTGGGTTTGAATCATCGGTTAATAATTCGACTAATCTCATGTTAACAATCCTTTTATAATATATTCATAATCAGATAATGAAACCAGATAACAATCATTTGCAAATATAACTTCATGATTCGATAGAATACATCGATCTAAATCAACTGATTTATAAGTATCGATTAAATTCTCAAATTCTTGAGCTAATTGTGGATTTTGATTTACTGTATCCTCGTCATCAAACTCATCTTTAGTATAAATTCGATCGATTACATAAACTAAATCATCAACTTGACCACTCCAGATGTAATTTAATTTACCAATAGGAAATAAAATATTAACCAAACCGTAATGAGCGGCGGTTCGTTGTTCACCCGATGCGAATATACCATTGCGGAACGGATATCCAAATTTCGTAATGAATCGTTTATTCATAAAGTTATGAATATCTATCGGCGTATCTTTAGGTTTCCGTTCTAATTTAGGACTAATTTTCGTTAATTCGCCTTTAGGTGGTCTACCACTATCACTACCTCTAAATAACGGATGACCTCGAGTTTGTTTTAAAACTTCAATATAAGGAGCACAATCTTGTTTAAGGATTGATCTAATATGCGAATAATCATCACTATTTAATATTTCATATAATCTCATGATAAAATATCATCCTTATATAACCCATAATCTTTAATCATAATACATTTATTAGCTAACATTACTTCATGGCCCATTCGAATTGCTTTATCTAAGTCATTATCAATATACTTACCGATAACTTCTTCTGCTGCTTGTTCAATAGCAACTTGATCATTTTCAATCGTATCAAAATGATAAGATCGATCTAAATATTTAAATAAATCAATGATTTCCGGGCTCCAGACATAATTTAATTTTCCAACTGGAAATACAGCGTAAACGGTTCCGTAATAATGAGCATCGTCGTAACTACCGCAAGCAAAAACACCATTGCGGAATGGATAGTTAAAGTGTTTAATAAACTGTTGATTTAATGCATTATGTAAAAATAAAGGAGTATCAGTTGGTGTTCTATTTGGTCTAGGAACGACAACGTTAAAACCTTGTATTTGTTTAAATGATTTATTATAACCTCGAAATAGCGGGACACCATCTATTTGTTTTAAAACTTCGATATAAGGAGCACAAAGTTGTTTAATTTTAGGTATATCAATATTCGGACCTACTATTTCGAGTAATTTCATTAGACCACCGGAGTAAGAAGAACTGAACCACAACCACCATCACCAGGAACTAAATCAGTTGATGCTAAACCTTTATTACTAGCTAATATATTAGTAAATGATCCACCTTCAACCGCAGATAATTTAACAAATGATTTACCTGAATTACCCCCGATTCCGCCAGGCATATCGCCACGACCAGCAACATTACGACCACTAGCGGCACCACCTTTACCATTTCCTGAATTAGTACCGGAAACTAAATCATAACCACCGCCACCGCCCCCACCGCCGGCACGATTAATATTAACAATACCCGATGGGTCGATCGCATAACTTCCAGCTGTCGTTAAATTAGTTGCATTACCGCCAACTCCATTATAATCACCACCGCCGCCACCGCCACCACCAGCAGCAACAACTAAAACTTCAGCTCCCGTTGTTTTTACTATAGCAGAAGCGCCACCCCCAGCTCCGGCATTACCAACGCCAGATGCGGCACTTTGACCGCCAGTCCCACCATACGCAAAACCAGTACTGAATTCACTAATATCAACCGCGACGCAGGCTGCACCACCACCAACATTTTTACCGACTACTTTTAATCTATGAGTTCCTTTCGTTAAATTAACTTGGGCTGATACATTTAAAGCTGCTTCATTAGCGATAAGTAAAAGTCCATCTATGTATAGATAACAATAATCATCACCGGCAAGTGTTGCTACATAATTACCAAGTCGGGGGGCCGTAAAATCCCATTCCCAAGTTCTAGTCGTTCCATTCGGCGGAGCTGATTTATTTACATCCCAAAAACTATAATTTTGTAAAAATAATCCGCGCTTTGTCATATACGTATATTTTACCATAGGTGGGCCCGAAACTAAAGTAGCCGCCAATAACGTCGTTAAATTGACTAATGATGGTAATTTACCGGCGGCACCATATAATGGTAATCTATCCCGTCCGTATTTATTAGTTATACCGGTCTCACCACCAGCTCCACCACAACCAACGTAAATACGTAATACATCACCCGAATTAATATCACCATTACCGACTAATAAGGTCGTATTGATTTTAGCACCATCTCCGCCGTTACCACCAATTTTACGATCGGCTCCACCACCACCGCCACCACCACCAATAATTTCAACATTTATTTTCGATATACCGGCAGGAACAGTATATTCATAATAATCTACATCTGTTGTCGGCGGTGCAGAATACTTAACTGGAAGTGGAGTAACCGGAACTCCAGCAACTACTGGATCTGCAGCTATTACCGCTACTGAATTACTTAAAATATGTTCGTAGGTATTCCCGCCATCATAAAAACTAACTTGGACACTAATCATATCACCAGCACTAAAAGTAACCGGATTTAAAATTAATGAATTCGATGTTTCTCCATTTATAATTGCACCACCAGAATACCATTGATATGAAAATGTTCCTAATCCGTCTTGATCTTGGATAGGAGTTGTATCTACAGTTACCGTTAAACCAATTTTCGGAGTTCCTTGAATAATTGGTGATCCAGTTGCCGGTCTATTTGCAGCAACTAATGGAATTTCTTTAAATTCTAAAACACCTAGCCCATTTCTTTTTGTACATAATGTTAATGTACTACCACCTTCATATATTAATTGACCAGGAACCGCTTTCGTTTTAGGATCGGTTTGGGTATAAAAATTAGTTAATAAATCAATTAAATTTTGTTGTAATGGCTGACCATAATTCGTAT